AGAAGAAGATTCGAGTTGTATGTGATACTGATAATCAGTTGAAGTTAACTGAAGGTAAAGTAACATTTGGACAACACGTTCGATTCGCTCAAGCCGGAGATACAGTTGCGACTATTGGAGGCTTAGAGCCTGGTGCAATTTATCAAGTAGATTCTGTAGTTGGCCCGAAGGGTAATGAGTTTACTTTGAAGTCTACGGATGGAGTAACAGCAATTAACTTTACTCAAGCTCAGTTTGCAACAGCGGAAGCGAATGGTGGCAATCCCGCAAATGTCTTCTTCGAGACAGTTGTTCCTTTCTTAATGCCCGATAAGGCTGTAACAACAGGTAACGTTACATACAATGGATATGATCCAGATATCTATCGTCCGGTTGGGCTTGGAGGCTCTGGTAACCCAATCCAAGAATCAGCGGATCCATTCCCAGAAGGAATGATGTTCCCTTATCAATACTCAAGTGATGGCTATATGCCCACAAGCACTGCGGATGCACAAGCGGTCGCTGAAAGTGGACTTCTCGTTGGGTTTATTAACACAGCATGGGCGATTACAAATCAGCAGGAGGCGCTTGAGCTACGAAAGCAAATTGATGCTGTTAACTTTATTCCCGAGTATATTAACTGGGTTAAAAATAACGTCAAGCCAGAATTCTGGGGCGTATATGAATATCGAGTTCCAAGAAGTCGATATAGTTTCGACAAACTTGACGGAAAGTCAAACTCATCGGCCAAGCATGGATATCGAGTATACAGTGACGTAGCAACTGGTGATACTGGTATCGTTCGACCCGGACAAGCATATGCACCGGGCGGACAGATTGCTACAGCCGATAGTTTGTATAGCTTTGACTTCACGAAAGTGACGATGCTTAAGATTGAATTCTCATGGTACGGTGCGGTAGGTGCATTGTTCTTAGCATACGTTCCCGTAGACAACGGAGAAGCACGTTGGGTTCGAGTCCATCACTTGAGAGCGTCGAATCAGTTGAAGATTGCTTCGCTTGGTAACGCTACACTTCCAATCACGTATAATGTATACGGCGGTGGTGATACGCTTGCACTCGGCGATGAAGAAGAGTCTTTGACACCAGCCGGAGCAAACTACGAAACAAACTCTCACAACATTGTAAAGTATGGTGCTTCTTACTATATCGATGGTGGAGATAGAGGAACAGTAAGACTTTACTCTCACAACAATGAAAGTCTCGTTCCAGCCGCAGGCAAGAACTGGGCATTGTCTAATGGTACAAGCACATACAATGCGGCTGATCCAGATGGTCCTGCTATTACACTTAATCTCAGCGGAACGTCAAACGATACTATTAACTCGACGTATTTCATGGGAGCATTGCTAAAGACAACCAATGCGGCTGATCAAAACATTCGAGTAATTTATGCAAATGGATTAGACTCAGGATCGACTGGTAAGCTTATTCTGTCTTCCGCTCCGCAGGACACAACTGTTAGCAACTTTACCTTGATCGCTGATCGTGCAACCAATGTTTACGGTCTTGAAACAAAGCGAGTTATTTTAAGTACGGAAGAAGGTAACGCTGTTCGTAACAGAGTTCAGGTTTATCCCACTAAGATGTCTACTTCAAACATCGGTAACAACCCTGTTCGTTTGAGAATGAGAAAGACTCCAATTTTCCAGACTGAAGTACAGCCCAATGGTACGCTGACAATTGCATCTTTGTATGATATCACTTCAGCTAATCTTCCGCTCGACGTTACTGAGTCTGGTGGCGCTGGAACATACATGGCAAACGGAGAAGAAATTTACGGCTGGTTCAGAGCGCTGATTGATTCGACTTCTTCTGTCACAGTATTCGGTCGGTTGTACAAAGAAGCGGATGAATATTATTTCGATGCTAAAACAACATTTAGCGGTGTAATTACATTAACGCTTGATGCATTCCTACCTGATAAGCGATTTGATGTCGGAGGTGTTGAGTACACCACAACGACTAAAGTCACTGAAGAGAAGGAAGGACTGAGTTCTATCTTGATTGCAACTGATCCCGTTGTTCCTATACCCGGTACTGGAATTAACGTAGCGACAGTTTATCTACAGCAAGGAACTGAGCAATTTGATTTGGCGTCATACTTCGATTATAACAAAGAATATTTGTCATTCCCACTTACTGATACTACGGAATCTTTGTATCTTGCTGTTGACTCTGATACAGCGGAAAACGATCTAGATGACAATATAAGTATAGGAATAACGTGGGAAGAGCAGTGATCTATGCCAAAGCAAATACAGATTGGTTATGACAAGGTACCAGCCCCTGTAACCAAACAGTTTCCTCAACTCGTCGATATCGAGGGTATTCCCCTTACTGATTCAGCGGGGAACCCTCTGCTTACAGAAGAGGATGCTATTCTTGGGTCTTTCGCTCGGGCTGAAGCCGCACTATCAACTGTCGCAAATAATACAGGAAAAGAGCAATCCATTCCTGTCGTTGAGCAGTTTCCATTAGAGTCTGAGGTTAGTAGCTCACTACTAGGCGTTCCTCGTGGTGAAGAACAATTGAGTCTTTTTTCTGATGTATCTACATATGGTCTAGATGAAGATAATTGGAACTACTACACATTCAGCTCACCAACAAAGTATCCTATTGAATGGTTCACTAAAGAGAACACTAAATTTGGTCGAAGACGATATCCTGATTTCTACGAGGGCACTGAAGAGCAAGCGCTTTATTTAGAATCTTTTCCTACACAGTACACATTTCCACGTGGTCCTATTGAAAGCAGAGAAGATGAGCCAGGCTCTCAGTTTAGAAACTATATGAACTTTATCGCTCTCGGTAAAGTTTTATATAAAAGATTCTCCGGATCGTCTGCGGGCGCTTTTGCTGAGTTATACTTCTTAGATGACGATATTCAAATTGTAGCAAATACCAATGGTGATGTTATCAATATTGATGCTGGTGAATTTCAGTATACTATAGGAGATAGAACAAGCGGATTTCTCCTAAATGCTCAAGATTATTTTGACGTAGACTACGGTCCAAATTTACAATCATCGTTTGATCAGATTGAAAAGTGGACAGAGCTTTTCATTGAAATTCAAGACGGAACTGCTCAATTGCCAGATGGATTCACTGGCGGATCTTCGGGAAACTTCGTAGATACAGAGGACTTTGATGCGATTCAAACATTCGCTGTTCAAAACTGTCGGCCTGGTGCGAGTTCTACAGCGGAATCGTTTGCAATTCTTGAAAGTAAAAACACATATCGATATCAACCCGGACGTATTTCTGGATTCACATTTGGTATTCGTTTGCAGGCTGATCCTCAGTCTTCAGCGAACTATATCGAATGGGGATGCTCTAACTCAACTGATGAATATATGTTTCAGTTGGTTGGTTCAAGATTAAACATTGTACGTCGAAGTGTTGTCCCATTTCCTCAAGAGTTACTTGAAGATAGATTTGGTAAAAATTTCGATGATCAGATTCTAAAGTATCCTGTAGGACTTGGAAATGAAAATCCATTATGGGAGACTGTGTTTGAGAGACGTGATTGGAATGGAGATAAGCTAGATGGTTCCGGCCCATCTGGTTATATTCTTTCGTTCGAAGACGTTACCATGTACAAAATTGAGTTTTCGTGGTATGGCGCTATTGGTGCAAAGTTTTATGCATATGTTCCCGTAGACAACGGAGAAGCACGTTGGGTTCTCATGCACACTCTCGTTATTGAGAATGGTATGGATGGTCCGATCATGCAGAATCCAGATATGAAGTTCAAGTATCTTCTGTACGCTACAGATACTTCTAGAATCTTTCAGCCTCTATATGTTTTCAAGTATGGATCTTCTTACTACATCGATGGCGGCGATGAAGGAACAATTAGGCTTTCGACATTTACGACTGATTCAAAAGAGTTCTTGAATCGGAAACCAATTATTGGTATACTACCTAAAGAGTCTATTTTAAATCAAGATGGATTTGAAATCGATAACTTTAAGAAAGGGTACCCAGATACAATTTCTGTCGCTTCCGATACAAATGTAAGAATCGATATTGAAGAAGTGGTAGGTGCTCCATCTGGGCAGCACTTTACATTTCAGCCAAGTTTAATTAATGCGGAGAGTCCATTTTCAAGAGAACTTCCATTTATTTTTGGTACAGAAGGAGCGGGTGGAAATCAAGCAGAGGATCAGCCTGCAATAGATTCCATTTCGCTGAGAGAAAGCGAGCTACCTTCTATTAGCAACGTCACCGGATTTACTTTTGATGCTAGTTATATAGAACATCCGACTGAAGATCTTTCTATTTTCCAGCCCGGTGATGAAATCCTTGTAAGTGGATCTACATCGCAAGATGGAAGATATCTTGTGCTTTCTTACGATCAACCAAATAATGAATTGTCAATTCGATACCTCCCCGATGCTCAACCAGACATTACAGTAAACGGATTCCCAGGTGGAGACGACAGTAATGCTGATTCTGCTGCAGTGTCAATCAAAACAACTGGAATTAAAGAAACCGAAGACGAAGCAAAACTAATCGGGAATGGTATATACAACGTATATTTGCAGTATGAAGCAAATGCAATTTTAAATGATCAATTACTCTCTTCAGCAATACTAAGAAGAAGACAGTATTTACTCGGTGTAGACACAATTAGCAAATTTGTTAAAACTGATGGCCAAACACTTGTTGAAGCTGGTGATCGATTTGATGCAAGAGTGAGTGCATATAATACAATAACTGCGTCTACTGTACCAATTTATGCCAATGAATTTATTGTTCACTTTATGGTTCCAAATCCGAGAGATCCAGAATACGCAAGCTATCACTATGCAGACTTCGGATTTACCTTTACATCTTCCGTTCCTCAAACTGCTTTCTGTGACAATGGAGAGCAGAGATTAGCGTTTGTAGATCCACTAGATCCAGGTTTAGTACCAAAAGAAATTGATCTTAAATTAAATCCATTTGTCGAATACCATCATTACGATTCTCAATTTGACTTTATTAACAAAGCGGAGTATCGAGAATGGGATCCTGCGTTTGGTGAGCGGTTTATGATCGATTCTCGTCAACCAGCCCCCGATGGCGGCAATGACGGATATATCGCAGCGTTCAAAGGATCTGTAACGTTTAGCGACTATGATATTCAAAGTGATTTAGCTCAAGCACAATCAGAGCTACAATCAACCGGACTCTATCGACTTTACTTTTCAAGTATATCAAGTTTTCCGCCGAATTCATTGCTTGATGAAGATCCGACATCTCTTACGTCAGAAGTCGGAATTAACACCGAAGGCACTGGCTGGTTCTACGTTGGTCAATCGGAGCTTGACGGAACAGATCGATTTATTAGAATTAGGCAAGTAGATACTGGACCCGGCATTACTATTCAGAACATTTTAGATGCAGGAAGCGTTCAAACTAAGCAGTTAATACTAGAAGATCAGTGGGAGCTATCGTCTTTCCCATCAGGTGTGGAAGTTGATCCAGCTAATCCTCCCGAGAGAAGATTTACTCAGCAAGAATTTACTGTAGGAAAGGCTTTGCGATTTAATAGTCAGCCTTTCTATCTTGTCATGGCGCTCCGAGACTATGCTGCAGTAAACAATATTTCAGTGGAAGAGATTACGCCTGAAGCTAGATTTACTCATACACCACAGTTTATTACAGGAACAACTGAATCTCAGTCATTAACATATGATCGATTTGGCAACTCTAGTGAAAACAATCCCCCATCAAACTTCAAAGATATTGAAAGGCTGTCTGGGTTAAGATACGATTCGCAGACTGAAAATCCACTTCGACCCGGTAATGTGATATACTCGTTTTACGTTGAAGAGAATAAACCGGAAACATTTAGACTTGACAATATTTTTAACTACGATAGAAAGTCTTTGTCAAGAGGTCAGCTAAATAATAAAGCAATCTTCTTTACCGCTACGTCTACAGATGGCGTTACGTCAGGTAATATAGAAATGAGCTTGACTTCGAAGGAACAATAATGGCTACAATTTTTCGTGGACTAAATGTTAATCGATTCCTCAATGATGTCGATGATAAAGACGAGGCTTTACAAAATTTGGGAATCAATATCCAAGATCTCGATGCTATTCGAGGGATTAGCGATGTTGTAAGTGGCGTGGAGCTTCGTCTTCTAGCGGGTCTACAGGACGATCAGCGTAAAGAATTTGTGTCTCTCGCCGAATCAGCAAAAGAGGTGGGTGGACGATTAGAGTCTCTGCAAGATTTCAGAAACCCGTTCGACTTTAACTTGACAATCGACAACAAGTTGTCTGGGTCTGCGATTAAGTATAACTATCTTGATCTTTCCGATATTTTAAATCCCGTACAAAAGTCTGCTGACATTTCCACATCGAGAATTTCTTCTTGGTCATCAACTGAGCCCGGTAAGATATTCTACGGTGGCGAGCTACTAGTTACTGGAGACAAGATAGAACTAGGTAGCTTTAGGCTTACACAAGCGCCCATTCAAAAAACTTTCAGAGCGGAAGTTGCTACACATGAAATTGCTTTGAAGTTTACAGCGGCCGGAGGGGGCACTGTACAAAGAACTGCATATGCCATGAAGGGAATTCCACTTCAATTTGATGCGTTTTTTAAAGATGCTGATTTCCGTAGCGCTGTGAATAGCGGAGGTCTTACTGATGGATTGGGAACGATTCCCGCCACTTGGAGAATTGTCAACGAAGATAACGGATTTAGCTACGACTCTGGTGATGGTACGATCAAAGCCCCAATCGGAACAGGAACTGTAGCGTCACCAGGCGTATATACATTTCGAGATCCGGGCGCAAAAGCAAGAAAGATTGAGTTCTTTTATCCGCCGGATAGAATTTTACGTCTTGACATTACAGGTGTAAATTTGAGCGACTGGCCTAGTGTAAGTATCAGTAACTTAGAATACTTAGATATCAGACTAAACGATTTTTTTGAGATGCCTAAGTTCGGTCAGGGTACAGGCGCTTACGGATCTATTACAACTAACGTTGCTCTTGCGCCAAATCTTCAAACGCTTATACTCACAGGCAATAATATGAGTAGAGCGCTAGATTCTAACGGCGATCAAGTTACAGCAAATGTGCAACTACAATATCTTCCTACTACTCTTACGTCATTAACGATGAATGGTACGTTTTCAGATAGTGAAGTAATTGATCTCCGTTATCTGACCAATTTAACAACGATATCAATGGATACTTTTTATACTCGTGATGCCGCTCGTGCGATGACTGGCTCGACGGATACCGATCTCGCTAACGCTGCGGAGCCTAAAAACGGCACTTCGCCAAGAGTTCACCCAGGAATCGTAAGCTATAATGTTACAAGACAGCCTTATTCTAGACTTGCAGACGGAGTATGCGATTCTACTACATTGAGTAGACTTGATATTACTTTATGCGATATTGTAAGAAGAGAAACTGCGAGAGACAACAACAACGCAGACGTTCCTAATGCGTCAGCTTCGCCTATACAAAAAGCGTTGACAATTGCATCTCCAACTATTGATTATTTCTACTCATATAGTAATAGTCATAACATTGTTAACTTCAATAGCAATACCTCTATTTTTTATTATTGGCACAGATACTCCAGAGGTTTGCCCACTTTTAGTGATTCGGAATCAGTAGCTACTGTTGGGCTGGGTCAGCAACCAGCGGGAGAAGCACAAGGCGCTGGACGCACATTGAATACTAAAATTCAAGGTTGCACTAACTTATACTATATGAATTTCTATGCAACAGACTGCGAAGACGATATAGAAAATACATTCTCTAATCTACCTAGACTTTATCGATTTGATACTAGATGGTCTAGAATGTATGGTAGATTTAGCTCCGACTCTTTCGTGGGTACTCCTAACATGGGAGTATTCTTAGTCTCAGGAAGTCTACACGGAAACCCAAGCTATCCGAATCCAGATCTTGCAAGAGATGATTTTTTCAGTGTAAATACTGGCGCACCTGATGCCGGAACTATTTTTGAAAAAACACCCAACTTCGGATATCTTTACTGCTATAATAACATTAACATTGGTGGCGATCTTCCAGACTTAAGCACTAACACTAATCTGAGAGTTATCTATATTCGTAACACATCGTTTGGTACTAGGTTGAATGATGTTCCTAGTGCACCGCTGCCTTCTTTTGCCGCAAACTTTAGACTGTACTATCTAAGAGCGGATTACAACAAGTTTACTGGGGCGTGTCCAGCCTTTGATTCGAACGGATTATACTATCTATTCTTGGCTGGAAATAGATTCACATCACTTCCAGCATTTAGTGGAACTAATATTCGATATGTTTACTTACAGCAAAACGATATTGGTGGGAACGGATCGAAAACTGGTGTTACTACAGGCGCTATTATTCCTACATACGATCAGTGTCCTAGACTATTACGTCTTTATCTAAACCAAAATGAATTTACTGGATATACTGCCGGAGCAATTGCATCTAACTTGATTATCCAAACAATCGACTTCAGTAACAATAACTTGACTGCATCTGACGGTGTAAACATTATCAATGATCTTGCGGCTAATTATAATGCGAACCCGAGAGGGGGAGTTTCAGTTAATCTGATTAACCAAAATGGTCTGACGGAATCAGCGATTCTTGGTGATCAGTCTGCTGGACCCAATCTAAGTTTCTTAAGATCAGTCGGCTGGTCTATTCAGTTATCACCGTAAGCGGAATACGAAAATGGCTCAAGGATTTGTAATACAAAATAACTTCTTTGAAAGTGACACGGGCGCTTCGGACAGAGGCATCCTTGATAACTTAGGAGGAAGCGGTATCACGAATGATATCCTTTTGTTCGATGGAAATCTTCGTGCTGTTAGTTCAATCAAAGCAGTAGAGAGTCCTACGATTGCAGTAACTGATTTTGTTTTTACCGCACCCAATACAATCGTATCAAATACAGCAAACTTCCTCGTACTCAATGATGGCGACACAATAGTCATATCTGAAACAGTAGACGGTCTGAATGATGGGACGTTTACTGTCAGTGGACAGCCGCAACAAACTACTTTGACTGTTGCGGGAACTTCTGGTGGTGACGCTCAAGATATTGTAACGTCTTCTGGAGAAGGAACAATCGTTGGGCCTAATGCACCCAACTATGAAGTCGTAGATGGTGAGATTGTAATCATAGGAGAAGGTATTGTTCCATACGCTGAAGGAACTTTGGTGTCCTATGCGAATGAGGGTGAGGCAGATGAATTTACTTACAAATATCGAGCAACTGACTCTGATACGCTTACTCGATTTTCTCTGATCGATACAACAACAGATCTTCCCTTTGTTCCGACTGCGCCGTTTAAAAACATTAATCGATCAGACTCTATTACGCAAAGCGATCTGTTTAACTTAAACACGCCCCGACCGGATACTGGAGTAGCATTTCTCGAAGGTAATAGTCAAGACGATGAAGAAGGCGCACCGGGCGCTGACGGTGAAAATGAAGCAACTGGGTCTACATCGCTGTTTGATCAGTTTAGTCTAGGGGAGCAGATTGCCTATATTCAAGAAAGAATTTCTCTGTTTGCATATAAGAGAGGTCGAGTTCCTATTACAAATAAGGATACTCTTTTAAACGCAAACGTCACTTTTGATGGTAGTATCTCTCTCGCAAACTTTAGTGGAATAAACTTAGAAATATCGAACCCAAGTCCACCTCCAGCCAACATAGTGAATCCCGCAGCACCTGGTTTGTTCATTCGAGGAATTGATGGCACTGCAATTAAAGCGTTTACAGATTTGTCAAATCCTTGGGGAGCGGATAACCCAAGTCCGACACCTGGTCCTAATGTTGCTACTGATAGGCTCTTTACGGAACAAGATGCTGATGGTATTAATATTGTTGACGTTCAGATTAACAAGCTTAGCTTTAAACCTACTACGGGAAATCAGCCAGAGTTTATTTTCAACAGTGGAGTTGGCGTAGTGTCTGTGTCTACAATTAATATCAACGATTACACGCACAAGCTCCCCGCTACGATTAACGGGGAACTTTACTACTTGCTATTACAATCTGCTTAATTACTGTATTAGTAGATTAAAAGTTGCGCCTTCATATTCGATAGGAACAACATTATTCGCTGTTGTTGTTCCTCCCAGAAGTGTTACAGTTGAACCAGATGGATCATCAATTTCTAATTCACTAAATGCTAGTTTACACGCAACGTTTGCGGGGGTGTCTGTACTATTTGTTCCCACTTTTAAATTTGGATTAGATGCTGTGGTGCTGAGTCCAGTATTTGTTCCAGCGAAAGGAGGTGCTGTGTTTAGTGGAATAACACAAAACTCTTTTGATTGTCCGCCTGGGTTGAATGATTGACTAATAAATACGATAGTCACGTTCGTTGGAATATCTTCCGAAGTGGGCGAGCTTAACGTAATATCAGTACCATTGACAACAGTAAGTGTAACATTACTTGCTGCTGGAATTGCATCTCCAAATTGAACGTAATCACCATTGGTTAAGCCAGCAGTATCTGTCAATGTTAAAGTTGACGATCCCGAAGGTAAGAATGTAGCTGGCGAGGCTACAACCAACTCTTTTCCTAATACACCTTCGCATGGAATGATAGCAGTTTGATCTTTTAATCCCGCATTGGAGTAAACTGCAACCACGTATGTTGATGTTCCGAAAGAAGACACACCTGGTAGATTTGTGTCTACGGGAGTTGTCATCGTAACAGCACCTGCGACATCACTCGGATCTGGCGTAGCATTAGGTCCAAGTGGAGATCCCGCAACAATACTTCCTGCTGATGCCGTCTGAGCATATCCGATAACAAGCATGTTTCTTTCAATCGGAGTATAAGTTCCAGTAATATCTCCAGAAACGCTAATCGAAGGAGTCGGGCCTCCAGTAATTTGAGTGACACTACCCGTTGATCCATTGTAATTGTATAGACCAATCAATCCTGCATTGTCGAAAAACACAACATCATAGACCCCATCTAACGCAAACGGGCCGAACGTAGGATTTGTATCGTCTGTATCGACGTAAACGATGTCAAGCCCAGTAATCGGATCTTCTTGCACACTGAACACCTGGTAAACATAACTAGATCCTTGACCAAGATCAATTAGCATCCAAGTGCCTTCTTTAATATCGCTGTTGATAGCGGTCGCACATTCAAGTCGCCCAAATCCTCTGTGCGTGACTGAAACTCCACCCAGTGTTTTTTCCGCCGCTGTTTGGGGTGGAGTGTAGTCTAGTAGTAAAACTCCGTTTACATCGAGTTGCTCAGACATGTCTTGATTGATGGGCCGGGCTCTTACGTCTTCGAATACTTTGTAGCTGTACTGACTAAAAGTTTGATTACCCGCAGGTATAGAGTATACGTCAGTAAAGGGAAATCTATCATCGTTTCCTTGATCTTCAAGTAAAACCTTTGAGCGATACACTTTGTTGTCGGTTGCCGGAGTCTCGCCGGGTCGAATTGACAATTCAGATGGACGTGGGAACCAGTAAGTCAATCTTATCTTGGTTCTTTGTCCAAGCCTCGGACGAGTGATATAAATTATTCCTGTCCTAACTTCTTGAATACCAACTTCGAAGTAATGATAAAGAATTGTCTGTCCTCCACCCCCTCCAACAAAATCAAGATCCCCTTCGACGGTGATTGTTTGAGCGACTTCATCAATTGCAGTTACAGTATATTCTGTGTTTGGATCATATGTACCGCCTGGGTTTGTGGTGATAACATCTCCGCTAGCTACGTATCGAATATCATCTCCGTAGTTTAAGACAGTAGATGATCCATCATAAGCAGTTTGGACAGTGACATTACCTATTGGTATTTCTCGTGTTTGATCGTAAATGTTCTTCTTTGTTATCCAGTTACCGTCATTCAAGGTATCTTCTTCTACTAAAAACATACCTGTTGTTTCAAAAACGAAACTGAAGTCACTGGACATATATCCCGTCCATTGTATTAGACCATATGCATCCGGAAATGTTGGGTGCAACTTTCCATCAAAAGAAAAAATACCTCTATCCCAAAAGAATTCTGGCCCAATAATATCTCGTCTTAAAAATGGATGACCTGGCTCTACAGCGGGATCTGGTACATAAGTCGAGAATAGATTTCCTGTTCCGACTAAATCGTCTTTATCCGTTACAGCGACTGCTTGACTATTTCCAGTTGTTGTTGCAGATGCTGTTGGAGTTACCCGAGTAGAAGGAACAAAGTTTGCTAAAAATCCGTCACCTCCACCAATAAATGGTGGATCACCAAAGATTGTTTGGAAGTTACTAATGAAATCTTGGATTCTTAGAAGCGGTGTTACTGGAAGATTAGCACCATCTGAAAGTCGAGTAAATGTTACGACTCTACCATCTAGCTCTCGAAAGTCATCTGGACTAATCGCAGTGTTTCTCAGTCCGTCGATGATTAGCAAATCGTCTGGAATAAATCCATCTCCGGACACTGAGATATTATCTAGCAGATTCGTGAGAGCCGATATTGGATTCGAGAGATCAGCTAAATTTTTATCTGCTCTCAATCCAAACTTTTGATATTTTCTAGACATAGGAATCCATTTTGTTAAATGAAAGGTTTATTGTATTTATAAATATAATCATGATTACTTAGGAGATCCCAATGGCTATCAAAGCAAATCTTGTCGTTGATCAAGGCACAGATTTTTCAGCAACTATTGACGTTACAGATATCGACGGCGAAGTTTTTGATTTGTCGGGATATACAGTTGCCGCACAAATGCGTAAAAACTATGCGTCAACAACAGCGATCACATTCAGCGCCGCCCAAACCGGAGCAACGGGTCAGATCACGCTGGCATTAAACTCTGCACAGACAGTAGATATCGTTCCCGGTCGTTACCTATATGATGTAGAGATGACTTCTTTGGGTGGAGACATCACAAGAGTTGTAGAAGGAGTTGTGACAGTTACACCGGGTATCACTAGAATTTAAGGTAAGCTATAATGGGAAATATTAAAGCTACAGTAGCCCCAAGAAAGAATATTGTCGTAACAAACTACACCGCTGGAGCAAGCGGTGGTGGACTTGGACTTAATAATGGTGGATTTACAACTGAAAATATTCTTCCTAATCAAGTGCTCGATTCCTTTGATCTTAATACAGTTAGATTTGCTAAGTATGCGATTCAAGGAACATACAACAACGAAATTCATGTGCTGGAGTTGAATCTTACACATGACGGAACTGAAACTTTTATTAGTGTCTACGGTGAGATATTGAGTGATCCTGTACAACCATTGTTCACCTTTGACGCAGATATTGACACAAACTCAAATGAAGTAAGGCTTCTTGTTAGCCCGCTTTTTGTAGGAACTTCAATTAAATTTAGTCGAATAGAAGTTTTAGTATAAATAATTCATAAGGTCAACGGGGAGAGGGAACCTTGGCTACGTTTCAAGATTTTATTGTAAAAAATGGTCTTGTTGTCAATAATGGCGCAACGATCAGTCAGGCTGTTACTATCGGACAGGATGCGACAATCAACGGTATTACTGTTGGTGAAGGTCCAGTTGCGAACAATCTTGTATACGGCGTATCTCCTCTAGCAAATAATGTCTCTGGACAAAATAACATTGCTATTGGAAATAACGCTGGGCAAGCGGTCACTGGATCAAACAACGTCATTATTGGTAATTTCAACGGAAACTCTAATGGGCTTGACATTTCATCGTCAAGTGGGAATGTTGTTTTAGCGGATGGATTAGGTGTTCCAAGACTCCTCGTAGACTCTCAAGGTCGTGTCGGGATTAATAATCTCAGCCCAACTGTTGAACTCGAAGTTGGTGGAGACGTAAAAGCAACAAACATTGAAGCATCTACGCTAAACTTAACAGGAGATATCACTGTTGGTGGAACAATCAACGCTGATGACTTCTTATTTACTGGGCCTTTCTTCACTCTGAATGAAGATCTTTCTAATCAAGTTGTTCCCTTCGAAGACGCTGGCTTGATTGTAAATCGTGGTGCTGAGCCTGATGTCTCGTTCTTTTGGGATGAAGACAATGATTACTGGACTACAGGGACTGATCCCAACACTGCTCAATTAGCTGAACTTGAAGCATATATTGACGGTGGAATCTATTAATACATTTTTTAGCGCCTAAAGCAATTATACAGGTAAAGAGACATTATGTCAATAATAAGACACAAAAGAAGCGACATTGCTGGAAGGGTTCCAACAACAACACAGATTGATACTGGTGAAATTGCTATCAACACTCATGATGGCAAGATGTACTTTACTCGTGATAAAGATGGAACTATTAGCGTCAGAGAAGTAGGCTTAGCGGAGAGAACTGATAATGTCTTATACGTCTCGAAAACTGGAAGCGATACGGATAACAATGGAACGACTCTTGCAGAAGCTTTCGCAACAATTAACCAAGCACTCTCAGTTGCCCAACCAGGCACAACTATTTTTCTAAAGAGCGGAGATCATGTTCTAGACAATAGCGCAGGTGGTGTAAACATCCCAGAAAGAGTTGCGATTGTCGGAGACAATCTTCGCACAACAAATATTCGTCCTTCAGTGTCAACGAACGATCTCTTTTATGTAAATAACGGATCTCACTTCACCGGTGTAACGTTTAGAGACTATGTGTCTCCTTCAGCGGCTGTATCGTTTAATCCAGACGGATCAGCAGGCGAGATTCGAACATCTCCTTATGTTCAAAACTGTAGTTCAATTACAACTACCGGAACAGGAATGAGAATCGACGGCAATCACTGTTCCGGTCTTCGTTCAATGGTTGCTGATGCATACACTAATATCAACTTTGGCGGAATTGGCGTTCATCTTCTGAATCGTGGATATGCTCAGCTTGTATCTCAGTTTACGATTTCGTGCGAAGATGGGATTCTAGCGGAAAACGGTGGATTCTGCTCTCTAACAAACTCAAACTGCTCATTCGGTACTTACGGGTTGAGAGCAACAGGTACGAGTGGTGTCATATATACAGCCACTTCGTCTGGACTGGCTAGAGCAACAACGAGTGTGATTGAGTTAAAAGATGTTACAGAGCGACCCAAATACGGAGATGCTATTAAGTTTGCGGGGATTGACAAGTATCACACAGTAGAAAACACATCGGGTCTTTTTGTTACAGAAGAAATTGAAAACATTGTATATCCTGCGGCACCAGGTTCTACTGTAAATGAATTAAATGCGTCTCAGCAACTTCAAAACAATAGAACATTTGCGTCAGAAAAGACTGTCAGATACATTGAAGAAAACTATCCGGAAATCGAGTATAACATCGGTAAGTGTAAGAGAGATATTCATTACATCGTTGATGCACTTACTCATGATATTTTGTATGGCGGTAATACAGCAACCCTTTCTGTTGCTCAGGCATACTTTGTTGGAGCGGTTAGTCAGTTACCCGCAGATCAAGTTACTGCAACAATTAACTCATATGAATATTTGAAAACTTTGCTTGGACAAATCGTTCAAGAACTAGCAATGGGTCAGAACACAGATGCTGCAGCCGCTAGTCAGACAGAGACTAATCGTGTTGAAGCCTTAGTTGATATTATTATCGATGTAATTACAGCAGGCAATCTTGACAATCTTCCTGCCGTTGTCGATCCAGACTTTACTGGTGTAGATTTGACAGATTATAACACAATCTTAGCGGCAAAAGCAACACTTCAAGCGGACGTGATTACATATATTAACACAACATATCCAGCACTTGATTACGATGAAGCAAAGTGTAGTCGAGACGTTGGTTTGATTGTTGATGCGGTAATACGAGATCTTGCGCTTGGTACAGATTATAACTCTACGCTTGCTGGTGCATCGTATCAGAGAGCAAACGCATCGGTTGTAGTAAATGAGCAAGAAGCTGAAACTGTTGACGCTATTAACTATCTTCGAGATCAAATCAATGCATTAGCGATTGATCCCGCAACACAATCTATTGTGACAACGAGCATTTCGACAATTACAACAATTATAGTAGATGGTGATACAGCAACACTCACGCTTCTTGAGTCTTTGGATCAGGATATTGTTGATTCGACTACAATGGAGTTTTTCCAAAGAAGTCTGATTGTTGCTAGCTCGATTACATTTGAATATATAGGAACAGGCACTGAAGTATTCTATAATACTCCGAGAACAGGTGCGATTCCAATTCAAGCGAACGAAATTGTATTTGACGATAACAATGCTGGACAAGTGTACTTTACAAGTACGGATCACAAAGGTGATTTCAGAATTGGATCAGAACTTTTAATTAACAGGGACGCAGGTATTATTGAGGGTGTGACCTTCGATAGATCACTTTTTGCTGTGTTGACGCCCTACATATTAGCGATAGAAGGATAAGAAAATGGCCACGCCACTTAATGTATTCAGAACAGTCACGGCTGAGTTGACAACGAGCAACGATGTATTGTATACTGCTCCAGTAGGATTCACTGGTATTATCCTAATGGCGCAGATAACTAACATTACTGCGAATCCGGTCAGCACGACTTTTTCTCATTTCAAAACAACAGGCGCTATCGAAACAGAGCTTGTGAAAGATTTTGATGTTGCACCTAACGATGCTGTAAATGCGATTACCGGAAAACTTATTTTAGAAGACGGAGACTCAGTAAAGGGTAGTGCATCAGTCAATAGCACTTTGAAGATTACTCTTAGTGTACTGGAGTCTCTAAATGCGTAGTATAGGTCTGCTCAGTAATCGAGCAAAGAAAAATGTTGGAAGCGATTTAGCACCCGAACGATATGAATACCTTAGTCTTGAAAATGCGGAGCCTGACTTTGGGTTCCCTGCTGCTGACGATTCTCTCATTGGCTCCAACGCCGATGGCTCAAGACGTTTTTTCACGACCGATACGGGGTTATCGATTGATCCTTCCGGAGTTATCACTGGTGATGAAACCACTTTCGTAATTAATCCTCTTGCGTACAAGTACACAAACGCAACGACTCTCCGTGGTGTTCTAACGGATATTAATGCAAACTCCACACATACAAATGTAGGAAGCACTTTCGTATTTCGTGATGCTCTAGGTAGCTTCTCTGGTCAAACAGTCACTGCTGAAACTCTAGTCACGAATGGAGATCTTCGTGGCCCAGCGGTCTTTGATATCGATCCTGCTCCTTATATTGGAAACACTGATGGTGACGATCCTCTTGATGGTCTTGTACAGATTCATGGTAGTCTCGATGTACTAGGCGACTTTGTTACTGTTAACACACTGAATATTAATGTTAGTTCAATCACACTTGTAAACGATCTTACTGCTAATCAAATCATTTCAACAGTCGATAATGGAATTGATCCACCTTTAGTTGTAGCATCAGACATTAAGGTTATAAATCTAAACGCTGATCTATTAGACGGTCTTGATGAAAGCGATTTCTTACGAAGCAATGCAAGCGATAACTACACTAACGGTGCATTTACATTTGATAACGGAACAACGCTAACTGCGGCAGAGGGAGCTACAGTTAACTTTAATAATGCAATAGGAGTCGCCCCCTTTATTGTTGTATCAACAACTAAAGTCGATAATCTTAATGCTGACTTATTTGACGATTTAACAAGCACTGACTTCACGCTTGATCGTGTCACTGGATACGGAAATACAACAACTAATTCTATTACTGTGGCGTCCGTTACTGCGGAAGACCTTATTGGAACAAATGTAGTCGCTAGCACGATTACGCAATATGATACTATTGTAGGAACAGGAACTGCTACTAGTCAAATCTCAGCTTATGAATTAATTACCGGAACTGGAACTGGAAATAGCCAAATTAGTGGATATGAGCTTATCACCGGAACAGGTAATCTTCCTAGCACCATTTCTTCATTTGAAACTATTTCTGGAACAAATACCGCTACCAGTTTGATTGAAAACTATCATTTTATTACTGGAACAAGCGCTACAGGAAGTGCAATCACTGGATATCAGTTAGTTACTGGAACTGGGAATGCGGCAAGCGAAATTTCTGCATTTGAGACAATCACCGGAACAGGTACTATTACTAGTTCGATTAGTGGCTATCATGACATAACAGCTAATAATGATTTGTTTGCTCAGAATGTTGTAACTCCACAAATTACAGCGACGACGACATTAGGTGTAGGTGCTGGAGATGACATTACTGTTTCGACTACTGCTAATCTTACATTCAATGCTACTGCTGGTGGGATTTACACGAATTCTCCAATTGTTGATGTGTCGGCAACAGGATCAACATTTACTGCTGACGTTATTAATGCGAATAATACAACTGTAGCAAATCTTACTGCTGACAACATTGAGACGCTTGGCTATCTAAGAGGACCTGCTTCATTTACTATTGATCCTGCTGTTCATGGAGATGACACTGGCACTGTTGTTATTGCTGGATCGATTCAAGTTAACTCTAATACAAGTATATCCGGTAACTTGATTCTTGATGGTGATCTGACGGTATCAGGTACTACAACAACAGTAAGTGCTACGAATCTAACACTCTCTGATAACATGATCATGCTCAACGAGCCTGAAGAGCGATCTATTGCAAACGCAGTTGGAGATGGAGTAAACGTAGTTTACACTACAACCGAAGATCACAACTACTTCGTCGGTGAACTCGTAGAAGTTACTGGAGTTACTCCGCCAAGCTTTAATATTGCTAGTACGTCTATCACAGCGGTTACGAGCAATACGTTTACGATTGCAAGCACAGTTACTGACACGTATTCAAGCGGTGGTACTTCTAAAGCAAAGATCTCAGCAAATCCAGATTTAGGCATTACTGGTGAGTATGACGCTGGATCTGGTGTTGTTCATGCAGGTATCTTTAGAGATGCAACGGATGAGAGATTCAAGTTATTCCACGAGTATACGCCTGAGCCTGATGCTTCTGTCTTTATTGACACAGGAGATCCGTCCTTTGCTTTAGCGAATCTTCAGATAGATACTCTTTATAGTGACGATGTTGAACTTACTGGTCAGATTAGAGGTCCAGCAACATTCGTCATCGATCCTGCTACACACGGAGATAATAGCGGAACTGTTGAAGTCGCTGGTGATTTAACAGTTAATAGCAATCTCAGTGTACTTGGATCTGGCCCGCCCCTTATAGTTACTTCTAGTGATCTTGTTACAAATCTAAACGCTGACTTGCTTGATAGCTTAGATTCTACTGATTTCTTGAGAAGCAATGTAAGCAATAATTACACAAACGGTACGTTTACATACGACTCTGGTACAACGTTAACTGTGGCCGACGGTGCTACTGTTAACTTTAATAATGCTATTGGAACAGCACCATTTACAGTTGTCTCTACAACAAAAGTCACAAATCTAAATGCTGACTTGCTCGATGATCTTGATCAGTCTAACTTCTTACGAAGCAACGTAAATGACAACTATACGAATGGAACACTTACCTTCGATTCGGGTACAACGTTAACTGCGGCCGACGGTACTACAGTTAATTTTAATAACGCAATAGGAACTGCTCCATTTACTGTTGTATCGACAGATCTTGTCACAAATTTGAATGCGGATTTGTTTGATGGATTGCAATCGACTGAGTTTAATTTAGATAGGGTTACTGATAACGGCAACACTACGACAAATGCTATTACTGTTGGTAATATTACAGTAGATTCTAGCAGTGTTGGATTTGGCGACTCTGCAATAGATATTGTTTCTGCTGCCGACGGCTTCTCTACAATCTTTTTCTCTGACAACAATAGTCAAATTGGTAGACTGGCGTATAACCATACTGATAATAATATACAAATATCAGCAGGTGGTGCTAGCTTTGCTAACTCTTTGATTGTTGCAAATGGTCTAGTGACTGTTCCTAGTCTGAATATTATAGATACCACAACTTCCACTTCAAGCACAACGGGAGCGCTCACAGTAGCAGGTGGTGTTGGTATTGCTGAGAACTTGAATGTTAGGAATAATATCACTTCTAGAGATAGTTTCATATTCAGATCTGACCTGGATGTTGATGTTGTAGAGCAACTTGCTGAAGAATATACAGCAACGACAACAGGCGCTGAAATTATTGCATCGTTTGATGCGGCTAACTTCACAGCGGCTAAACTTGTCATTCGGGCAAAGGACGCTACGGGCGAAGTTCAGGCAAGTGAAGTGCTTCTTGTTCACGATGGAGTTACAGCACAAATCACCGAGTACGCTATCGTTCATACGACAGCAAATCCGATTGCTACTTACATCGCAAATATCAATGCTGGGACAGTTAGAATTCTTTCAACCGCAGTTGCCGCTAACACGGAGTACACCGTAGTAGAAACACTAATCGTATAATTACAATAACAATTAAAGCCTAAGGGGAGTGTGGAACCGTGGCGAATAATCAATTTAAAGTCAGAAATGGCTTGTTTTCTCAGAATGTTACGTTTACAGATAACATAGAGAATTCAACAAACGAAATTACAGTAGAGATGATTGCGAATGATGTCTTGGACATCAATGGTGACTCAGGCTCTATTATATCATTTGATGATGCAAATCGTCGGGTTGGTATTGCTACAACCGCTCCTGCTACAGCGCTAGAAGTCGTGGGCACAATCACGTCAGATGGACTTGAAGTTGTTGGTGTTGTAAACTTCTATGACACTACTGGTACGCTTGCTGATTTTACGTGGACTCCTAGTACATCAACACTTGAAGTTAAAAATATTACTGTTGATGGGGATCTAACAGTAACAGGTAATACAACCACTGTTAGCACAACAAACTTAGATATTACTGACGCCGTATTAACACTGAACAAAAATCAGGTCACTCCTTTGAATGACGTTGGTCTACTTTTCCAAAGATATGAAACTGCGGATGCTACAAACTATAACGTTGGTTTTTCTTGGGATGAAAGTGCGGATTCTTTGATCATAGGTAAAACGGCAGAAGACGGATCTGACAACAACCTAACATATACAGATACTTGGCTCACGATAACAGATGCTGGACATCTTGGTGTAAATGGCGCTGCCCCAGGCTCAAGTGCATTTAGAGTTTCTGGTACATCTACTTTTGACGGTGTTGTAAATGTTTTGACATCTACCACACAAATCAATCATCAATTTGAAGTTTCGGAAGCAATAGCCACCTATCGAAGTGACGCCGCTACTTGGAGACTATATCAACCTACGACAAACGCCGCACAGATTACTGCTGTTGATGGAGGCGCAGTTAGTCTGAGTCATGACGGTACAGTCATGCTAGCGACAACAGCAGATGGTGTTACGATTAATCAAGACTTAACTGTCACGCTCGATGCTAGTGTTCTTGCTACAACGACATCTACATCTTCAGCTACGGGCGCACTCACAGTAGCGGGCGGTGTCGGAGTTGCGGAAAACGTATACGCTGGTGGAGACATCGAAGTTACTGGAGAAGTTCGAGCGCTTTCTCGATTGGAAGTTGGTACTTCATCCGCAACGAATCTTGCTAATTTCCATAATGGCACTGACGCAAATGTCATCTTGCGAGTTACAGGCGCAGACGAATCTTCGGAGTACATCGGTTTAGGTGTCAACGGATCAGATGCTGTTCTTACAGCGGGACATGCAACGGGAGCAACAGTAACAAATCTTCTGATTCGCACAGCAAACGCAAGTGGTGTAGAGACAAATGCAATCACAGTTGCTGGCTCAGATCAATCAGTCGATGTTCTATCAACTACTGGATCTACAAGCACCTCGACAGGAGCATTGACAGTTGCTGGCGGTGCGGGTGTTGCTGAAAACTTGTATGTCGGTGGGAATCTTGAAGTCGGAACAGACATTACTGTTACTGGAAATCTTACCGTCAATGGAGATACGATCACACTCAATACGTCAAATCTTGATGTCGAAGATTCCATAATCACTCTGAACAAAGGTCAAGCAACTGCGGCAAGTGACACAGGTATTCTTCTTCAGAGATATTCTACAGCAACTGCGGCAAACTATAATGTTGGAATGTTCTGGGACGAAAGTGTCGATAAACTTATCTTCGGATCGACAACAGAAGATGGTGGAGGTACTACGCCAAAGACAGTTGCTTTCGAAACAGAATGGTTAAGACTTAATAATAACGGAACAGCGGAAGTTACTGGATCGATAAATGTTGGTGGAAATATACAGTCTCTCGCTGACACTGATTCTATAACAATCTTGGGTGGTCTAGGAACTGGTTCTAACATTGAACTTTATGGTGGAACGCATCCAACGCAAGCAAACAACATGTTCTTTGATGCTGATTTGCATACGTTTAGAAATGCAGATTCGACAAGCGGCACAGTCGTCGATATCAATGGAGTAGTCACTCCAAACTCAATCGCTATTACAGATGGTGGAGCAGAAGCAACCCCAACACTGTATTGGACAGGCGATACTAATACTGGTATTTTCCATCCGGCCGCTGACACTGTTTCAATATCTACTGGTGGATTATCGCAACTGAAAGTGACTAGCGCCGCAGTAGTTTTTGGTAATCAGCAAAGAACTTACATTGCTGGAAACGATGATGTATTAGTTTTAAGTCCGAGCAACAATTATTGGGTAAGAGTCTGTCAAATTAAAGAAGGTATTCATGACATTCGTATTGCCGCAAGAGGAAACTCTTCGTATCACGGAGCTAGAATTACAGCGATTCTTAATTTTGAAAGTACGCCCACTGGAAACAATCACGACGGTGTACATATTTCTAGATTTGAACGTGATTCTGGTTTCTCAGAACTTACCGGAGAAGTCTTTGCTGAATATGTCGGTAGTGAAACAGCAAATATTTGGGTTAAGATTGAAATTGGTGCTGTAGGATCAGATCAGACTTATGTCTTTGATGTTAGTGGTTTAACAGCAGCCTCAACCACTGGATTCTTAAATGTAAGCGCAACGACAACAGATCCTGTACTCACAGCGATTCCTCTTTGTGACTTTATGATTGCTGGACTCGGTACAACACAAACTGGAGCGATTCGAAAGTTCAGCGGGCGCTTAAACATCGGCGAGAATTTAGATAATGCTCCTTCGGTGCAAGGTGGCTTATTGAAACTAGCTAATGGAGGAAGTCAGACAGTACCAGCCGCATACGGCGGCATAGAATTCGTTACAGCGACAGCGGGAAATGGATACGGACATAGGATTGTTTCGTTTGATAATTTGAATGGAGATATTCCTCTTGTTATTCAGCGCAGGCTGGACTCTGCAGCCTGGACAAATCAAGTTACGTTTGAGGGACAAAATAATAATGTAGACTTTGCTGGTGGACTTAGTATCGGGGGCGATGTCTCGATTAGTAGCACTACAGCATCTACATCAAGCACTACTGGCGCACTTACTGTCGCTGGCGGTCTTGGAATGAGTGGAGATATTGTCTTTGCGAATGTCAATAACCGAGGAATTTATTTCGGAAACGAGGTTACCGGAACTAGCTATGGATATGTAAGACAAATTGCTGATGGTCAGCTTGGACTGGGAAGTGACGATCTTGTAGATTTTGTTGAAACTGACACTGGTACAACAATGGTTTCTTGGAGTCTCAATAACGGTACATATGATTTCCAAGGCACGATTTCAGCAACGACAAAATCTTTCGATATTGAGCATCCAACAAAAGAAGGAATGCGTCTACGATACGGCTCACTCGAAGGGCCCGAAAACGGAGTTTATGTTAGGGGTAGACTCAAGGGAAGTCGTGTTATCGAACTACCTGACTATTGGACAGGGCTTGTCCATGAGGACACTATCACGGTCAACTTAACTGCATGTGGACGATACAATGAAATGTGGGTAGATCGAATAGAAGATAATAAAGTCTACATTGAATCAACATACGAACTCGATTGTTTCTACACCATCTTTGGGGAGAGAAAAGATACAGAAAGATTTGATGTAGAATACGAGGGCTAAGTCAAATGGCTTTGACAGATAAGAACATTTTAATTACGCCCAATATAGGGTCGTCTTCGGACGATCCCAAAATTGAGTTTACCTCTGCGACTAGTACAGAGCTAAATACGGCCACGCTGTCCGTTGATCATATCAGTGCGACCAAGTCTCAACTCACGTTAGCTGCCGCTGATTTTTTACTCAACGGAAACAATTTAAAGTTGACGGGAACTGGCACTAACGGGCGAGTCGATTTCAACAACACTCTCGCAAGCTTCGATTGGCTTTTCTATCAGAATGATGACGGAAAACTGATCGCTACTGTATCGGGTACAGGTGGAGCGGAATTACAACTTACTAGCGATGGTGCTGATCACACAAACGCACAATTGGACGTTGGTGGAAACAGAGTACTTACAACAGCAGACGAAGGAACTCTTGATGCGGGTACATTAGACTCCTTAAACTCAACACAGTTTGTCCGAAGCGATGCTGACGATACTATGACAGGTATCCTAACGCTTACTAATTCCTCTGACAGACAGCTAATTCTAAACGGAAATGGAACTACTTACGCTGGTATACAATTTACTGATGTTGATGCTACAGATTATCTCTGGTACAGAGGATTAACCGGAACGTTTGCCATTGGTGGGGGCGGATCAAGCATAGTCGGTAAAAAGCTTCATATTGACGGCGGTACAACGATTGGTGCCGCTTCAGATGGAACTACACCTCCGACTGATGGATTATATATTCAAGGCGGATTGACTATCGCAGGTCTTGGTGCTGATGCTCAGACAACCGCTTTAATGATCAATGGATCAGATCAAGTAAGCACAAGAGCGCTAGGCACAAACGCATTTAGCTCAGATGACTACGTAGACTTTTATGATACTTATCTCGCCGCAGATGCATCATATCTCACTGGCTATGAAAACGACACAAGAGAATTCGTCATCTCAGGTGACGTGAACACTACAGGTAGCACAAACTTTCCAAGTCAGTTTGGTGTAACTTGGGGATTCAGGCCGATTAGTGGAGCAAATGGTAGTAACTGGGGCAGACACTTTGATCTATTTAAAACTAGCACGTCTTCTGTTCCTCTTTACGTAAGAGGTAGAAATAATTCTACTGGAGCACCTGGTGCTTGGCAAAGAATCTTCATGGATGACTATCATCCAAACGCAGATCAGTGGACAACATCAAGAACTCTTACTATAGGAAATACTGGAAAAGCAGTCAACGGTGGAGCAAATGTATCTTGGAGTTTAGCTGAAATCGGAGCGCTTCCGTTGTCGGGGGGATCTCTCAGCGGAAACTTAGAGATAGCTACTGGCTCTCCCGTACTGGAAGTGAATGACACCAATGCTACTACCCAGACAAATCAAATAGGTTATGTCAGTTTTCAGCGACAAGGCACAGAAACAGCTTGGGTTGGCCTTGGAAGCATTGGTAATGACATATTGACTCTAAGAAACACGGAAGGCGAGGTTAGATTATCTCCGACTGGAGGCATTGCCACAGTCGATGGAAATGAGATTCTAACGACAGCAAATTATAATACAACTACCGACACCCGTTACTATACTCAAGCTCAAGTTGACGAATTCCTTGACGATAGTTATGTCGATAACGTTACAGCAACTAATTTAGCTGTTGGGTGGTACACAATTGCAACTGTCAGCTCTGGTAGAGCGGGCGCTCGATTTGCTATTTGGGATATCAATAGTAGTGACCATCAGATGGTTGTGTTTTACGCCGCTCATCATTATGGTACCGATGCGTCTAACACTTTAACGTGCTTAATGAATTCCTACTTTGCGGGAAATCCATTTAGATATATTCGCATTAAAGAACTTGGTACATATGATGGAGCCGCAGTTCAAATTTATATTGATGATGGTTCTAATCAAGTTAGAGCCGCTATTGTTGGAGATAACGTCCAAACTCCTAGTTGGGTATTAAAAGACTGGATACCAGATGCTACGGACCCGGGTAATGTCTCAACCGCAAGTAATTCGACAAACGGAACAACATCCGCATGGGCGTCCTTCACTGAAGCGTCTAGATTGGACTTAAATCAAATAGCACAGGGCGGCATTTCAACAACTGGTCCGATATACGCTGATGGTGATACTGTACAGTATAGAGTTATTCATGAAGGTGCAAATTCTGTAAGTCCAACACTAACTGGAGATAATACACTAACGTTTGGCCCGAATAGTAATCCAGCGGCAAACACTTTAAGAATAGGGGGTAATAATGCGGGGCCGGCCGCAGACAGAGCATCGATAGCAATTTCCAGCGGAAACTTACACGTAGATTGTGTTGAGGGTGGATATGGAATTTATTTAAACTGGTATGCTAACACTACAAACGGAACATATTTTGGAGATGGTGCGGGTTCTGAAAAAGCTAGATTTGATGGTAATGGACAACTTTTTTTAACAGGAAACCAAAATAATGGAACTGGACACCGTATTACTTTTCAAGATGATGGTAGCCCCGGTTTAAGCGGAGGAATTGGCTTTACCGGATCTCTGGGTAATGGAGGAGGATATAACGCTTCCTTGCAATCAGCAGGAGAACTCCAATATTCTGCAGCGGGACATTTCTTTGCTGATACTTCTGTGGTTAATACCGGAGTACCTAATGCTTGGCATAGAATGAATGGGGACTTTACATGGGGAACAAATAGTGGTTCTAATGTCTTAACCCAAATGACTTTTGATACAAGTGCTGGAGACCTTACCGTTGCTGGTGACATGTATACCAGTGGATATAAAGTAGTCACCTCTCCAAATGGTCCTACTGGAGATTTTAATACACAAACAGTTACAACTTATGTTGGAGCGCTTAACGCAAATGCAAATACTCCGTTTGGAAATGCTTGGTATAATTTAGTAAATGTTCGTCATCGAGGCGGAGAGAGTGACGGAAATCAATACGGTGGACAATTAGCATGGGGAATGACGGGTTTTGATGGTAGACTTGCATTTCGTAGACACAATGCAAATACTTGGGGAAATTGGTACGAAGTTTATCACACAGGTAATTCAGGAATCTTTTTAAGATCGGATACTGACGATACTGCCGCAGGACAGATCACATTCCCGACTGCGATTGCAAATCGACCCGTACTAGGACAAGGATTTATATCAAGAGGCGATCAAGGTGATGGTGATCACGATATTCATGGCTTGAGCGAAAGATATTATCCTAGCAATGCTACAGCGGCTGATGCTTGGGGACTACAATGGTATGGAACTGGAAATCAGTATCGATTCAAAGGGGCCGGAAGCAATAAAGTCATCATCGACTTAAATGCTGAAACTACAACAAACTCTGCTACGGGTGGAATACTTGTTAGTGATTCTTATCGTCGAATTAGCGCTGGTCGTGGATTTTTAAACGGCAATTATCCTGATATAGAAAATGCAGGAACGACAAATACTACAGGTCCTATCTATTGCATTGGTAATAGTTGGTATCCCGGCACCACAACTCTTGGTAATTTTTATGGAGTTGGATATACGTATTCAAGCGCAACATTTTTACCATATGACACCGCTAGATGGGGCATGTATGTAGCGGCAGATGGTGATGCAAGAATATGGTTGCAGGCAACAAATGGAAACATTTTTGCAACAGGAAATATCACTGCATACGCATCAGACGGTCGCTTAAAAACTAATGTCAAAAAGATTGAAAACGCACTTGATAAAGTTTGTAAAATTCGTGGTGTAGAATATGATTGGGTAGATAATATCGAAACAGAATATGAATTCTCACCGACTGCGATGCATGAGGTTGGTGTTATCGCTCAAGAAGTACAAGAAGTTCTTCCCGAGGTTGTGACTACTGCTCCATTCAATGGCATCTACTCTCAGAAAACTGGATGGTCTAAGATTCAGCGACAAATGGAAGAAGAGCTTGGCCGTGAAGTTACAAAAGAAGAAGCAAAGAATAAGTTTGAAGAATTACCTATTGAAGAACGAGAAGCAATGCAAGAAGATTATAACTTCTTGACTGTTGACTATGAGAGAATTACTCCGCTTCTTATCGAGGCTATAAAAGAGCAACAAGAGCTAATAAATAATATGCAACAACGTATTGATGCTCTCGAAAAAGATCGCAAGGAATCCTAATGGCCTGGGAAGATAAAAACATACTGATTACTCCCAATGTAGGATCAAATTCTAACGATCCTAAGATTGAATTTACGGGCGCTAACGCAACAGCAAACAGTGTTGTTACTCTCACAACTAGTTTTGATGGAACTAATACGTCTCTAGCAATAACGGGCGGTCAGCTTACAACTGACACTTATATGTCAGTTGATGGACTCATATTAGGTCGTGGTGGCCCGAGTACCACATCATCCACAAACACTGCATTTGGACTGAATGCAAATGCTGTTAGTACGTCTTCAAATAACACTGCGATAGGTCGTAATGCAAATACTGCGAACGTACAAGGATTTGAAAATACAGTTGTTGGTGCTCAGGCATTATCTACTGCGACTAATGTAGATCGAAACACAGCGATTGGATATCTTACGCTAAACGCTGTGACCACCGATGCTAATACAGCGCTTGGCTGGTCTGCATCAAGATATCAAACGACAGGCGCTCAAAACACCGCAATAGGATACTCTGCGCTCGAACTGAACGAGACGGGTAACTATAACGTCATGGTCGGCTATCGTGCAATGGATCAAAACGTTGATGGAGATGAAAACGTTGGTGTTGGACACAGTGCTTTCGGATTTTTAGCATCAGGAGACAAAAACACTGCGCTAGGTCACGGCACTGGATCTACACTTACATCAGGATCAAACAACTTATTATTGGGATGGAATGCTGAGCCTACTTCTGCGACATCATCAAATGAAATTGTAATTGGAAATACTCAACATACAAGTTTCGATATACCCGGCGTTGGATTCAGTATTTCTTCAACCGAAGATGTAACAGTGGGTGGTGCGCTTGTTACAGGCGGCGCAATTGGCGTAGGCACCTCAAATCCTAGTACACAGCTACAAGTTATTGATGATAGCACTAGAGTTCTTGGAGATGAACATCAACTAACACATTCCGCATTGGATTTATTTGTCAACTGGGAATCTGATACAGTAGGAAAGGGGCCTTTGCTGACATTCAGCGATAACTACTTTGACGGTAACGGTGCGCAAAGAACTACAAGAGCAGGCATTAAAGGCGTTACTGAAGCTACAGGTAATACTGCTGTAGGATCTTTAGTTTTTTACACTAACGATAGTCCTGCTGATAGTCTTTTTGAGAGAATGATTATCACCTCTACGGGAAAAGTTGGCATAGGTACTAACAATCCGGACGGGTTGTTGCATATATCTGGAGGCACTGGAAGCTCACTTCTTATTATTGAAGCAGACACGGATGATGTAGGCGAAGCTGATCACCCAGGCATTTGGTTTAAGCAAGATGGAGACATTACAGAATCAGCGATTCGCTTAGGAGATAATCAACTTCAAATTATAAGCAATGTCGGCACTGGCGGGGGGATTGAGTTTTACACAGGAACGACAAGTAACTCTGGAACTACAGATCCTGTTACTGGCGCAACAAAAAGACTTGAAATTTCTTCGGGGGGTGACATATTTCACTATTCAGGCGAAAGTGATGCTATTCTTAGGACGGGTAGAGATGCGGGACAGCACTTCGAACTTTATACTACAGATAATACCGGATATATTAGATATCGTCAAGACGAAGTTTCGCCAGGTACGAACGACCATACAGTGCGCTTCGAGATTCTATCATCTAGCGACGGTGCAAACGAATTTACGTTCAATCGCCCAGTTAGAGTTACAGGCACTGTTTTCGCAGATCAATTTGAAGATAACGGATTTCCGCTATCTCGTGAATCGCAGAAAACATATACTACTGCAACATTTGGAGTATCGGGTAGTTGGTATACATTATTTGAAGTTACTGAAAGCAATGCCCCCGTTTATGTTAGACTGAAAAACGCCGCTCACTCTACATCTACGTTTGTTGTAACTGTGGGATATGGACCATCAAACACCGCATATATTCACAATCTTGCAAGCACATGGACGCAAAACGGTGCCTGGCCAGGTGCAGCTGCAGCACGAGTAGTTCGAGACGATACTAGCGGACTCATGTATGTTCAGATTAAATTAACTTATAGTTCTATATCAGCATTTACTTTATACTGTAGTGCTTGGGGAGCTGCATCGAATCAACAGCCGCCTACATTTGAATCTGCTTTAGCACCCTATACTGCTTCCAACACACTTCTTGCTGAAGTACAATTGGACAACAGTGTTGCAACCTCGTCCGCAAGCACAAGTGGCAGCTATCGAGTTGGCGGAAAACTGGAAGTAAATAGTGGTCAGATATCTCAGTTTGGATCCTTCACAATACCGAACGGACAAGCATACTTATCAACAGATGATTATGGAACAAATCAGGGAGATAATCGCACACACTTCGGATATTATGACAGCACTGCTGGAACGTATCTAAACTATATTCGGGGTGATGCTACTCTTTTTAGTACGCAAGCTGTCACAGTTCAAGGTCTAATTGACGCTGGAGATGAAGATACTGTAACAGGATCTAGGATTCTTGCTGGACGATATAATTCAGACACTATCGCTACTTGGGGAGGACAAAGATCGTCCGGTGGTCCCGTTATGGGATATGGAGTCTGGCCTGCTACAACAGGTGGGGGAGGAGACTGGGTTAGTTCTAGCGGAGTAGCACTCGAAAGAAGTGCTTTTGTGCTTAATGGCGACATTTTCCAATGGTATCAGGGAACTGGTAATCCTGTAATTGCAGAATCTGATCCAGTAAGTATGAGTGTCAAAATGTCACTAAGTTCTACGGATCTTACGCTGACAGACGCTGGGATAACAGCGACCGGTGGATCACATACATTTGGTGGAAACGTCACAGGTGCAGTACTAAGACTTAAAGCAACAGATACGGCAGGTGCACCAGCGTCTACAACAATCTTTGAAATGACTGGATATGAAGGACGTGGAATAGGGACGAAATATCTTGATACTTTATTTCCTGGCGAAGAGTGGTTCTCTGGAATTATCTACAATAACAACTTCAATGGTTGGGCTGTTGGATATGATGAAGTTGGGGGCCAATCTGAATATATAGCAAACTCAAAGTTATTTGTTAGCGACACTGGATTTGTAAGTGTTCCAGAAGTATTAGCGATTGGTACAACGGGAACAGTTGTCAGTGATTCTTCTCAGCTTTATATTAAGAAAAGAGATGAAAATACAAATCTTCAGCGCTGGGGTGAAGGTGATGTAAACGATCAAAATAGCTATCGCTTCCGAGTCGATCAAGACTTTAAGTTTATTGCAAATAGTGGTAGTGGTGATAATGTTATTATTGACTCTTCCGATGGTGAAGTTACAGCAAGTAGATTAGTGCTAACAAGCACTGCTGATGCGGCTTTGGCCAGCACTACTCACGCTTTGCAGATTGGTCCAAGCAATAGCGCTAACATTATCATGGACTCTAATGAAATCATGGCTAGAACTAATGGCGCTAACGCATCGCTAAATTTCCAAGCAGACGGGGGTGATGTATACTTTAGAAATAATCAGACAGGTACAACTGGTCTGTACATGAGTGCAAGTCTGTTTTTGGATCAGAGCAGAAATGCATACCTTAATACAGTAGATTGTACGTCATTGAGAATCGGAGGAGTGGATGCTCCTCAGAGAACTCGACAAAATATTAATCTAGCGGGACTTAGCCAATCTAATTTTTATCCTGTTGTGATATCTCAGTCCACAGGTGGTGCTTACGACAACACATATGAATTTACTATGTCTCAAAGCTCTCAGTCTGGCAGTGATCCTTATAACAACAATATGGTTGTAGGATGGGCACGTCCACAGGGATATTCAGACATGCAGTTTGGATATCGTTTTGAATATAATGTGTATGATTCTACCGAGAAAACGATTCTCGGAATATACAGAACAACAGGAAACCAAAGATTTATAATCGTTTATTTGCGTGGTGGAGAAAACTATTTCTTCCATACAGAGTCAGTAGTCACAGCATATACTACTGGATTTAATCCTTCTCCAATTTCCGATCAATCTTCGGCAATGATCAAAAATTCTAGCGGAGCAGATATAGGTGGTCAGACTGGCACCTCAACCAGAATTTCATTACTTGCGGATTTATTTAATGATGGTGTTGGGTTGTATACTAATTTCAGTACACATCAACAAGACATAAATTTAGCTTCGGGTCATGTGTTAACTAGAGGCTCGCATGACTCTGGACATCTTGAAGGATCATATAATAATATTGGGGAAAACTCCGCACGTTCAAATCCAATTTATACAATTGGTAGCAATTATAATCCATCTTCAGACACACTAACTTTATCTAACATGTATGGGATCGGATATACGAATACAAATGCTTCATTCATAGGCTTTGCGGACGCTGATGGCTGGGGTCTATATGCAGCGGCTGATGGCAATGCAAGGATATTCCTCAATGCTACTACGGGTAGTGTATGTGCAACGGGAAATGTTTTAGCGTATGCGTCTGATGCAAGACTCAAAACAAATATCCAAAATATACTTAATCCAATTGATAAAGTCAAGAAGATTCGTGGTGTTGAATATGATTGGATAGATGATATCACTTCTGAGTACGACTTCCATCCTACAAAGCCTCATGAAGTGGGTGTTCTCGCACAAGAGATTCAAGAAGTCTTACCTGAGGCTGTATCGATTGCTCCGTTTAACGGAAACTATACGCAAAAGTCTGGAACTGATCACGAGTTTCTTACTGTTGACTATGAGCGAATTGTTCCTTTGCTAATCGAAGCAATCAAAGAGCAACAGCAGGTTATAGAAGATCAGCAAGAGACAATAAATAATATAAATGATAAACTCGATTTTTTAATGTCTGCGATTTACAAGTAAAGGACTCACATGGCCTGGGAAGATAAAAACATTTTAATTACGCCCAATGTGGGATCTACAAGTAATGTTCCTAAAATTGAGTTTACTGGAGCAACTAGTACTGAAGCGGACACGATTACACTCAATACTAATATTGTAGCTGGAGTTGCGAATCTAACGATCTCCGGTTCAAACGGTGATATCATTCGACTTGACAACAATGCTAATCGAGTGACAATTGATGAACTTAGAGTAGGTAACTTCAGCGGAACATTTCCTTCGACCTCTACAGGAACTGTGTTGAGAGGTGTAGTTGCTGAACATGCAATGGAAAATCAGGGATTTATCGATCCCGCTAGTTACAACGTCTTAGCAGGCGCTGATAAAAAATATACAGTTACGACTACAATCAATGGGCTAACTGTTTCTAATTCTGGCAGTCAATTCCTTGGTGATTCTAATCCTTCTCAATATACGCTTGCGACATCTACAACTCCACTTGTTATAGAAATCACTGATGTTAACGCTACAACATATTCCGCTATTGTAGGAATTACTTTTGGATCAGGATCATTTCGTGCTAGAGACGTAAAAATAGAAACGTTTCGAAACGGCGCATGGCAAACTGAGTGTGACATTACAAACGGAACTGAAAACACCATTGTACGTCCAGTTGCGGGAAACAATGCGAATGGTGTTACAGCGGTTCGATACACACTTAAAAATCCGAACAACGTCAGTGGCGCTGTAAGAATCAATAATCTTTTCTTAGTCGCATATAATACAAATCGACTAAACTATGGATATGATTGGAATAGGTTTGGCCCAACGACAGCATACAGCACTGTCAATATGACAGATACGACAGCATCAACAAGTACAACAACTGGATCAATGACTCTCGCTGGAGGACTTGGTGTCGCTGGAGCGATTCACTCTGGTAGTCTCACTGCATCATCCATCGACTCTCCAGATATTAATTCTAGCAGTACAATTTCTGTGGTAACTGTTTCGCCAGATACAACAAATTCGTTATTTGTAGGAAACGCCAATGATCAGTTTGCAGATCTTCTATTAACTGATGACGGAGGCTCAATTGTTGTCAGAAACAATCGTGGGGATTTTCAGTTATACGTTGATGGAGATGCAAATAGCACCTCAACAGCAAATTCGGCATTAGCTCTAACTATAAGTGGCACATCTTTAGCCGCAACTTTTGAGGGAACTGTTTCCACACAACTAGTTTCAAATGGCACATATGATTTCTTAGAGTTTGATGACGATACAACAAACTATATCGACGGATCAAATAAGACAGTACTTTCTAGTATCTCTGATATTGTTTTACACTCAAATGCAAATGCTGGAGGTGGGGGAAAATTCAAGTTTGCAACTGGAGAGATTGGTGCATTAACATATCCAATGATAATTCAGCCATCAGGTGCTATGTCGCTACTTGGTACAGCAACTGTTGAAGGACTTCAGGCGAACGGAATAAGCACCTTTAGTCCAGATAGCACTTATGTATTATTCGAAAAGCCAACTGGAGCAGGCTTTCAAACTGTTGCAGGATTCGGGTCGGGAAGTACGGGCACGCTTTTCTTAACTACTCAAAATGCTCATATTTCTTCCAATGTCTATTATAATAATGGTTGGACTAGTACAGCAACATATGGATCTGCAATTGATCTTGAGTATAGTAATGGAGGAATGCGTCTTTTTGGATTTACGGGACAATCTGCTAATACGGATGTATCTGGTGCGTTTACAAGCTTTATAACATGTGAAAATAATGGTGATGTTGCAATTGCTAGAAAACTATCCTCAAAAAATGCTACTGTTATTACTCTCGCTGATGGAGATGCTGGTCTAGCGATTGATCGAGCATCCGCTACAGGTCGATCTCAAATTGCATTTAGAGATGAAGGATCAATTAACCTTTGGAGATTTGGATTAACTGGGCCGGGCAGTACTTCGTTTGCTTTCTTCGATGGTGTCCAGAATGCCTTGGAGCTTTCTTATCAAACGAATGCTGCCACATTTTCTGGACGAGTAAATGCGGAAAGCTTAGAACTAGAATCTTCAGCAGCTCCTTATATTTACTTTGGAGAGCTTGATCAAGATCCGGATGTTTGGTGGAGACAAGTTCTCGATGCTGGAAACTTACGATTTGATATTTCTACAAGTGGATTAAATTCATTTACAACATATCAAGAAGTTCTTCGAATGAAGAGCAACGGGAACGTCGGCATTGGAGAAGTCGATCCTGCATTTAAACTTCATGTGCGCAATAATGGCGCTGGTGACGGTACTTTCACGGGTGGCGTTTTGATAGAAAATGATAATGCGACAGCAGGAGAACCTGCTCTTGCCATTAGAAATACAAGCCTCGGATCTGAGTATTGGTTTGTTGGATTAAATCAAGACGATGAATTATCCTTTAGCTACGGTGAAACATTTGTTGACGATAATAGTCGAATGAATCTATTACCAACAGGAAATGTGGGTATAGGCGAGAGAGTACCATTAGCTAAACTTCATGTGAAAGATGAAACTGATCTCAGCATGAACGTCAATGGTACTGGACAAGCTACAATACAAGGCAATGGATATAGATTAGGATTTGCTCTAGATGCTGAAGCGGCTCATATCTATCATAACAGCAATGTTAGGGATCTAATTTTAGGTACTAACGAATTAGGCCACATAAGAATTAAGGGAAGTAATGGTAATACTGGAATAGGTCGTGGAAACATCTTAGTTGAACCTGATTCGCAATTTCATGTATTTGACATTGGGAACTCTGGTGTTTCTGACGTACTGACGATAGAGACATATAGGGGTGATGTTGGCGCATCGGTTGCTGGTAGTGCAATTGTATTTAAGAATAGTGACACTAACTCAGCGGGTCAATCTAGAATTAAAGTGGGAAGTGAAAACTCTACTAATACATTGGGATTAAATGAGGAATGTTCACAAAGCTTTATCTTTGAAGTGGGTAGACAAACTTCTGCAGCAAACACAACGTCTATATCAGTAGATAGTGATAACATTGTTACTGTTAGTCATGGGACTGCATCGTTTACAGTTGGACAAAAGATTGCTATAATCGGTGGTGCGTTCGCTAGTAGCTACACTGTCATTTCTGTTCCATCAAATACGCAGTTTTTAGCTAGACCAACGAACACAAATGTAGTAGGAACTACAACTGATACAACAGCAAGGCTCATACAAACTACAGTCCAATCGGATGCTATGACGATTCGGGCTGATGGAAATGTTGGCATTGGAACCACGAGTCCCGATCACCTATTGCATCTGTATAAAACCAACACTTCTAATACGAATCCCCATATTTTAATTGACGGGCCAAGCAACACTGAGAGAGCAATTATCTTTGCTGATGACGCTTCAGATAAGTGGTGGATGGGCCGAGATAATACGGGAACAGTCGCTAGTGGATTTGGCTGGTATAATCATACGCTCGGTAAATTCGCCGCATACTTTGAGGATGCTGGTGATTTTACAGTTGACGAAAACATCCGGATTACTTCAGGTCATGATATAATATATGCTGACAATAGTACTCCTGCACTAAGAACAAGGGCAACTGCTGTTGGTGTAAATGATACTACCTATACGACAGTGTTTACATGTGACGGAAATGGATATGGTTCAGCATTGCAAGTTAATTTTTCCGGAACGTCTAATAATGTTGTGGTAGCAGTTACTGCTTACATTATAGTAAATCATTCGCAAGATATTTTTATTCGAACTGATTCTGGATTCTATACTCCACTTGCTATTAGAATTACTAGCGATAATAATGACAATTTTGCACTAGAGATTAAGCACGGTCAAGCTACATCATCTAGTACTAATATCGCCGTTGAAGTCCATCCGCAAGGAAATGAAGCAATTACGTTTACAGGATCACATAGCTTCGTTGGAAACTCTTTAGAGCATATTACAGAATACGGTACAAAGCAATCTGGAAGCGGAGGCGGAAACGCCACTTTCAAGACTGATGGACAGCTAATTTCGGGAACTTCGATAGTCAGCGGAACTACGGTCAGCGCTACAAAAAATTACACTTATGGTGGAGCAAACTATCATTATATTTTGGAAGAAAACAGCGGAAACTCTTTTATAGGAAATGTAAATGGCTCTTTAGTTGCTAGCTCTGGCGGATACTACTATGGCGCAGAGTTAAGACAAATGAATCCGAGCGCCACGGCCTATAGCGCAATGAATCTAAGAGAAACTGGTGAAATTAGATTTGAGCAGATCACTGGCGCTACTGGTGGTACTCAGGTCACCACAGCAGTTCCCTTTCGAATTGATGCTACTGGAAATGCAATTTTCACAGGAACAATATCAGCGAACAGTTTGTCTCTACCCTCCAATGGTAGGGTCACCGCTGAAGTCTACGATAACTCGACTGGACAGGAAGTAATAATAACTGGCGGTGAATCATACACCGCTATTACAAACGGCTCTGGTGGTTCCTTGACTGGTGAGATTGTTTACGTTGTAGCGGAAGGTGGATTGCAAGTAATTAGTCATCCTAATAACTGGAATGACGGTGCTAGTAATTTTTACACTGCTACCGCTTGGTCTCAAAGAAACACGGCAACTATTAACGATGCGGCAGGAAACTCTTCTTTCCCAGGCAGTATCACGGCTAGTGGCAACGTAAGCGCATTCTCAGATGTTCGTTTGAAAACGGACATTGAAACACTTGACGGATCGAAAGTTTATGATATGCGTGGTGTATCATTCATCAAAGATGGACAATCCGGCTCTGGTGTTATCGCACAAGAACTTGAAGAAGTTGCTCCAGAGTTAGTACAAGATGGAGAATATAAAAGTGTATCATATGGTAACTTAGTTGGATATTTGATTGAAGCAGTGAAGGATCAAAAGAAAGAAATTGACGAACTGAAAGCAATGGTTAAGCACCTATTGGAGAAACAGTAATGGGACTTGCTACAAGCGGCACAATCACTTTGGATCAAATTGCAAGTGAGCATGATCCGTCTTATCCATCCAGACCAGATAGTGTTGATGAGTTTAGATATGCTATAGGATATGGCGATGACTCTCCTCAGATCGGAAACGGTGTACCCGGGTTTGATAACTTTTACGGCTCATGCCGTAGGTATATGACGTATCAAAATGGATTGACTGACACCACAAATCCAAAAGTGATAGTGAGAACTACTGGTACTCAAGCTTCGATGCGATTTAGGATTAGTGGCTCATTCGTAGGAGGTGATAATAGTGCATGGAGAATGCGAATGGAGTATCAAAGAGGATCAACTACTGCGTCAATTATAGAAAGTACGTTAGGAAATACTACTCTTTCTACAACTTGGCTGCAGGCGGGGCAATGCGATATTCGAAATGCATTTCCTTTTCCACAAGTTCCATTTAGTCTAAGTACACTACGAGCAAACTGGACTACGATTAGCTCCTCTGGCGTGCAGACGTTTTTTGAACAAAACAATGGGACGTGGACATATAGTGCTTCAAGCGGAGTATCCCAAGCGGTCGCTCAGAATGAAACTTTAGGTAAAACTTTTACAATTGCAAACTCCGGCCAGGGGGCGGGCACTAGACTTATTGGTCTTAAATTGTTCGTCAATGATGTTACTATGATAGGACAGGCAAACATTCAATTAGAAATAGGACAGTAAACTATGGGATATCAAGAAACAATAATTACATCAAGCAGTTCTAGTGCATTCAACCATAATAAGATTATCAAAATATGTTACCCTTAACTGGATCAATTGACTTAAATGAAATACACGTTGAAGCAGGCGGGGTAACCGGAACGACTGCAAGTTTAAATGATGCTGACATTCGAGCGTTGATTACTTCTACTGCGAACACAGAAGTTTCATTTGATGACTTTTATGGTGCTAGCTTTTCTAAGTCTGTCCAATTTGATATAGAGGGAGCTAGAGGCGGAGCAGGAGATTTAAATACTCAGTGGGGAAACGGGGGCAAAACATTATTAACATACGATCTTTCTGCATCAGGCTCTTTTAATTTGTATGCAGGAGGACGTGGAGAAGACGGAAATGCAGCAGCCGAAGCAGGCGGTGGCGGAGCAGGATCATACGTTACTATGCTCGGAAGTAGTTTTGCTGTTACTATAGGTGTCGCAGGGGGCGGAGGCGGTGCTGGCTATGCTGATCTTGGTACAGCAAATAGAGGAAGAGGTGGATTTGGTGCTGGATACAGTGGAATCTGGACTGCATATACTTCATATCCTTACTACTTGAGTCCCGGCTTAAATGGATTTTCGGATGACGGCACACCGGATAATTTCGGACCTCTGGGTGGCACTACAGCGGAGGCTAAAGGTGGCGAAGGAGGAGGACAGCAATCTACTAGAACGGATGGAGGACGTGGAGGAACTGGTCGATATGCTGGAAACGCTGGCACAAGTGCTGTATCTTCTCAAGGAGGACTTGTTTCTAACGCTGGCGGAAGAGGTGGAGAAAGCTCTGCTGGCAATACTAACACATTTGGCGGATCATCGGGCGGTACTCAATATAACGGCGGGATTGGAGGAAATGCTATTGACGCTAGCGACTCCGGAGGCGGTGGAGGCGGTGGAGGAGCCCCATCCGGCGGAGGCGGAGCGGGTGGAGCATACGGCGCTGGCGGTGGCGGTGGCGGTTCTGCCAGATACGATGGAACAGGATTGAACTCAATTCCACAAATAACCCCGACTGCATTCACTGGAACAAATGGTGCAAGAGGTGCCGCAGGAAGAATTAGAGTATATGTAGACGGTGTTTTAGATACTACATTGAGCGCCAGTGGAATTACCGGGGCAAGTCAGGCGTTAACGATAACGGTTTAGTACAAAGGATATTACAATAATGGAGTACACATACAAATTTGAAAAAATTCGCCCTAAAGATCTTTTTGTTCAGATAAGATATTCTGCTGAAGGGCATCCCGATCAATTAAAAAACTTTGTTGCAAGTTCAATGGAAAAAGAAGCGCTAAAAGAAATGGCGGAACGATATGCGACAAAGATTGTGGCCAACTGGAATGATATAAGTGCGGCTCCCGATGCGGTTGATTTTGAAGGAGAAGAAATAACAACTACGCACACACATGCGCTTCCACAAAGCATTGTATCTGATGATTATCCTTCTTACGATATTTTTACAGAAAGAGTCGAGGAAAGTATTGTAGAAACACCTACAGAAATCAGAACAACTTATAGTGTAGTTCCCTTAACCGAAGAAGAAATACCCGTTGTAGAAGAAAGATTAACGTATCTTATACGTAGGGATAGAAATAATAGACTGACTGAAACTGATTATATGATGCTTTCAGATACCCCGTCTCCAACTCAGGCCTGGCTAGACTATCGTCAAGCTCTTAGAGATATCACAGAACAGGCAGGATTTCCTCAAAATTTTACTTGGCCTGAAAAACCTGAATAGTAATATAGGTACTTATAAATAACAATATATAAATTTAGTCTTTAGAGGCGAAAATGGCGCAACCAACTACAAGAGAAGATTTTAAAGAATGGTGTCTCAGAAAGCTGGGAAAGCCTGTTATTGAGGTCAATGTTGATCAAGATCAAGTCGATGATCGTGTGGACGAAGCAATCGCATACTGGAATGACTATCATTTCGATGGTGTAGAAAAGACGTATCTCAAGCATCAGATTACTCAAACAGATATTGATAACGAGTATATTACGATTCCAGAAGAAGTAATCGGCGTTGTCAACATCTTTCCGCTTAGCACTAGCTTGACAGCAAGTACTGGCATGTTCAACGTTCAGTATCAGTTTGTGCTGAACAACATTCACGATATCGTCAACTACAATCTGACAAACTATTATATGACGATGCATCACTTGCAGTTCATGGAAGAGCTATTAGTGGGCGCACAACCAATTCGCTATAATCGTCATGTAAATAAGCTGTACATTGATGCTAATTGGGAAAAACTTAATATTGATGAGTATGTAATTGTTGAAGCATATAAAGTATTAGATCCTTTAGTGTATGCTGATATGTGGAAAGATCGTTGGCTTCAAAACTATGCAACAGCAAAGATCAAATATCAGTGGGGGACCAATCTAACTAAGTTTACCGGAATGCAACTACCTGGCGGGGTTCAATTCAACGGAGAGCAAATACTTAACGATGCACGAGAAGAGCTACAGAGACTTGAAGAAGAAATGATAGTCTCTTACTCTATTCCTGTGCATGATCTTATTGGATAAGAGTCGTGGCAAAGAACTTTTACTTTGAAAACTATTCGAATTCTGGAGAGCAAGCCTTAATTGAGGACTTGGTAATCGAGTCTATTCGTATATATGGAATCGACACATGGTACATTAGTCGCTCCAGCACGAACCGTGACCCAATACTTAACGAAGATGACTTGCCAATCTACGATGAAGCGTATTCAGTGGAAATGTATGTCAAGAACATTGACGGATTCGAAGGAGAAGGAGACTTCCTGTCTAAGTTTGGACTTCAAATTCGAGATTCGATGACAATGACTGTATCGATTCGACAGTACGAGCAAGAAGTCGCTCGATACAATAATACGGCTCGACCAAGAGAAGGAGATTTGCTTTACTTTCCTCTGAATAACAAGATCTTCAAGATTATGCATGTTGAACACGAATCAATCTTTTATCAGCTTGGCGATCTTCAGACATATGATCTACGTTGTGAGCTATTTGAATACTCGAATGAAAGATTTGACACTGGAATTGAAGAGGTTGATACTAAGTTCGATGCATACGATACCACATCCGCAACAACATTGCAAGAGTTGGAAGAAATCGATCCTATTGCAGACAATCAGTCTATCGAAACAATTGGCGACAATATTGTTGACTTTACAGCAACAAATCCATTTGGTGAGGATGACTTCTAATGTTTGGTAATAGATTTTACAACGAAACAACTCGAAGATACGTTGCTGTATTTGGTACTCTTTTCAATGATATGCAAATCACACGTAAAAATACGTCCAATGATACTGTACAGTCGATGCTGATTCCTATCAATTATGCACCTATTCAAAAGATTTTGTCGAGACTTGATCAAGATCCTACGTTTGATGCGCCTGCTATGACGCTTCCTCGTATGTCTTTTGAAATTACTGGAATGACATATAATCCAGAAAGAAAGTTGACAAGTCTTACTCGACAAACAAAAGTAGATGTCGATCCTAATTTTTTAAACAAACTTTATGCTCCAGCACCATACGATATTGAGTTTCAGCTAAATATCATGGCTAAGTATAATGAAGACGGAACGAAGATTCTGGAGCAGATTCTTCCTTTCTTTAAACCCGATGTTACAGTGTCCGTGAGGCTAATTGATAACTTTGACTTTTATCTTGATATACCTGTTATTTTAAACAGTGTGAGTTTTGAAGATGCATATGAAGCGGACTTCTTAACACGAAGAACTTTAATATGGACTCTTAATTTCACACTCAAAGGCTACTATTTTGGCCCCGTACAGAATAAGAAGATTATCAAATTTGTTGAGTCAAATCTCTACGATGATCTTCAAGATACAGTACGAGATTCAGCGCTTACAACACAGCCCGGTTTGACAGCAGGCGGCGTTGGAACTACGGACATCGCTGAAACTATTCCTTTCTCAGACATTAGTGTCGATGACGATTGGAAGTTTATTGTGCAGAGTGTGGAATGATGATTTATGACTACAGACAAAATAAGTGAATCTCTAGGACTTGATCCAATCGAAGGTGAACTCATCGAATCTCCAACGAAGGATATCGTTAAGGCTCCTTCTGAAGCGGAGAAAGACTTCGAGTATGCGAGAGATAACTTTTACAATATCATAGAAACTGGGACAGAAGCGCTTCAGCAAATGCTAGACGTAGCAAAAGCGTCTGAGCATCCTAGAGCATATGAAGTTGTCTCTACGCTAATGAAAACCCTTGTTGATGCAAACAAAGATCTTGTGTCGATGGGAGATAAGACTCGTAAAGAAGAAGCAAAACAAGAGAAGGCTGTGACAAACAACAATCTGTTTGTCGGAAGCACTGCTGATCTTCAAAAACTGATAAAGAACATGAAAGACGAAGATGCTGAAGACTGATAAGGGTTACTTAGGTAATACAAATCTAAAGGGAAAGAATGCTAGTATAGAATTCTCCCAAGATATGATTTCAGAGTATGTTAAATGCTCCAGAGATCCTATCTATTTCGTCGAAAAATATATCCAGATTGTTCATGTAGATCATGGATTGATTCCAATTGTATTATATGACTATCAGAAAGAGATTATAACGTCTATCACTGAAAATCGCCGTGTGGCGGTTAACACGAGCCGTCAGGCGGGTAAAACGACTACTGCAGTCGCTATTATTCTTTGGTACATTCTTTTCAATGACTATAAAACTGTCGCACTTCTTGCAAACAAAGGAGATGCGGCTAGAGAGATCTTGGCTCGAATTAAGATTGCATATGAAGCACTTCCAAAGTGGCTTCAACAAGGTGTTATCGAGTGGAACAAAGGATCTGTAGAGTTTGAGAATGGATGCAAGATTCTTGCTGGATCAACATCATCGAGCGCAATTCGAGGTAAGTCAGTTTCTTTTTTGTACATTGATGAGACAGCGTTTGTCGAAGGATGGGATGAATTCTTTAGTTCAGTTTATCCTACTATTTCGTCTGGTAACACGACAAAAATACTTCTTACTTCTACTCCCAATGGCCTGAATCATTTCTATAAAACTTGCAATGGTGCAATTGAAAACATTAACGGATATATATACGTAGAAGTCCCTTGGTATAATGTACCCGGTCGAGATGAAGAGTGGAAGACAGAAACTCTTCAAGGAATGGATTTTGACAAAGAAAAGTTTGCGCAAGAATATGAGTGTCAATTCTTAGGGAGTTCTGGTACTCTGATTGAAGGATCAAAGCTCAAACAGCTTGTATATAAGAGTCCAATTATGGAGGGAAATGGACTTTCAATATACAAAGAAGCTATAGAAGATCATGTTTATGTTTGCATCGCAGATGTTTCCAGAGGAAAAGGACTCGACTATTCCGCTTTCCAAGTAATTGATGTGACTTCTATGCCTTATGAGCAAGTTTGTACGTTTAGAGATAACACAGTCACTCCCATTAACTACGCTGAAATATTATATCGAGCATCAAGGCGATATCGAGATGCATATGTTTTAGTGGAAGTAAATGATATTGGTGGACAAGTAGCAGATCTATTACACTATGAGTTTGAAGTAGAATCCTTAATGTATACGGAAACTGCTGGAAGGGCAGGAAAGCGGATAAGCAGTGGATTTGGCGGGGCCGTTGAGCGGGGTATTCGTACTACAAAATCGGTGAAAACAATTGGATGTAATATGCTGAAACTTCTCATTGAGCAGGATCAGTTAGTAATAAATGATTTTGAATCTATTAGGGAGCTTTCAACTTTTTCTAGACGCCGCTCTTCTTATGAGGCTGAAGCGGGATGTCATGACGACCTTGTAATGTGTTTGGTTTTGTTCGGTTGGTTGACTGATCAAATGTTCTTTAAAGAGATCACAAATATAAATACAATGAACATGCTCAAAGAAAGAAACGAAGAAGAGTTGATGGAATCGTTATTGCCCATCGGCTTCAATTCCTACGATGACGACCATGACGACGATCAATCATTTAAGACATGGTTTAAGTACTAAGTAGCGAAAATTATAAATATATGATAAGGTAATTCGCAATTTCAACAAGGAGAAATGAGACATGGCATTTCAAGTAAGTCCCGGTGTCAATGTTAGCGAAATCGACTTAACGTCCGTTGTCCCAGCGGTAGCGGTCTCTGTCGGTGCTATCGCTGGCGTTTTTCGATGGGGCCCTGTGAACGAAAGGGTTCTGATTTCAAATGAGAAGCAACTGGTTAGCACTTTTGGTGAACCCACTTCTTATTTCAAAGATTCACAATATACGAGTCAGTGGCGTAACTACGAAACGTTTTTCACTGCATCAAACTTCCTCAACTACTCAAATGCTTTGTACGTAGTTCGTACAACTGGCGGTGATCGTGTTCAGGTTGCTACGATGGATTTTGCTGTTGCAGATTCATCTATTTCTGCAACAGGTGCCGATTTCGATACTAAGCTACAAGTAGGAGATGAGATTGAAGTATCTGGCTCTACTAGCAACGATGGTTACTACAGAGTAACTTCAATTCCTAGCTCAACTAAAATCATCGTAGAAGGCGTAACTTCTAATTACGCAATTGCTCAAGATCTCGCAGACGCAGGTACATTTGCTGAAGGTCCTGTAGTTGACAGTGCCGCTCGTGCCGCATTTTCAACTAATTTCCAAGCAAAGTATCAAGGTCGTCTTGGTAATAGTCTTGCTGTTTCTTACTGCTCAACTCAAGCAAATGGCACAAGTGCATTTGAAGCTGTTGATGCAGGCTACACAATTGCTATCACTCCGTTTGATTCTGTAAATCCTTCAGTCGTTTCTGGTTTTACAACTGAGACGGAAGCCCAAAACTTTGCTGATGTAGGCGATAATGTAATTCTGGAAGACGGAACAAATCTTAAGATCGAAAGTATTGCCGCTGTTCAAGTAGAAGATAACATTGGTGCTACTGCTCTGAACATCGTGAATAGCGATGCGAACGTGGTAGATTCTGTCACTGGCACTGGTTTTATTTTTACTACAGGTCCAGAAACAATTGCGTCTCCAACTCAAGACTTTACAGTTTTCCAGCCCGGCGAAACAATTGTTATTAGTGGTGCAACAGAAGCTGGTAACAACGGTACATTTACAGTCGTAAGTGCTGTAGATGATACTGGCGGATCAGGTAATTACATCTTGACTGTTTCTGGTGGAACGCTAACTGCTGATGCTGGTGACGCAAACGCAATCACAATTACTGGTGAGCCTAACGGATCTGTATACACGGCTACTGATACTTTCTTCATCAAGAATCACGGTCTGACAACAGGTGATGCTGTTCAGTATAACGTAGGTGGCGGTAATAACGATGCTATCGACGGTCTTGAAGACGGAACTGTGTACTACGCAATTGTAGTTGATACAAATAACTTCAAGCTGGCTACAACATACGAAAATGCTGAAGCAGGAACTGCAATCAATATCACTTCATTCGGTGGAGTCGATGGCGGCGTTACTCAAACGTTTGGTATCTCTGATAGCTGGTCAGCGAACGTCACGTTCGAAAATGTGTATACTGGAGCAACTACTTACGATTCTGGATTCAGCGTACAGTGGGCGGACGCAGGTCTTTTCCTCACTAAGCCAACTGCAAGCCACGTACACGTTGTTGTAAGAGATCTTGACGGATCAATTACTGGTGTAGTTAATCAGATCTTGGAAGTTTACGAAGACGTAAGCACTGTTCCAGGCGCTACAAAGTCAGATGGTTCAGTTAACTATCTTGCTGACGTACTTACTGATAAGTCAAACTACATTGCTTGCTCTAGCCCTTCAGCGCTTGTTGCAACTGCTACTTCTGAGCAACAATCACTAACTCTCGGTTACGACGGTGATGATGAAGCTAATATCAGCATCGGTAAAGTTGCTGAAGGTTATGATCTGTACAAAGATGCTTCTACAGTTGACATTGCACTTGTTATGCAAGGTAAAGCAAGAGGTACAACTCTGGGTAATTACATCACAAACAATATTGCAGAGTCTAGAAAAGACTGTGTTGCGTTTGTATCACCCGAAGAGTCTGACACAACAGTCAGTGCTGTAATTGACTTTGCAGGCACATTGACAGGAAGCACATACATGATCGTCGATACTGGATACAAGTATCAATACGATAAGTTCAACGATGTATATCGTTGGGTGCCTCTCAACGGCGATATCGCTGGTCTTTGTGCGAGAACAGACGAAGTTCGTGATCCTTGGTTCTCTCCTGCTGGATTGAATAGAGGTGTTATCAAGAATGTTGTGAAGCTGAGAATCAATCCTACTAAAGCAGAAAGAGACTTATTGTACGTAAATAATGTCAACCCTGTTGTCTCAGAGCCTGGCGCTGGAACAATTCTGTTTGGTGACAAGACGTTCGCTACGACTGCAAGCGCATTCGATAGAATCAATGTCCGAAGATTGTTCATTGTTCTTGAGAAGGCTATCTCGATTGCTTCTAAGTCATTGTTGTTCGAATTCAACGATGAGTTCACGAGAGCGCAGTTTAAGAATCTCGTGGAGCCCTTCTTACGTGAAGTACAGGGTCGTCGTGGAATTTACGACTTCAAGGTCGTGTGTGACGAAACTAACAATACCGCAGAAGTAATTGACGGTAATCAGTTTGTTGGAGACATCTTCATCAAGCCTGCTCGTGCGATCAATTTCATTCAGCTAAACTTCGTTGCTGTTAGAACTGGTGTAGAATTCGAAGAAATCGTTGGTTCAGTATAACAGATAAGGAGAAACGAAAATGGCTTTTAATATCAATGAAATTAGACAACAGATGACATTCGGGGGTGCGAGAGCATCCCTGTTTGAAGTCCGAATGGCTAACCCAATTAATACAACTGGGGACATTAAGCTGTCTTTCATGGCTAGAGCTACAACTCTCCCTGCATCGAATCTCGGAACTGTAATTGTTCCTTATTTCGGTCGCCAGGTTAAGTTCGCAGGAAACAGAACTTTTGAGCAGTGGTCAGTAACAGTCATGAATGATGAAGACTTCCTCGTAAGAAATGCTATGGAAGATTGGATGTCTAGCATCAACTCTCACGTAGGTAACTTGAATCTAGAGGCACCTGGTGTTAACTATAAGTCTCAGGCACAAGTCCTTCAGTACTCTAAGAGCGGATCTTTAATTCGTGAGTACAACTTCAATGGTATGTTCCCCGTTGCGCTTAGTGCAATCAACAACGATTGGGAATCTGAAGAAATTCAAACGTTTGAAGTTACATTCGAGTACGATTGGTGGAACGTTTCTGGCGGTGTCACTGGAGACGCTGGCACAAACGCCTAATCTTTATAGCTTGATTCCTAAGCAAAGGGAGGTTTCGGCCTCCCTTTTTGGTTTTTAGGTCTTATAAATAGTATGAGACTTTTATACTTTTCACTTAAAGGAACTTGTAATGGCAATTGAACTGTTTGGCTTTGAAATCAAAAGAAAGGAAGATGAAAACAAAAACATCACGTCTTTTGTTGAGCCTACCAATGATGACGGCGCTGTCAATATCGCCGTAACTGGATCAGTATCTAGCTCTTTCCTTGACTTGGACGGAGCCGCAAAGAGTGAAGCTGAACTTGTACAAAGATATCGCACTATGCTTCAGCAACCCGAAGTATCTCAAGCTGTAGATGATATTGTAAACGAAGCGATTTCAATCACTGATGACAAGAAAGTAGTTGATTGTATCACTGATGATGTGGACCTTCCCGATAATATTAAAAAGAAGATTCGAGAAGAATTTGACAATGTTATAAAACTGCTAGACTTTGGTAATACTGGATACGATACTTTTCAGAAGTGGTACGTCGATGGTAGAATCAACTATCATGTAATGATCGACGAAAAATCACCCAGAAAAGGAATTCAAGAACTTCGCTATATTGATCCAAGAAAAATTCGTAAAGTTCGTGAGTATGATAAAGCGCCTGCTGGTAGTGATCAAAATAAGTTTATTGTTAAGAAAATCAAGAACGAGTATTTCATCTATAACGAGCGTGGATTCAATAATTTAAACACGTCTCACGTTCAACAGTTTAGCGGCGGGGATATCAAGGGTCTAAAAATTGCAAAAGACTCTATCGTAAACGTCACGTCTGGCTTGCTAAACGAAAACGGAAATCTAGTACTATCTTATCTTCACAAAGCATACAAGCCTTTGAATCAGTTGAGAATGATGGAGGATGCTGTTGTTATCTATCGTATCTCACGAGCACCAGAGCGTCGAATCTTTTATATTGATGTGGGCAATCTCCCCAAATTGAAGGCTGAGCAACATCTACGTGATATGATGGTCAAGCATAAGAATCGTTTAGTCTACGATGCTGGAACTGGCGACATCAAAGATGATCGTAGACATATGGCCATGACAGATGATTTCTGGCTTCCAAGAAGAGAAGGTGGAAGGGGAACTGAAATCACAACATTGCCCGGTGGTCAGAATTTGGGCGAAATCGAAGATATTCTGTATTTCCAAAAGAGACTACTTAAAGCATTGAATGTCCCCATCACTAGAATGGAGTCTGAGGCTGGATTCTCGCTTGGACGTGCATCAGAAATCTCTAGAGATGAGGTGAAATTTTCTAAGTTTATCGCACGACTACGTTCAAGATTTGCAATTCTTTTTGATAAATTACTTGAAAAGCAATTGATTTTGAAGGGAATTGTTTCTGTTGAAGATTGGCCAGCAATTCAAGCAGCCCTTCGATACGATTTTGTAACTGATAATCATTTCTCAGAATTGAAACAGTCTGAAATTTTACAGAATCGCTTACAGCTTCTGAGAGACATCGATGAGTATCGTGGAACTTACTTCTCTAAAGATTGGGTACAGAAGCAAGTACTTTATATGTCTGAAGATGAAGTGGAAGAGATTAAGGATCAGATCGAACAAGAAAAGGCGGAAGAGCCTGAGGAAGAAGAAGATCTGAACATGGATTACACGCCAGAAGCTCCTGTCATTCCTGATCATGGAACTTTGACGGTGGATATAGAAGAGGATAATGAACTGAAAGAAGAAGATAGAAAATTGATTGAAAATTTTTCATCAATGATCGATCAACTTATAACAGAAGAAAGTGATAATGAATGAACTTGAACAAGTTAAACTTCTCAAAGCTGGTTTAAAGTTAGCCGAACATAAAATCAGCAAAGCAATAGACGAAAACAGACAGCCCCCGATTGTTGGGCCAATGGGTCGTCGTGGTCTTCAAGGTGAGCAAGGTGAAATCGGCCCTCAAGGATTAAAAGGAGAAAGGGGCGATCCCGGCCCTATGGGGTTGCAGGGCGAGCGTGGACTAAAGGGAGATACGGGTGAAAAAGGAGATACAGGAGGTGTTGGACCTCGTGGACGAGATGGTGAAAAGGGAGACCCCGGTCCGCAAGGCGAGAAAGGAATCCAAGGTGAGCAAGGAATACAAGGAGAGCGTGGTGAGACTGGAGAGCGTGGTTTACAAGGACCCAAGGGCGATAAGGGCGATAAAGGGGATATCGGAGAACGGGGCCAAAAAGGTGACAAAGGTGAACGTGGAGAACAGGGTCTCAAAGGAGAAAAAGGAGATCAAGGCTTAGCGGGTGAGCGTGGTGAAAAGGGAGATAAAGGTGAGAAAGGAGACAAGGGCGAGCAGGGTGAACCGGGCATCCAAGGCGTCAAAGGAGACACCGGCGAGAAGGGCGAGACGGGCCCAGCAGGAAAAGATGGGTCAGATTTCACAGAAGAGTTCGCTCAGTTTTCTCAATCGCTAACGGAATCTATAAGTACAAGTAAGTCTGAATTCGAAGAGTTTACTAAGAATACCCTTGCTGAGATATCAGCATTTGAGACTAGACTGAATAAAGATCTTGACACTAACGTAGAAACAAATACAAAAAAGATAGAAGAATTAACTCGACAGTTTGATCAATTTAAGCAAAGAGTTAATCAACAAATGGGACAGTGGGCTTCTTCCGCAGGTGGTGGTTCTGTCCGAATCTTAGACAATGATGATGTAGAATTTCAAAAAGTGCATGAAGTCGAAGGAGAGTCAGTCCTCATCTTTGACGCAAGTAAGCAAAAATTCGTATCAGAGTCATTCACAGATATCGTAGAGAGACTAAAAGTGGGTGTAGAAAAGCAATACGACAAGCTAATAGATGTTGAAGGAGACTTCACTTATGTAGGTGAAGCAGAGCCGGGTTCTACTCGTGACTCTGCGTCTTGGAGAATCAAGCGTGTTTATGAACTAGGAGATGATCTTGAAGTGATTTGGGCAGACAATACCGCTGAATTCACGAAGACTTGGGATGATAGAGCGACTTACGAATATAGCTAATTTTATAAATAGTATAGAACAACAACCCGTTTATAATCGGAGGATTAAATGGCTATCATTACTTCTGGTGGTGATCTATCAAGAACAGAATTACAGATAGATGCCGCAACAAGAGACATTTCACTAGCACTAGCCGGAGGTCTTTCTCCAGACGGTGTTACTCTTCAGGCAATGTACTCATATCTCAAGAAGGTGTGGCGAGTACGAAACTTTACAATTGGCGTAACTTCTGGAGCGTCCGGTCAAGCTGATCTTGTACTCGATCAAGCCGCTGGCCCTTCTTCGGAAGAAATTCTGCCAGGAATGACTGTCATAGTCGCTTCTGGTTCTGGTGTTCTTTTAGACGCCACTGAAGTTGCTAGTGTTAGCGGAACAACAGTAACACTAAACAAAAATATTGATACAACCTTTACTGGCACAGATACAGTAACGTTTATCAACCATCTGATCGAATATCCTTTCCCGCTCGTGGCAATTACTCCAGAGCAGTTTGAATTTTCGTTTGATTGGACTCCAAACTCAGATGCAACACGAAAGTTGATTCGTACTGCTGGATGGAGAGAGATCACAACTACTGGTACTGTACTTGCTGAGTATGTGGGAGTTATCTCACTGGGTACTGTTGATGGTAAAGCGATCACAAATATCACTGCAACCGATATTTCCTTCTCTGGTGCTGATATCACATCAACGGGAGAAAACTTTGGTATTTTTGTGGCAGGAGACACGATCACTGTTAGCGGTAGCGCAAACGGAAATGATGGTACATATGTTGTAACTAACGTCACTTCAGACGGTGCTGGTGGTACTGCTGACGTACTTACAGTTAAAGATTACATTTCAGACACAGCAACATCATTCACCGCAGAAACTGTTGGTGCTTCCGTTACAATTGGCGGCGGTGACACTGTTTACTACGCATTCCGTCCCGCTCTCAGAAAAGCTGGACTTGTTATCACGGCTACTAATACAATTACAGGTGCGGCTGGAGATTTTGATTCGTTCTCTAATGGAGATATCATCGTCATTTCTGGAACATCGGGTGGAACGAATGACGGCCAATTTACAATTGCTACAGCCGCTAGTAACAACATTGTATTGACGGGAACACCGTTGACTAACACAACTGAAGCTGATGTTGTTAATATTCGAAATATTAATTACGGAACGACTGCTGACTTTACATATGCTGGTGCCGTAAACGAAGCAATTCAAACGTTTGATGGAACTACGGATAACAGAACTAACGAACTTTCTCTCTTCGTTCGTGAAGAAGGTAAGACGTTTGGTAAGTCAGACTCAGTGTCGATTGGTATCGCATCTGGTGCGGCTGTAAACTATCAGGTATTCCGATTCCCACTTGCGGAGTTGAGAGATCTTGATTATACAATTTCTGACAAGGTTATCGAAGCCGCTGATGGTGCTAACGAAAAGTATGATGTTGCGGCTGGTAATGGTCCAGAGATCAACTATCTCGCCGCTGACGTTTCTTCCGCTACACTCTACTCTGGTGGAGTTGATCTTAACACATCCAGAAACTTTGGTGTAACGATCAGTGCGGAGAATGGCACTGGAACTGGCAATCTTACACTTCAAGAGCTATATTCTTGGGTTAAGTATCGTCTACGTAGAACAACTAACGTCGATGACGAAGGTGCGGATTCAATCGTTCAGGTTGGTAAGACTTCTGACGAATTGTTGACATTCGTTGGACCAACTCTACAGACATTGCTTGTAGAACACGCTGACGGCGCTACAAACGATGCTGGTGTTGCTATCATTAACTTCTCTAGTGGAGATATTGGTAACTTAGCATTCCGATACACTGGTGGTGGTGGATCGCTAGAACTCTTCCCGAAGATTGCTTCTGGTACGATCTCATTCAACGACAACTTAATTAACGATAGCGAACCTTCGTTTACAGTCTACTATGAGTATACTCGTGAGTTTGATGTTACGGCACTTTCCGTCACATCTGCTTCAGGTCAAACTGCTACAATTACAGACGGTGGTACTAATAATATGCCAGAAGTGACAGTCGGAGACTATCTTGACTTCTCTGGATTCACTAATGCTGGAAACAATGGAGTTTGGGAAGTTACTGGAAGCATCGTAGCTGGTAGTGCGGCTGATACAACTGCATCCTTTGCGGCAACTAAGTTAGATGACGATAATCCAAATGGAGCGGTCACTAACGAAGCTCAAACTACTGGAACTGAAAACTTCCGTTTTAATCCTGTTAACTCGCCTGATGCGATTATTGTACTTCAAGCAAATGGTACAAGTGAAATATCAGGCTCTGGTTCTGGAAGCATCAATGCTAATGGATTCGCATTCGACTACGCTTTCACTGGTGACACGACTCCCAACTCTGCAAACGGAGAAGAAAATCGACTTTCTGATACTGCGGTAAATACAGTAATTAGAGCAGTTGGTACTGATACAGCACAGTGGGTATCAACGCCCTTCATAATTAACGAAGGTAACGCTAATAATATTACTGTGGTAGCGCCTCTCGAAAGAAACTATGCTCCATAAATAACTTTGACGGGGGAGCTAGTCTCCCCCATTTAACCTTTACGAGGATTTATTATGAGAATCAACATTCAAGTTGCCGCAGACATTCTTGCATTGACGGAAGATGAGCTACTTATGGAAGCTCAGCAGGTCGATGAACTCACTGCGCATTTCGTTCCCCCCACAGATATGATCTATAACGATGACGGAACCGTTCGCTTTGTCGATGATGGGGATTCTGAGTCTACGTGGGAGTTTGAGATGGATGAAGTTCTTGCGCATAAAAAAGTGCTTGACGAAAAGAAAGAAACTGAGCGAGATGCTAAAATCCGTAAAGCTGTAAGAGAAGCAAACGAAGAAATGATCGAGGGCTAAATGGCAGTTCCATCATACGGTACAGACATTGTTACACTAGACGGCTCAGTCTATACTGCGACAGGTGGAACTTCTCTTGTTGTCAATGATTATGCCGCTGTTGGCGGAGGACAGGCTGGTCTTAACGAAGAAACAGATTACTATCTAATTGGAACAGAATGTATTTCTAAAAACGCATTTGGTAACGGTTCTCAAGAAAAGGGTATTGTTGACGATACAAATGCGGGTGGAAATATTGCGACAACACTCGCATCAGGTAATAATCCTGGCGGTAATCAGTACGTGTATATTTGGATGTTCTTTAATGCTCCTGCCTCGTTAGCTACAGCGGTATTGCCCCTCAACCAACGAGGTGGACTACACGCAATCATTGGGCCGAATACAAATAACTATAACGCATATTCCGTTTCCGGCTCAGATTTACAGGACTATGGTGCTGACTGGGTTTGTGGATCTATTGACGTTAATGTTACTCCCGCAAATGGTCTTGCGCTAACCACCGTCGGAAATGGCGCAGGAGGAAACTATAGTGTTTTCGGCGCAGGAGCAAGCATTCCCACACAAGGCCCGACGAAAGGTGCTCCTTTTGCGATTGAAGGTATTCGAAGAGGTGCATACATTGATGCTGTAGAAGGCGAAACGGCCAACCCAGTTACTTTTGCGGGCTTAGAGGGATTTGACGGTGGTGACAACATCAATGGTCGCTTAGGTGTTTTTACTGAACGAAGAGGCGTATACATTCTAAACACTGAAGTAAGACTAGGAAGTTCAACTCAGCTTTGTTTTATGCGTGATACATCTGGTGTTACTATTCGAAGACAAAATGATGCTACACCTTGGTATTCAAATACTGAAACCGACGGCGGAAAACATAGAATACAAATACTCAATTCTTCTTCTGATATTGAATGGGAAAATGTAACTATTCTTGAAGATGCGATTGATATTCTTATTAATTCGACTGACAATCCTATCGTTAAGTTTACAGCTTGTTCTTTTTTTGGTGTTAGATTACTTCAGTGCGGTGGTGCGAACACAGAACTGACTCGTTGCACATTTGGAACAACTTCAGCGACGATTACATCTAATACAATGGCTGGAACAAACACTGAAGCAAGAGTTATTCAAAATGGTGCTACTATTACTTCTTGTACAGTTAATGGGACAAGCAACACGGCGGAAACATCCGGAATTGAAGTTAGTGGGACTAATGCTACAGATCTTTCTAAGATCACTAACTGTAACTTTACAGGAAATGGTAGAGCGCTATTACTTGGTCAAATTGCTGGTGGACAAGGAGATGTAACAGTCATATATGATGGGCATTCATTTACTCCAAACGCACAACTTGGATATAATGATGGAGCAGTTCAATCAGCAACTACAGGCCCGCAAGGAAATTCCGGTGCTGTTATTGAAGTTGAAGTTTTATCGGGAACAAATTTAATAATTTCTGTATCTAATACAAGTCAGATACCTTCAGTGTATAATACTGGAAGCGGTCAAGTCACTATTCAGGCAGATGTTTCGGTGTCAATATCAGGTGTATTAGGAAACTCCGAAGTATCGATAATGCAAAGCCCTTCTCCTTACAGTCAAAACGGAGCAACACGAACTACTTTGTTCAATGAAGACACTGTGGCTGCTGTAACAGGAACTGATATTGAATTCGTTACTGTACCTCAGGGTGCCGGTCCGGTATTGTTCATAGATAGTACGACAACAGATTTTACAAACATTACTGGATTAGCTGTTACAACGCCACCCCAAGTGATTCGTGTAACTCATAGAGATAATCTTGCTTTATTTGATGAGTTCGAGGTAGTTTCAATATCTGCAAATACTATCGGTGTGACTGCCGTTGGACAAAGCTCTATTAAGCAACAAGATCTGGTAGATTCGCCTGGTGAAACTGTTACTGTAGAAAAAGTAGATGCGACTTACACATTTAATGTGCCGTCAGGAACTGACATTGATGTGCTTATTTATAGAGTGGGTAGCTTACCTGTTTACTTATTAGAACAAACAATTACAACAGAAAATGCGTCTTTTCCTATTTCTCAGTCACTAGATAGAAATTACGATTCGTTTGAAGTGTAGTCGATATAAATAATTAAAATTAGAACAATTTTAGCGGGATAATTAAATGGCGCTCGGAGATAAAAGATTTACTAGAATTCCACCAGAGAGTACTGGTGATCGTGTATACATGATCCACACTGCCGAGATTGAGTTCGGAACGAACACTGGCGGAAATAGCATTGGATACAACTGGAAGATCGGCTCAATGTACACTGTCACAGGATTTGGGATGGTGCATCTTCACGGTGTTTATGATAAAGGTGACGGTACTGGCGTTCTTGCTGTTCACTACTCAAAAGCAAATAAATTTGAGAATAACGAGCCTAGCGTTGGTCAAACAATCGTCGATCCCGACGATGGCGGTGCTACTCGAATTGTGGGTGAAGTTGTTCGATTTTACGATGTCTATATTCCAGCACAAAATATCATGGGATATGACAATCCCGAATATGGGCTCGACATTGATCCATATGGATCAGCACTCGTAACACTAGCGGACGGTCGCCCAACTCTCGATGCGTTCGGTAAACTTCGCACAACAGGCGCAACTCACTTAGGTGAGTATGTTTACTCTAATATTGACGAACTCTTAGAAAACTTTTCGTTGACATATCTTAATACAGGCGCAAGGGCAAAACGAGAAGCAGATGTCTTTTTTAGTGATACTGGAAAGTACATTGAGCCAAGAGTAAAAGAACAACAAGACTTTGCGGCGGCTTCAAGCAAGACCTATCATCACTATATACCCGGCTCTGGTCATTTGTTCATGGGAACAATGTTGTTTAGTGATACTGGCAAAGTAAGTGCATTGCCTGCAACTAATTCAGGTACGGAAAGAAATTTTGGACTTTTTGACGCAGACAATGGATTTATGTTTCGTGTCGGCCCAACGGGTGTCCTTTATCTCGTAAGAAGATCAAGTGTATCTGGATCTGTTAAGAATTATATTTTAGCATCATCGGATACATCGGACGGATTCGATAACTTCAATGGCGACTTAATTAACGGCTCCAGAACATTGAGCAATCGTAGTCAGATGGACTTCGACTTATCAAAGGACAATATCTTCTGGCTTGATATTCAGTGGCATGGCGCAGGTCGAGTAAGATTTGGCACATTTAATGATGGTCAACGTCTCGTTATTCATGAATACTTCCACGGTAATCGCAACACAGAATCATTAAGTGCAACAGCATCACTTCCGGCTTGTCAACAACTGTACTACTACAGCGACAGCGAAATGCAAAATCATGCTGTTTATGGAGATGGGTCGGGAACAGACGGTAACTTTGGGCCGCTTCCTTCAGACCTTGTTCGTTTGGGCTTAACTTCGTCGAGACCAGAAGATGCTAACTACGTCTACATGAGAAGTTGGAGTTCATCTGTATGGACGGAAACAGATATCGATTTACAGTCACTAGGTCGTCCAAAAGTTTACACATCTGGGCACTTGGCTGTAGATGGTGCTGGATTCAGACCATTGTTTACTCTATCTCCAAAAGAATTGCTTGCTTCGGGTTCAGTAGATCATAGTCTTTTTGTTCCTACAAAGATCACTGCATATGCATATGATAATAATGTGGATACTGAGGGAGAGATTTCTGCGGGAGCAAATCGTGACGCAATTGTACACTTCCGAATAGGTAGAGATTGCGTTCATAGCGGCCACGATTTTCAAGACATCCCAGGCACTAACTTTCAAATTTCAACTGCTGGTACTTCATTCGAAGACACAAACTTATTGGGAAATACAAAGAACATCGAATTTGAAGATATGTTCAATGGGCAATTTACAGATATTCTCACAGATCGCTATATTAATCTACAAAACGGTGCTTGGAAAAATAGACCCGATGATGGTGGTGTAGCAGAACAAGTTATTTCTGATATCGACAATTCAATTGAAACGACAGGAGTGGGAGCGGCTGTTGATGCTGTAGGTAATAGCACTACGCTTTTACTTGACGATCAGACTGCGACAACTACGACAGTCGGAACAACCGCAATATATTCTACTACAATTGAAGTAGCAGACGCAACTGGATTTGTTATCGGTGGATCAGTAACCGTTCTTGATTCAAATAATACTCCATTGACATCTGACGGAACAAACATTCTTGATATCAATGGAAGCGTGTTGACGCTAACTAAGCCAATTCAGAACAAGGCAATTCCTGCGGCGACTACACTGACGCACATTAAGTTAATCGAAGGTGGTGCGATCAGCGGAACAAACATTCCCGCAAACACTGTAATTCGTTCAGTGGATAGTGGAACTCAAGTCACATTAAGTTCAGCAACAACCGGAACGTTCTCTGGCGCTGAAACGTTTACGATGACTCGACCACCAGTCGTTACGATTGATCCGACTGATGCTGAATGTAGACCAGAAACAAGTGATCGTTGGCTGTTAAGAGAACCACAAACAGCAACATTCCCATTGAATGAAAATACCGCAGATGGCGCATTGCATTGTCATAGTATCTCTTCTACTGGTATTGCAAATCCATTCCCAAGAACTGTTTTCATTAAGATTGTTAACTTGACGAAAGCGTATTTGTATCAAGATCGATTGCTTACGATTCCTGTGGATACAACTGATTTTGCTTTCGATCCTGCGTCAGTGAATCCTGTTATTCATGGATTTACAGGATCTCGCTCGACTTGGACTTTCTTTGCACACGAGCAAATTAAGGATATGCAAGATCCTAGAATTATGTTTAGCATTACTTGGAAAGAGATACTTCAGTAATGCCTTCGATTCATCAGTTTTATGGGACTCGATGGAATTGGCTTCCTGCTGATGAGGGTGGATACCCAAATCAAAAGGTTGCATTCGATGGGCCAACAAGAACGATATTTGTAGATGAAGGAGTGACAACGTTAGACGTAAAGACGGATTTGTATTCCGCTTGGAAAGAATGGAATATTGCATCGACGGAAGCACCCGATGCTAGAGTTTGGGATAAAGCATTTACTGCTGTTGGTGGTGACCCGATTACTGAAGATAGAGATCTTGGTGTCACATACTTTCTTGAGAATGGATGGAGGATACAGCCCTTTGCTTCAAAGTCATCATATACATTGACGATTGAAGGAAACTTATATACACGAGAAGCGGGTCAGACTCCGTTTTACTTTGCGGAAGGTGTTTCTGTTTCGCTTGTAAGATCGAATATCGTTGATTTAATTACTGTAGAAGCTGTTGGTGTGAGTTTGACAGATCAGGATATTACGAACATTGCAAATGCTGCCGCAGATCAAGTTTGGGATGAGCAATTAAATTCGCATCAAACAGCAGGATCTACGGGTAAAAAGCTGAAAGATAACTTAAAGCGTAACTCGTATATCGCCAGAATATGAGTTTATTATAAATAATATACTACAGGAGAAATAATTATGGATAATACTACATTAGATTTAGTGAGACAGGCTATTAACTCCAAGCCAGACGAATTTAAAGATACGTTTAACGATATCATGACTAACAAAGTTGCAAATGCAGTCGATATGAAATATGACGAAATGTTTGCTTCCGCTTCAGAGGAAGAGTCCTTTGAAGAGTCAGAGATGGATGACGTAGAACAAGAAATGGAAATCGAAGGAGAGTAAGGTATGAGAACCTTGCAAGACATCATACAGGAAGCTGTTGATAAGCCTCGTTCAGAAGACGAACAGCGTTTTATCGACAAGCATATTGTAGATAAAAAAGATCATCCAGAAGCTGAAGAAAGTCAATTCACTTCTAAGTCTAAAAAGGCTAAGCGCCGGGCAGACAGAGAAGAGGGTAATGACGCTGCAGTTTACGAAGAGCGTTTGCTTGGATTCTCTAATTTTATTTCTTTAGAGGAGTCAGTCAAACCCGGTAAGATGACCTTGCAAGATGGCTCTTCCGTAATGATTGGCAAAGAAGATGCCTCGGCAATCAAATCTGTAATGGGATCTATGAGTGGATCTAGCAAGAAAAAGATGCACGAAAAGATGATGAAGAATAAGAAAGGATTTGAGGAGATTGTAAAATTTGCTAGGGAGGCTGCTTAATGCCTAGCGTAGTCAAGCCATTAAGTCCAGCAGAAGATATCGCAAGCGGAGTCTCTGGAGCGGCCAGTGATATCAGCTTGGCTACTTTGGTTTCAGTAACAAACATGGATCCAGCACCAGCGCTGGTTATTATAGTGGAAACTGGAAACGGCATATACGTTAGTCCAAATGGAACTGTTTTTATCGAAAAAGAGCCTGCTCAAACTTTGGATGCTCCAGCCGCCACTACAGTTGTTTGGGCCAGTGCGATTGCATATAGAGCATAAGGATAATAATAAATGTCACTACTCATAAAAGAAATTGTTGAAGAAGTTCAATATATCACGGAAGAAAACGAGTCTGGTGGTAAGACGTATTTCGTCGAAGGTGTTATCATGCAAGGTAACATCAAGAATAGAAACGGGCGCATTTATCCTTCTGAAGTTTTGTTTAACGAAACGAATCGTTATATCAAAAATTACGTAGAAAAGAATCGTGCATACGGTGAGTTAGGACATCCCGCTGGTCCCACAATCAATTTGGATCGTGTGTCTCACATGTTCACCGAGTTGCGAACAGAAGGTGACAATGTAGTTGGTCGAGCAAAAGTCATGGGAACTCCGATGGGCGAGATTGTTAAAAGTCTCATCGACGAAGGCGCTGTAATCGGAATTTCTTCTCGTGGAATGGGCTCGCTTAAGCAAAATAAAAGTGGCATCATGGAAGTCCAAAAGGATTTCATGCTTGCTACAGCAGGTGATATCGTTGCTGATCCATCTGCGCCAGATGCATTTGTCAAAGGTGTAATGGAAGGAGTTGATTGGGTATATGACATAGCTTCCTCTACATGGGAGAGAGCTAATGCTTTTGATCAAATTGAACAAGAAATTAAAGAAACTGCGAAAGTGTCTAGCAAAGATTTAGAAGCTAAGGCCGGCGTCATGTTCGAAAGATTTCTATCATCTTTAACAAAGATATAGTTTTTATAAATAATAGATAAACTATAACTAATAGTAAGGAGAATTCATATGAGTGAACAATACATTGAAGACGCTGATCTTATCAACGAGATCAAAGCTGATGGTGAGGATTCTGAATCTGCTGATCCCGTAGCTCCTGCTGGTGGCACTGGTGTTAAGCGTAAAGCTGACAAGCACCAAGGCGACATGAAGGCAGACGAGATCGAAGACGATGTAAAAACTCCCCAAGGCAAGGAAGGCGTAAAAGCCGCTCCACGTCATGCAGACAAGAAGAGCATGAAAGAGTCTATCGAAGGTATTTTCGAAGGTTCAGATCTTTCAGAAGATTTCAAGCAACGCACTGTTGCTATCTTTGAAGCTGCAGTACAAGAAAAAGTTGTTGCTGTTCAAGAAGAACTTGAAGCTAAGTTTGAGCAAGATCTTGAAGAGCAAGTCCATCAAGCAGTTAACGATGTAGTCGAGAAAGTTGATGCATATCTCGATTATGTAGTTGAGTCTTGGATGAGCGAAAACGAACTTCAGGTTGAAAGCGGTATCAAGCTTGAAGTTGCGGAATCATTGATGGATGGTCTTAAGGCTTTGGCCTCTGAGCATAACCTCAATATTGATCAAGAAGAAATTGATCGTGTTGCGGAAATAGAAGCCAAGCTCAAAGAGCAGACCGAAGAATACAATGAAATTTTCGAGCAGTTACTTGAAGCTCGAAATGAAAAAGAATCTCTTGAGCGTGACATTGCGTTTAAGCAGGTTGTTGAAGGACTGACTGATACACAAGCTGAAAGGCTCCGTGTTCTTTCAGAAGGAGTCTCTTACGAATCAGTAGAAGAATTTACTCAGAAGATCGAAGTTATTCGTGATCAGTTTGTTTCTGAGTCTGTAGCTCAACCTGTTTCTGAGGAAGAATCCGATGATCTTCTGCAAGAAGAGACAGAAGAAAAGGCCTACACTGATCCTTCGGTTTCGGCTTACGTAGAGTCTCTCAGCCGCTTTGCAGCTAAGAACTGATTTTTATAAATAGTAATAGACAAAATCTCAATAAGGAGAACAACTATGAGAAATGAAGAATTACTTCAAAAGTGGAAGCCAGTTCTGGAGCATGAAGCTCTTCCTGCAATTGGCAACTCCCACAAGCAGGCAGTAACTGCTACTCTTTTGGAAAACACAGAAAACGCCATTCGTGAAGAAGGCGGCGCTACTATGTCTCTCATGGAAGCACCTGCTACTTCTGACGGAAACGTATTCGGTTCTGGTGCCAACCGTGGTACTTACGATCCCGTATTGATCTCTCTCGTTCGTCGTGCAATGCCTAACCTCATCGCATATGACATCGCTGGCGTTCAGCCTATGACTGGTCCTACTGGACTGATCTTCGCTATGCGTTCAGAGTACGAGACAGACGCCGCTGGCAATGATCGTAACGTAGAAGCAATGTACAACGAAGCTGATACTGATTTCTCTGGAAACGGTGCTGCAGACGGTGTACAGGGTAATGCTACAGGTACTGCTGGATCTGATGACATCGCTAACACTGGAACTGGTATGACTACTGCTCAAGCTGAAGCTCTGGGTGATGGTGCTGGTACTAACTTTGCTGAAATGTCTTTTGCAATCGAGAAGGTTTCAGTAACTGCTAAGTCACGTGCGTTGAAAGCTGAGTACACTTCTGAACTCGCTCAAGATCTGAAAGCAATCCACGGTCTTGACGCTGAGCAAGAGCTTGCTAACATGCTCTCTGCTGAGTTGCTTGCTGAAATCAACCGTGAAGTTGTACGCACAATCTACTCTTCTGCTGTAACTGGTTCCGCAGACACTGCATCCGCTGGTACTTTCAACTTGGACGTTGATGCTAACGGTCGTTGGTCAGTAGAGAAGTTCAAGGGCTTGATGTTCCAAATCGAGAAAGAAGCAAACGCAATTGCCAAGGCGACTCGTCGTGGTAAGGGCAACATCATCGTTTGTTCTTCAGACGTTGCTTCTGCTCTTCAGATGGCTGGCGTTCTGGATTACACTCCTGCTCTTAACGCTAACAACCTGAACCCCGATGACACTGGCAATACATTCGCTGGTGTACTGAACGGACGTTTCCGTGTATACGTCGATCCGTATGCAGGTTCTAACTACATGGTAGTAGGCTACAAGGGTGCAAGCGCATTTGACGCTGGTATCTTCTACTGCCCATATGTTCCTCTGCAGATGGTTCGTGCAGTCGGTGAGAACAGCTTCCAATCTAAGCTGGGCTTCAAGACTCGCTACGGTATGGTTGCTAATCCCTTCGCTGAAGGTACCAACCAAGCGTATGGTGTTATTAGTAATAATAGCAACGTTTACTATCGTCGTAGCTTGGTCACCAACTTGCTATAATAAAAAGATCCGTCTTAACGGACACTTTGAGGGAGGCTCCGGCCTCCCTTTTTTTTGCTTATAAATAGTAGATACAACAACACTTGAGACTTTAGAAATATGGCTACTTCTAATTTTCTATCACCAATTGAGTTTAGACTTGTAATTGATAGATTACCCGAGACTCGTTTTTATGTGCAGTCAGTAAATCTACCTGGCTTCAACACGAGTCCTGCGGCCACAGGAACTCCGTTTAAGACGCTCCCCTTTCCAAGTGTAAAGCTTGAATACGATGATCTCGTTGTGAGTGTGATAGCAGATGAAGATCTCAAAGCATTCCGAGAAGTTTCAGATTGGCTTATATCGCTGACATTCCCCAAAGAGTATAAGCAGTACGATGATCTACAGCAGTCTCCGCAGTCGACCCTTTCCGACATGTCTCTAGTAATACTTGATAGCACAAAGAATGCTAACATCACAATCAACTTTATTAACGTGTTTCCGGTATCAATAAGCGGTATACAGATGGATACGAGAAACGCAGATGTAACTCCGCCCACATTTGACGTTTCGTTTAGGTATGATTCATATAATATTGTAGTGTAAACTTTTTTGTGTTATAATTGATACTATTTAAGTTATTAGGTATGGAGAAGTGAATGAAGATTGAAGATATTGTTCGTGAATGGGAAGGCGACTGCGAAATTGATATGACTAACATTGCATATGAAAGCGCATCAATTCCCAAGCTACATAATAAGTACTTCAAGATTTATATGGGAGAAGGATACATTCTCAAGAAGCTTAAAGCCGATCATAAGCAGTTGCTCAAACTCAAAACAGAGTACTACAAGGGTGAACTGAGTTCCGAAGAATTAAACGAGTACGGTTGGGACCCTCAGCCATTGAAAATTCTTCGTCAAGATATTCCGACATATCTGGATTCAGATTCCGAAATAATCGAGCATTCTTTGAAGATTGGAAGACAAGATCAGAAGATTGAATATCTAGAGTCCATAATAAAAATGATCAATAATCGTGGCTATCAGCTAAAGACGATTCTTGATTACGAAAGATTTAAGAGTGGAATGAATTGATAAAAGAAACTGTCAGAGTCGAAAAAGTAGATGACGTATATGTCCGTGTAGTCGCTGAACCAGGCGTCAAGATGGAGATGTCTGAGTACTTTACCTTTTTTGTTCCCGGCTACAAATTTATGCCCGCATATAAGTCTAGGGTTTGGGACGGAAAGATTAGACTCTTGAATACAATGACGGGAATCATCTATGGTGGTCTTGTTGCATACATAGCAAAGTTTTGCATGAACAGATCTTACGATTGTATCATTGACGAAGCACTTTATCCCGAGGTGAACGTAGATCCAGAAGAAGCATACAATATTGCGGAATACTTCAAATCAACGTTTATTCCTAGAGACTATCAGAATGATGCTGTTGTACATGCGCTCAAGAAAAATAGAGCGCTTTTACTCTCTCCTACAGCGTCCGGTAAGTCTTTCATTATCTACTTGCTGACACGCATTCGTATGGCTGATGATCTTAGAACTCTGATTATTGTTCCCACAACATCGTTAGTCGATCAAATGGCATCAGACTTTATTGAGTATAACAATGGAGAAAAGCTAGACATCCACAAAATTCGTGGTGGTGCTGACAAAAACGTAGACGCAAAAGTCGTAATATCAACTTGGCAGTCAATTTACAAACTAGACAAGTCTTGGTTTGATAAGTTTGACATGGTGATTGGTGACGAAGCGCATTTGTTTAAGGCCAAGTCTTTGACCAAGATTCTTGAGAAGATGCCCAACTGTAAATACCGCTATGGGTTTACTGGAACTCTCGACGGAACTCAAACGCACAAACTTGTGCTAGAAGGAGTGTTTGGCCCCGTATACGAAGTCACTACTACTAAGAAGCTAATGGATGACAACACGCTAGCGAATCTAAAAATTGTTGGACTTGTTTTAAAGTATCCTCTTGAAACGTGTGATCTTAATAAAGGTAGATCATATCAAGATGAAATAGATTGGATCGTAACAAATGACGCAAGAAATAAATACATTCGAAATCTAGCACACTCTATAAAGGGCAACACGCTGATTCTTTTTCAGTTTGTTGAAAAGCATGGAAAGATTTTACACAAGATGCTCGATAGCGAAGAGCATAGCGTTCACTTTGTTCATGGCGGAGTGAATACAGAAGAACGGGAAGAAGTACGAAGGATAACAGAAGAAACAGATAACAACATTATCTTGGCTTCGTATGGTACATTTTCTACCGGTATAAATATTAAGAAGCTAGATAATGTTATATTTGCATCACCGTCCAAGTCAAAAATCAGAAATCTACAATCTATTGGAAGAGGTCTGAGAAAAGGAAACGGCAAAACAAAAGCAACTCTTTATGATATTGTCGATGATCTTAGATATAAAAGTCATGTGAACTTTGCATTTAGACACTTTGCTGAAAGAGTCAAAATTTACAACGATGAAAGTTTTCAATACAAGATTTACGATATTGATATAAAGGAGTAGTCATGAATTTAATGCACATCAAGCTTCGGTCTGGAGAAGAACTCGTTGCAGACATTATCAATCAAAAGATTGCAGACGAAGAAGGACCAGCATGTCTTTTGCTCAGCAAGCCTGTTCAAGTAATTCCTACAGGGAACGGTATCTCTGCACGAGAGTGGCTTTATTTCTCAGAGACAAACGAAGTTTGGTTGTCCGTCAATGATATGATGTATATCAACGAAGCCAATGAAGATGCAATTGAATTCTACGATAGAATTGTTCTAATGAGAGAAGACCATGAGTCTGCAAAAAAGCATGAGCGTCTCGATGATATGGATATGGATGATATTCGTGAACTCTTCGACACCTTGGTAGAGTCAAAGAACTCTATAAAACATTAATATTTTTTCCTGCGTTAACAGGATTATACTGAACATATAAGCATCTGTCAATAGAAAATTAAAACTTTTTGCTATTGACTCAACACTATTTTTCCCGTATACTGTGTAAAAATGTCAGAGGTATAACATGTCTAAAAATTATGTAAATAACGCTGAGTTCCTTGAAGCGATAATCTCGTATAAAGAGGTTTGTAGAAAAGCAGAAAGCGAAGGAAAAAACAAGCCTCAGATTCCTAATTATATCGGAGATTGTATTTTACAGATCTCAAGAAGACTATCAAGCAAGCCTAATTTTGCTGGCTACTCGTATAAAGATGAGATGATCTCTGACGGCCTTGAAAACGCAGTACAAGCGCTCGACAACTTTGATCCAAACAAATCGAAGAATCCCTTTGCATACTTTACGCAAATTATCTGGTTCGCATTCCTTCGACGAATTGAAAAGGAAAAGAAGCAACTCTATATCAAACACAAAGTCATTGAGCATTCAATCATGACCGACAGTGTAGTCGATTCAGATGGATCTGATGATACATTTGACATGACGAATACTGAGTTTGCGAACGACTACATGAACGATTTCGTAAAAACATACGAAAAGAAAATTGATGAAAAGAAAAAAGCACAAGCCAAGAATAAGAAGAGTGTAGACTTAAGTGAATTCATAGGATAGGAGTTTCTATGCAGATTGCCATTCTAAATGACACACATTGGGGTGCTCGTAATGACTCTAAAGCCTTTGCCGATTACTTTCATCGATTCTATGATGAGGTGTTCTTTCCTTATCTAATCGAAAACAATATCAAGACTATTTTTCACTTGGGAGATGTCTTTGATCGACGTAAGTATGTGAACTTTGTTACAGCCGCAAATTTTGAAAAGCATTTCATTCGTCCTTGTGCGGAGAACGATATCGAACTGTATATGATTGCTGGAAATCATGATACGTTCTATAAAAATACGAACGAAGTCAATAGCATTCGACAGCTATATCAAAACACAGCGTATGATAACATTCATCTATATTGGCAAGATCCTGTGGAGGTAGATTTAGACGGATGTAAAATTCTGCTCTCTCCGTGGATTTGTGCAGATAATGAAGAGTCTACAATGAAAGCACTTGAAGACACGTCTGCTCAAGTTGTTATGGGACACTTTGAAATCGCTGGCTATGAAATGATGAGAGGTATGTTGTGCGAGCATGGCCTCAATAAAGATATCTTTAGAAAGTTTGACTCCGTTTATTCTGGTCACTTTCATCATCCGTCTTCTCATGGAAACATTACGTATCTGGGTGCTCAATATGAGATGACCTGGTCAGACTACGATCAAGTCCGTGGGTTTAGTGTTTTTGATACAGACACCCGTGAGATGAGCTACGTCAAGAATCCTCTCAAGATGTTTCATAAGCTATTCTATGACGATACAGACATGACGATGGAAGATGTTGCGGCTCTCGACTTTAATGACTTGACAAACACGTATATAAAAGTTATAGTACAGACTAAGAGCAATCCATACTTTTTCGACATGTATTTGGATAAGATTCAAGAAGTAGGGCCTGCTGATATTAAAGTAGTTGAAGATCACAAGAACTTGGACGGCATCGATGAAGACGAACTTGTTGATGAGGCTCAAGATACGTTAACTATCTTGAAGAACTATATTGACAATATTGATGTGAACGGCAAGAAAGAAAAAATCGAAAAGCTTTTGGGTGAATTGTATCATGAGGCGATAAGCATCGAATGAGTAAAAAGTATATTCATGTAAATCAGCATAAAATTCGTGCAAACAAAAAGCATGGAACTGATGAGCCTGTGATCACAATCAAAGAAGGCCGAAGTAACACATATTGTCATGAAGTCAAAATTCATGGTGAATCGGTAGTGCGATACGGAGGAAGCGACAAGCCTATTCTTTCGTGTGGTGCTCGTGTTGTTATTGAGACTGAAGCTGACATTGAGATTATTAGATGATAGTATTCAAAACCGTTAGATGGAAGAATTTTCTATCTACAGGGAATGTATGGACGGAAGTCCAACTCAACAAGAATAAATCTACTCTTGTTGTGGGTGAGAACGGAGCGGGTAAGTCTACAATGCTAGACGCCATCTGCTTTGCTCTTTATGGCAAACCCTTTAGAAAGATCAACAAGCCTCAGTTGATGAACAGCATCAACAAAAAGGGACTTGAGACCGAGATTGAATTTACTAACAAGGGTAAAACATATCTTGTTCGTCGTGGTATCAAGCCAGCGATCTTTGAAATTTACTGTGATGGAAAGCTACTTAATCAAGACGCTGCAGCCAGAGATTATCAAGCGTATCTTGAAGATACGATTCTGAAGCTCAGTTACAAGTCTTTTGGACAGGTCGTTGTACTTGGATCTTCTACGTTTATTCCTTTCATGCAACTAAGTGCAAAAGATCGACGTGAGGTCATTGAGGATCTTCTTGATATTCAAATCTTCACTACGATGAACACGTTACTCAAAGAACATGTTTCTACAAACAAGAGTGGTATTGATGAAAACAAGTATCAGATTTCACTTGTAGAGAACAAGATTGACTCCGCAAAAGATCACAACGAGTCTATTCGCAAGTTGCATGAAAATAAAATTGACGATCTAAAGGAAAAGATCAAAGAACAAGTGTCGCAGGTTGAGGAACAGCGGGAACTAGCCGATACAATCGATGTTGAGATACAGTCACTTCTAGGATCAATATCTGACAAGGATAGCATTAAGAAAAAGCTAAAGAATGCTCAAAACATTGATCAAGATCTAAAAAACAAGTTACGGACGTTGGTGAAAGATATCTCTTTCTATGAGAATCATGATGAATGTCCTACTTGTCAGCAAGACATTGATTCAGACTTTAAAGAAAGTCATGTCGGTGTGCAAAATAAGAAGCGTATTGAACTCGAAAATGGCTTAGATTCTTTACAAGAAAAGTTAGACGAACTCAACAAGCGTATCGATGAGATATCAGATATTGAAGATGATATTAATAAAAAGCATTTGTTAATGAGAGAACATGTTGCGAATCAAAAATTTGCAATGAACTCGCTAAAAGGAATAAAAAATGATTTGGAGTCAGCAGAAAAAGAGGCTGAAGAAATTGACACTACGACTATCGAAGCCATGCAGGACGAACTCAATGAAAAGATTGCAGAACAACAGGAGCTAATGGACAAGAGAGAAGTCTTGGCAATCGTTAGTACAATGCTCAAGGATGGTGGCATTAAGACAAGGATTATCAAGCAGTATGTTCCAATCATGAACAAACTGATAAATAAGTACCTTGCTGCGATGGACTTTTTTGTTCAGTTTGAACTTGATGAAAGCTTTAACGAAACAATTAAGAGTCGATTCCGTGACGAGTTTTCTTACGCTTCTTTTTCTGAGGGTGAAAAACTTAGAATTGATCTGTCTTTGATGTTTACTTGGAGAGCGGTGTCTAAATTGAGAAACTCAGTAAGTACGAATCTACTAGTTATGGATGAGATCATGGATTCATCGCTGGATAGCTCTGGAACAGATGAATTCCTAAAGATCATTAATGAGTTGACAGCAGACTCTAATGTGTTTATAATTAGCCACAAGAGTGAACAACTTTATGAAAAATTTGAAAACACCCTTCGCTTTGAGAAGGTCAAGAACTTTAGTAGGTTAGTAGCATGAATGAATACAAGCCATATACAGTCGAGGATGTAATCAATGCGTCTAACGAAAATAGATTTAGTGTCATTAGTTGTTTTGCTGGCGGCGGTGGGAGTAGCACTGGATATCGTCTCGCTGGTGGAAAAGTTCTTTTAATCAACGAGTTTGTTGAAGAAGCGATTGCGTCATACAAGCAAAACTATACTGACACGAAAATCCTAGTTGATGATATTAAGAAGTATACTGGAGAAGATTTTCTTTCTCTTGCAAATATTAAAAAGGGTGAGCTTGATATCCTAGATGGATCGCCTCCTTGTTCTGCGTTTTCTGTTTCGGGTAAGCGTGAGAAAGGCTGGGCTGGTTACGTAAAAGACACACGCAAGTCTTACTTCGATGAGAATGGAGATATTGTTCACGAAGGTGAGATAGTCGTACAGGATGGAGTAAAGAAATACTCAGACAACAAGGTTCAAGAAGGTATTGAAGATCTGTTTTTAGAGTTTGTTCGGATTGCAAAAGATATTCAGCCAAAAGTGATCATCGCTGAGAACGTTAAGGGAATCACTATGGGCGAAGCAAAAGGTAAGCTTGTTGAGTTTATCAATGCATTTGAAGAAATTGGATACGAGGTTACGTATCAAGTGATGAATGCGGCTGATTATGGCACAGCACAGAATCGTGAGCGCACCATCTTTGTTTGTATTCGACAAGATGTATTTGATTCAATTGATATGAATGTGCTAACGATGAATCGAGTGTTTCCAGAGAGAACCTCTGATAAGATTCCTATGGAAAGCGCACTATCTGGTATTGAAAATGATCCAGAAGAGATCCAAATGTTGCTCGACTACGTACAAAGAACCTATCAGAAAAAGTTTATCGAGAACTTACCATTTCGACCACATAAGACACTGAACCCAAGTCAGCCTGAGTTCGCTGATTGGAATCCAACAGGATCGTGTTTTAATATGAAACGGCCTTCTCCCTATCATCCTTGTCCAACACTAACTCAGTTAGGTCAACAGATGACTACTTCCGGAGTGTTTCACTATGATTATAATCGTAAGTTTACGATACCAGAACTCAAGAGATTGATGGGATTGCCCGAGGACTATCAACTGACGGGAACCTTCAATCAGAAAGCGGAGCGAATTGGTCGAATGGTTGCTCCTAAGATGATGGCTGAACTTGCAAAGTCCGTCTATGAAAATGTGATAAAGCCTTACAATGCTTAGTCAACGAATACGAGAGCATAATGGCGAAAACTGCTATGATGATTCTTATCAGAGAGACGCATTAGTAAATCTGATTCACACAGATAATGAATTTCGAGAGTACATAAAAGCGCAGTTTAATATCACGGATGAAGCAAACACTAAGATATGCAAAGACCCGCTTGGCGATTACAAAGTAGATCTCGGCGTGAAGCAAAATGGTGAGTTGATCGGTCTGATAGAAGTCGATTACTATATCAAGTGGGATCCCGACTGGCCTGAGAACTATCGATGGTGTCACGCACTCGCAAGAAAGATTAAGTACTGGAAAGAAGAGGGACTACCCTACATAGGTTGTACACTTAACAAGCAAGGTGATAAAGCGCTCGTGAGTACAGATGAAATGCAAAGAAAGTATATGTGGACAATGAAGCGAAAGAAAGTTTATCTCAATAATGAATGGATAGACGATAAGTTTATAGAGATACCCTTACGAGTAGCAAAGAAGTTTGGTAACTGGACAGATGATGAACTGAGGAGAGTGAACAATGCCTGATTTTACCTTTGCACATAGAGACGAAGGATTCGATGATCATATCGACAAATCTATTCGTGGCTATAGTGTTTTACATGATGATATAGTGAATCTTAGTAGATACTTTGTTGAAGACGATACAAACGTAATTGATCTTGGTTGTTCAACAGGCAAGACTATTCATGCGATGATGAGACAAAACAACGAATTTGCTCCCAACGCAACATACGTGGGAATTGAGTATGCTGATGGATTTATTCCTGCTCTCGACGAACGTGAAAAGCAAATGCGTGAAGAGTTTGGTGGTGTCGAAGGAAAGGTTGAGTTTCATATTGGCGACATTCGCAACTATGATTTTGTGAATGCAAATCTAATCACTTCGATCTTCACCCTACAATTCATGCCCCCCACATCTCGTCGTGATGTACTCAAGAAGATTTACAATTCACTGAACAAGAATGGTGCGTTTATCTTTGCTGAGAAAACGGTTGCTCAAGATCCAAGACTACAAGAAATGATGACGTTTACATATTACGATTACAAGCGGGAAAACTTCTCAGACAAAGACATTTTGGACAAAGAACAAACTCTTCGAAATATGTTGAAGCCAATGACATGGAAAGAAATACAATCTGCTCTCGCTACGGCGGGATTTGGGTTTGACAAAATTCAACCGTTCTGGCAGAATCATTTATTTGTCGGAGCTATTGCCATCAAGTGATTTTTGTGATAAACTCTCTTTTAAATCTTGAAAAAAGGATTATATCTTATGCAATTTAGTGACAATACAATTTCAGTACTTAAAAATTTCTCTCAGATCAATCCCAGTATTATGTTTCGATCTGGAAGTGTCTTGAGAACTATCTCGCCCCAGAAGACAGTCATGGCTGCAGCCGAAATCGACGAATCATTCGAGAAGTCAGTCGGCGTATACAATCTCGGTCGTTTTCTGGCAACCCTTTCCTTGTTTGATGAGCCGGAGATTGCACTTGAGGAAACTCAGTTTGTCATCGGTGATGCGAAGAGTACTGTTAAGTATACGTACACTTCAGAGAACATGATTGTTTCTCCACCCGATAAGGATATTAATGTTCCTGATATTGTTGCTGACATCAACATCACTTGGGAAGAAATCAAGAAGGTTCGAGACGCTGCAGCTGTCCTTGGACTTCCTGAGATTTCTTTCTCTAGTTCTGGTCGAGGTGTCTTACTTTCAGCCGTCGATAGCAAAAACTCTACAGCGGATACTTTCAGCATTATCTCCGCACCCGACGAAACGTTTGAGCCATTTGATATGATTATCAAAACAGACTATCTCAAACTGCTGGAGCAAGACTACCAGGTAGCCCTTTCGACCAAGGGAATGGCACACTTCCGTTCTAATGGAGTCAACTACTGGATCGCAATCGAATCTCGGTAGCCTTGACTACTAGCTTTTCTTATGCTAGAATTGTGTCATTAATCTGCGGAGGATAGATATGGGAATGCTCTATGGTTCTATGCGTCATACATCAACAGGACGCAAGAAGAAAACTAATCACTGGAAAACTGCTCGGAAAACTAAAGCCCCGTTCGTAGAACTGAAAGCTGAACCAGTGTACTATAGAGAAACACCATACTATCCTTCAGCAGATTCCAAATCTTCCCACGAGGAATATTCCTCGCTTTCTCGTGAAGAAAAACTTGAGATTAGCTCCGGCTATACTGTAGCTCCCGCTTACAACAAGGGAGCGTATCAAGTTATATCCAAAGAGAATATAGAACACATAGGCAAATAACAAAAAAGTCTAAAAAATGTTCAATATTTTCACTCCTAAGTCATTGATTTTATTAACAAATAAAACACGTTATAAATCAATAGCTTACAGCTTGCAAATTACCCCAATCTATGAGATAATTACTCCGTAATTTGAGATGAGAGATTGATATGCAAGATTCAGTGATCGGTCGTCAAGTAGAAGCGGACTGGGGTGCGATGATCCCACCTTCTGTTGGCGTCATTGCGGGAACACGTGTGTGCCCCGGCGTGTGGGAGCGTCAAGTTCTGATTAACTGGGATGACGATTCGTCTGACTGGTACAACATCAAAGAAATCCGTATGCCCGGCTGGCGCTCGGTAAACGGATCTCCCATTGGATTGTACTGGAAAATGTCCGAGACTTGGATGGAATCATTTGGAGAGGTGAAGTAATATGGCTTATATGAATCAAGAGCGAAAAGCAGAACGTGCACCCAAGATCAAAGCGATCTTGAAAGAGTACGGTCAGAAGGGCAGCCTGAGCGTTCGACATCACTCTACACTCGTCCTCAAGCTGAAGGATGTTGCTGGAATGTTTGAGTTCAAAGATGAATATCAGAAAAGATGGGGCATTTCAATCAACCCTTATCATTTTCAAAATCAGTATGACTGTCCTAAAGTTGTTGAGATGCTGAAGAAGTTGACGGCTGCTATGTACGGTGATGACTACTTCGATGAGAGCGACTCGATGATTGACTACTTTCACTGTAGTCACTACATCGACATTGATGTTTTACCTGCTTAGGAGGTGCTATGCTAAAGTTTGAAAATGTTGCTGAGATTGGCGATCTGATTCGTGCTTACGACTTTGAGCCAATACCTGATCGTCCTGACACTTATGTCAGTGGTTGGGTTGAGAAGAAAGGTCCGATCTTTGTTGAGATTGAAGAAGGTCGTGAAGTCTACATCTGTGATGGTTACACCATCCACTGTCAGTATGACACCAACGGTAGTCGTGAAGGTGTCAAGATTCACGTTCCGTTTGAGATGGGTTTCACTGACTTTGACGGTCGTGTCGAGAATCTAACTAAAGAAGTGCGTAAGGAGCCTTTGTAATGATCCGTAAAAAGCAGATCAATTCCCCAATCGTCATTGATCTGACGGGGCCAAATGGAAATGCTTTTGTACTGATTCAGTGTGCTAGGGATCTTAGTCATAAGCTGGGTCTCGACTTTACACCCATTCGAGAAGAGATGATGGATGGTGATTATGATCATCTCATCTCAGTTTTTGATTCATACTTTGGGGATTTTGTGATTCTCGAAGTTTAAGTTTTGATGGAATGATGTACTTTCGAAAATTGCTACTAATTGCTATGTGGTGCGAGTTCCATCCTTTTTATTCTTGACAATAGGAGTAGTTTATGGATATACTATGGTATGACGCTGAAGCTTTAAACGGCAAGGGAATGCCGGGAGAGTATTCTTCCTCTGAAGAGCAAAATCTCGGACCGAGCAATGCACGAGAGTGTCCCTGCATTCCTTGTGAGCGAAGCGCTGAATGTAAAGCAAACCTTTTATCGTGCGATGCGTTTCGAAAGTGGTGTAACACTGGAAACTATTCGGACGATAGTTTAATGATAAAGTTGAAGAGCATATGATAGTAAAGATAACGCAATGTCCTGATAGATCCAGATGGTATTCTTCTAAGGTTGGTGAGAACTGGGAAGTATTTGACTTGCAGAATGGAGAGTATTCTTGTCGATCATCTGACGGCTATCTCAATTTCATTTTAGCATCCGACTGTGAACTAGTAGACCCCGCTCCAGCCTCTTACATAGATGACTTGATGCAAGAAAGTCATTTGCTGGATATGACAGAAGACATTGAGATTGATGCTGAAGTAGGCGGAACAAGAGAAGCACTCGGTGTCCCGTACATGAGATTCCTTCCGCTAGAAGCACTTGCTGCAGCAGCCGCATCTTTTGAATACGGCGCTAAGAAGTATGAGTCTAGAAATTGGGAGAAGGGACTTCCATGGCAACAGATGATCGATAGCCTCAAACGACATATCGATGACTTCGAGCGAGGCATAGATCACGATGATGCTGAAGACGGATCTGGCTTACATCAGGTCTGTATGATCATGGCTAGTGCTATGATGTTGTCTGCATCTGTCATTCGTGGAATCGGAAAAGACGATAGAACGCCTCTTATCAGTCCTACAATGACTGCTAAAGAATGTGCTAGGTGGATTGAAGATCAACTTGCGCTTGCTGATCAGCACTCAAATAAAAGTAATAAATAGTACAGTGTAATTAGTCATAGAGTAGATCATGCCACAGTTTACTACAGAAACCACAGAAATTCTGCAAGCTTTTTCTGAGTTAGATTCCGGAATCTTTTTTGATCCCGTAAATAACTTCGACCTATTTTTAGACGACTCTAATGAAAAGGGCTTGCTCGTTTCTAATGGAGTTGTTCTTAACACTATTGGATCTGATAATCTACAGTGGAACAATGCTGTATCTCCAGTCCCGTCAGCAGACTATCTCAATTTCTTTAATCGTCTCGAAGTCAATAATTTTATTGATATCAGTGGTGTTGGAGATTCCAACCTCGACGGTCGATGGGAAGTTACATCGTTAACGCCAGGTGGAAATTACGTCATAGGACTTACATATACTGGCACAGTTAACGACAATCAAAACATTACAAATACTGAGTTGACGATACAAAGAGTGATTGAGTATCCGTCAAACTATTTGCTATCTAATAGCTCTAACGGCTCAATAAGCGCTCAAGCAAACATCCCCATACAGTTTGCTAGTCTTGCTCCATTGGGAGATATAAACGGTCTATTGGCAAAGTTTACTCTTTTCGAACTTCCGTTCGTCACTTTTTCTAATCCACAAAGTAAATTTGATATAACAGAAATCCAATCTGGATCGTCTGCAAAGATAGCCTCGTTTCCGTATGGAAATGCTGCAGACATTCCAGCACAACCAGATGTATCTCAATTAGATATTTCATCTGACGAAGATGTTACTGTAACGCTGACGAACAACGATATTGACAGGATTAACAACGCTGTTAGTCAATATCAAATAGCAGAAAGCCAGCAAGGTCTCGATAGCGCAGTATCAGGTGTCACTGCGGAGTTCGATTTTTCTGGATCGTTTGAACTTACTCCAGTTGAAAACGAAAGTGGTTTAGATCTAAGTAGTCTTCAATTTAAGTCTGAGCAGTACACTCAAGCCGTTAACGACTACACTCAAGCTGTTGATGACTACAACGCTACAAATCCAAATAGCGTTACTGAACTTCCTTCTTTGCAAATAGGAATCCGAGGTCTTACTGGTGGAAACACAGTAACGTTTAATCTAGCGAAAGATAGCGCTGTACTATCAGATCAGTGGACAATGACTTTACCTGCACCAGGCACTCCGTTTGTAAATGACTTTACGTTTTATGTTGATGCAAGTTTCTTCTCTAAGATACTTTCTGGGATCGACTACGAATTGATTCTTTCGAGCCTATTTGAAAGAATGCAATTGACAGGTGAGCTAACTTATGTTAATATAACATACAATCAAAGTGAATTTGATTCAAATATTTCGTCATTTAATTCTCAGGTCGAACAATTCGAAACTGACATCGAGGCGTATGAAGAGCAAAAGACTCTAGATATACAGGAAAATGATGAAAAGCTTGAAGATGCAAAGTTTGCTCTTCGAGATGCAAAACTAGTAGCCATGGCCAATGATCTAAGTGGAAGTGGCGGAACTGGTACATACACGTATGTTGCGCCAACTCCTGCTGAAGAACTTGCTGAAGCTTTGAACAATGGATACAGCGAAACATATGAAGCTGATTACGATACTACTGGCCCTGGCGCACCGGGTAATGCGAATCCACGTCCGAATGATCCAGCGGACCTAGTAGAGACTGACGGAGAAGATACAAGTTATATAAGTAATGTGACCTACTGGACTACAGTAGATTATGTTGATGACTCAAACCCTTAAGGAGATAGACTATGAGTGAAGACGTAACCACCGCTGAAGCTGTAGCTGAAGCACCCACCATGCCTGAGATGGATGTACCCCCCGCACCCGGTGCTCCAGAAGGTGAACCTGTACAACTGTCGTTTGCTGACCTTGCGGCCGCTGTACAAATCATTGACGTTTTTGTAACACGTGGAGCAATCCGTGGTGAAGAAATGTCTTCAGTTGGTCAAGTGCGAGATCGTTTGCAAGCATTTGTCCAGCAAGCGCAAGCGCAACAGGAGGCTCAACAAGCCGAAGCTGCATGATCCTCTCCCAATCAACTTGGGAATGATAACACGGCCCCCATCTCATGTCTTCGGAATGAGCTTGGGGGTTCTTTTACAATATGATGGGGTGACAAATGCAAGACAACTTTATTTGGGTTGAACGATATCGACCTAAAACAATTCAAGATACTATCTTACCCGACTCTCTGAAAAAAACATTTCAGCAATTTGTCGATCAAAATAATGTGCCCAATCTTCTATTGACTGGTCGTGCTGGTATTGGCAAGACTACTGTGGCCAAAGCTATGCTTGAAGAGATTGGCGCTGACTATATTACAATCAACGGTTCGATGAATGGTAACATCGATACTCTACGTGTTGAAATCGCTAACTTTGCTTCTAGTGTTTCTTTTTCCGGCGGCCGCAAGTATGTCATTCTAGACGAAGCTGACTATCTGAATGCAAACTCTACTCAGCCTGCACTTAGAAACTTTATGGAAGAGTTTTCAAAAAACTGCGGCTTTATCCTAACTTGTAACTTTAAGAACCGTATCATTGAGCCTTTACACTCTCGTTGTAGTGTAGTTGAATTCAATGTAACTGGTGCTGATAAAACCAAACTCGCCGGACAGTTTTTTAAGCGATGCTGTAAAATACTGGAAACTGAGGATCTTGAATATGATGAAAAATCTGTTGCTGAACTTATCAAAACTTATTTTCCTGATTGGCGTCGAGTCCTTAATGAACTACAGCGTTATTCTGCTACTGGCCGTATTGATGCTGGTATATTAGTATCAACTTCAGGCGAGTCTATTGATGACCTGATTAGTAGGATGCGTGAAAGAAACTTCACAGATGTTCGTAAGTGGGTTGCTGAGAATTCTCATGTTGAGTCAGCGGTACTCTACCGCCAACTCTATGATGTGCTACCCAGCAAACTCAAGTCTACTCAAAATGTAGCTGACGCAATTGTGATTCTCGCTGAGTATCAGTACAAAGAAGCGTTCGTTGCAAACTCCGAGATAAATAGAGTAGCGGCTCTCGCAACTCTTATGGCGGAGATGGAGTGGAAATGAATGGGCATATGGGCTAAGATAAAAAGCTGGATCTTTGGAATACACTGTCTTTTGTGTAGAACAAAACTCGATCCCACGAGTGAGTATGTCATAGTCCAATATAGGTGTCTAGATGGCTATGATAATCTTTATCTTTGTACTGAGTGTGCAAAAGATTTTGATGAAGCCGCATTTGATAGCAATACAGATCCGTCCGCTTTCATTGATATATGAAGTATGTAACTCTGCTTACAGCTATTGCGATAGCGGCAGTAGCGGGATACTTCTCTATCATTGGATTGTCTACAATCTTTGCTGGTGCTTTCTGGGCTGTTGTTATTATGGCGACAGTGCTAGAGATAGGTAAACTTGTTACTGCCGCATATCTTCATCTAGAGTGGAAAGATATAAGTACATGGATTAGGACTTATCTAATATCAGCAGTATTTGTCCTGATGATTATCACTTCAATGGGTATCTTTGGATATCTATCGAAGGCTCACTTAGAGCAGACAATAAATCAAGGTGGTAATAATGAATTACTTATCAGCGGCCTCGAGAGAAAGATTGAAAGACAGCAATCGATCATCGATGACTCCGAAACGGTCTTGGCGCAACTCGACTCTGCGGTTGAAATACTGCAAGACTATGACCGAATTAGAGGACCTGATGGAGCAATTGCGGTTCGGAAGGCGCAAGCAGAGGAAAGGACAGAACTCAACAGAACAATCGGATTGGCGTATGATCAGATTGCAGGATTCCAAGAACAACTTCTGCCCCTGCAGAAACAAACTCTTGAACTTGAAGCAGAAATCGGCCCAATCAAATACATAGCAGAACTAATTTACGGAGAGAACTATGACATCGATAATGCGGTTCGTTTCGTTATTCTTTTACTTGTGTTTGTTTTCGACCCCTTGGCGATTATACTATTGATAGTATCGACAGCAATGTTCAAACGTGATATCATTGCTAAACCCGAAGTAAAAAAAAAGTTGAAGACGGACAACTCAATGAATCCGTTAGTGAGCGAACAACAAATTATGGTGATGGAATGAATCCTTTTGATTATGTGAACTCGATCACGCATTCGAAGAAAAATTTAATGCGTGATACTGAAAACGACACACTTGCTGAACGTGGCTATGAGCCATGGCTTTCAAACAACGCACTGTCTTACTTTCCGGACACCGTTTTACATGCTAATCTTATGAACATGTATAGCGATCTGGATAATCGTCCACAATTCGAATTTTTACTAAATAGTATTAGACCTAGAAAGAGATTTTCTAAGTGGATAAAGAAAAGTGATAACGAAGACTTGAAAGCAATATGCGATCATTATCAATGCAACGAAACGGTTGGCCGAGAGTACTTGTCTTTGTTATCGTCTGAACAAATAGACGCTATTAAAAAAGAACAAGAACAAGGCGGTTTAAAAAGATGACGTTATTGATTGAAGATATGGTTGAAGTCTCTTTAACTCATGAAGAGAATTTTTTAAAAGTTAAGGAAACCTTAACGAGAATTGGTATTGCTTCTAAGAAGGATAGAAAGCTATACCAATCTTGTCACATCCTGCACAAGCAAGGAAAGTATTACATCGTTCATTTTAAAGAACTCTTTATGTTGGACGGCAAGGCGCACGATTTTTCAGAAGACGATTGCGCAAGAAGAAACACAATTGTTACTCTACTTCAAGAATGGGGGTTGATTAAGGTCGTTCGACCCGAAATGATTTCTTCACCTTCTGCCCCTTTATCACAAATCAAGATACTCCCACATAAAGAAAAGAGCGAGTGGGAACTTGTTGCTAAATATAGCATTGGTAAAAAACGATAAGGAGAAAGCCATGTTGTGGGACATCATTGTAATTTTGTTCGTATCGGGTCTTGTTTTTGGACTCGGATATGTAGCTTGGGTTTGGAACATGAAGGGCCTCGAAGGTGTAGTAGACAAGGCCGAAGAAATCGCAGAAGAAGTAGAAGAAGCGATTGACGATCTTGAGGATCTTGGTGATAAGCTCAAGAAGATGACTAAAGCAGAACTCGAAGAGTTTGCGCATACGCTTGGTATCAAAGTTGACAAGCGTAAGAAAAAAGATGATATGATTAAAAAGATTGTAGACGAAAAAAAATAAATGTACGAATATAAGTGCATCATTAAAAGAGTACTCGATGGCGACACAGTTGATGTCGATATCGATTTAGGATTTGGAGTGTGGTTACGTGGACAGCGAATTCGTTTTTATGGAATCGATGCCCCCGAAACTAGAACTCGTGATTTAGAAGAGAAGGCTCGTGGCCATGTAGCACGAGATTTCGTCTCTCAATTCTTACCAGTCGAATCTATTCAAACACTAATCAGCAGAAAAGATGAAACTGGAAAGTACGGTCGCATACTTGGCGACTTTGTAGTATACGATGCTGTTTGGGATGCTCAAAGAAACTTGACAGAACTTCTATTGCGTGAAGGTCTTGTCGAGGTTTATGAATCTAAATAAGCAGTAAAATCGTATAAATAAGAAGCGATGACAGGGCGATCTTGTCATCCACATCAGTGCGGAATGGTCCGGCTGAGAGACAACAACCTTGCTTAATATAAGGAGGCAAAAAATGGTTAATACCCGAACTAAAATGTTTACATTCCCCCATTCACGTTTCATAGGATTTGATCACGTATGGGATGAGATTGAGAAACTTACCGCCGTCGGTGCTAACGAGAAAGGATTCCCTAGGCACAATATCGTAAAGCATGATGACACAAACTATTCGATGGAGTTTGCTTTAGGTGGTTACAAGAGAAAAGATCTGGAAATTGAAGTCCAGCCTGGCGTTCTCATTATTCGAGGTAATCCAGACGAAGACACTAAGCAATATCTTCACAAAGGTATTACTACGAAAAAGTTCGTAGAAACATTTAGACTCGCTGACCATGTTGTCGTTGATGGAGCTGAATTCGTCAACGGTTTACTAGTCATTAGTTTGAGAGTTGAACTGCCCGAAGAACAGCGTCCGAGAAAGATCGAAATTAAAATCTAATCTCAAAAGGACACTGATAAATGAAAAAAGAACTATTTGCCGCATGTAGCGGTGTGGTATTCGCTGGCTTAATGTTAGCTCAACCTGTATTAGCTGTAGAATCATACACAGCAAAACTCAACGAAGAAGGCAAATTTTGTGCTACAGTAAAAGTCGCCCAGCCGGGTGGATTTTTTATTCGTCGCATGAAGTGTCGTTCTTTGGAAGAGTGGGAAGCTAAGGGATATGAGGTTTCGTATCCAGAAGGTTTGTCTCCAGAAGAAGTGGCGGCATCTATGAGTGATAGTATTCTCTTAGATTTGGATAAAAGTCTTTTGGCACAAATCAAAGCATCCCTGCAGGTAGGTAGATCATGAAACTAACCCTTTCTGAAAAGCTATCAGCGATTGCTGTATGCACATTTCTAATTGGGTGTATGGTGGCTGGCTTTTATGGACACATTATGTATCCGGAGTTGTATATGAATGCTACTCCAATGCCATATGTCTATACTCCCATAATTTAAATGTGAATAGAGGTTTTTGTGACGTTCCTCGACCGTTGGTAAGGTCGCTAAAAACGTCACGCAACTCTTAAGGTAGACGATGTTTAACATAAGCGACACGGCTAAAAGATTAGCAATTTTAGGAATAGTTATACTTCCGTGGGAACTAGCACTCATCTACTTCTTTACTACAACCGTAGAGAAACTTATATAAATGGTTGACATGTCCCCCATGTCTACTATATAATGTGGAAAACATTTTGAGGAATCTATCTTGTCGTTTTACACAAACGTGACCCGTTACGGAAACAAGATCTTATATCGTGGATACTCTAGTAAAGGCACTAGAGAAACTAAGAAAGTAAAATTTCAACCTACACTTTACATTCAGAGCAAAAAGCAAGAATCTGGATGGAAGAGTCTGTATGGTCACACTGTCGATCCCGTTCAATTTCCTTCGATGTCTGAAGCAGGTGAGTTTATCAAGCAATATGAAGATGTTGACAACTTCAAGATCTTCGGTAATACAAACTTTGTAGCTCAGTTTGTTGCTGAAGAGTTCCCTGCTATTATTGACTTCGATCCCAAGTTCATCGATGTCGGCAATATCGATATTGAGGTTGCGTCAGATGAAGGATTCCCCGAACCCGACGAGGCCAAGTATCCCGTCATCTCAATCGCTTACATGAGTAGTAAGCACAAAGCGTTCTTTGTGTGGGGCCTCGATGACTATGATACAAGTCTTCGAGACTTTGATGACTCTGGCTATGAGGACTATGAGGTTGTCTATCGGAAGTGTCTGGATGAGAAGAATCTCTTACTAAACTTCTTGCATCACTGGAAGCAATTCACTCCAGATATTATCACTGGATGGAACATTCGACTCTTTGACATTCCGTATATTGTGAATCGAATGAATCGAATCCTCGGCGAAGATATCTCTAAGCAAATCTCTCCGTTCGATGTGATTAAATATCGTCAGATTGCGGTCAAGGGTAAGAGTCTTGATGCATATGAAATTTATGGCGTCCAACAGGTAGACTACTTCGATTTATTTCAAAAGTTTGGCTATAGCTATGGAACTCTTGCATCGTATTCGCTTGATCACGTTGCATCTGTTGTTCTCGGTGAACGAAAACTATCGTATGAAGAGTACGGCTCTCTTCACAGTCTATACAAACAAGACTATCAAAAGTTTATCTCGTATAACATTCGAGACATTCTTCTCGTTGACAAAATTGATCGTCAAACTGGATTGATGCAACTTGCACTCACGATTGCATACAAGGGTGGCGTCAACTATAGTGACACTTTTGGAACAACTGGGATATGGGATAGTATCATCTATCGATTCTTACATCATCGTAAGATTACTGTTCCTCCTTCTACTCGAAAAGAGAAGCAATCTTACCCAGGTGGCTATGTGAAAGAGCCTCGTATTGGAATGAGCGAATGGATCACTTCGTTTGACTTGAACAGTCTGTATCCTAATTTAATTGTTCAGTACAACATGTCTCCCGAGACACTAGTTGAAGGTATGCTTCCTGACTTTGGAGTAGATCATTTTCTGAAAACTACGATTCCTGATGAAATTCGAGAAAAGGATTATGCGGTCGCTGCCAACGGATCAATGTATCGCAAAGATAAGCGTGGAGTTCTTCCTGAGATCATCGTAGGACTGTATGATGAGCGAAAAGCAATCAAAGGTCAAATGATTAGTAAGAAGAAAGAATATGAGCGTAAGAAAACCAAGCAACTTGATATGGAGATCACGCAACTCGACAATCAACAAATGGCAGTAAAGATTCTTCTCAACTCACTCTATGGAGCGCTTGGGAATCAGTATTTTCGATACTTTGATATGCGTATGGCTGAAGGGATTACGCTCTCTGGTCAGTTGGCTATTCGATGGGCGGAGACTGCAATCAATCACTATCTCAATCGAATACTCAAGTCCTATGATGAAGACTATGTAATTGCAATTGATACCGATTCGTTGTATGTTGATCTTGCTCCACTAGTGAAGCAGGTGAATCCTAAAGATCCCGTTAACTTTATTGACGAGGCTTGTAAGAGTAAATTTGTTCCTCAACTACAAAGGTCTTACAAGGATATGTTTAGTCACATGAATGCGTATGAACCTCGTATGGTTATGGAGCGTGAAGCAATTGCTGATCGTGGAGTCTGGACTGCTAAGAAAAGATATATACTTAACGTGCATAACAATGAGGGAGTTGCTTACGCTGAGCCTAAACTCAAGATCATGGGAATTGAGGCTGTTAAGTCCAGCACGCCTCAAGTGGTGCGGGATAAGTTTGTAAAAGCATATGGAATCATTCTAAACTCTACAGAAAGCGAACTTCAAGACTTCGTGGCAAACTTCTATGATGAGTTTAAAAGTCTCCCTGCCGAGGATGTTTCTTTTCCTAGAGGCGTGAGTGATATTGAGAAGTGGCAGGACAAACACACTGTCTACAAGAAGGGTTGTCCGATTCATGTAAGAGGTGCGCTTGTATTCAATAGATTGTCATCAAAAAATAAGCTTAATGTTGAAGATATTAAGAACGGAAGTAAAGTCAAATTTTGCTATCTGAAACTTCCAAATCCTTCAATGGAGAATGTGATATCTTTTCCACAGTTCTTACCCAGAGAGTTTGAGCTAGAACAGTATATCGATTATCAAACTCAGTTTGACAAGACGTTTAAAGAGCCATTGAAACTTGTATCTGATGCAATCAATTGGGATCTTGAAAAACGAAATACACTGGAGTCTTTCTTCTCATGAATGTGTAAAGCAACATCGATTCAAAATGAATTGGAAAACAAGAGAAACCCCTAGCTGGTTTCAAGTCGCATAAGGAGAACTAAAATGTCGGATGAATTTTTTGATTTTGGATTCACCGCTGTAACGGAAGATGAGTTGGATGCGGTACGCCAGCTACAAGCACAGACGGAAACGATCCAACAAGAATTGGTATCAGTTGACAACAAGGCAAAAGCCTTGTATGATGCTATCATGCCATTACTAGAAAACCTAAAGGCAGATCCCAATAAGGATTATATCTACTGGCCGAATCGATATGAAAAGATTGACGCATTCCAAGATAAGCTTGCGTCTATTATGACATCATAAATGTTGCATATATTGAACATATGACACTATAATGGTCATTATATGACACATTATCACTGTGGGATAATTCCCCACGTTAAAACAATCAATAACTACTAAGGAAAAAAATATGTCATCACTACTAGAAAAGCTTCAGAAATCTGGAGCCATAAAACACACTTCGATATTAAATAAGTCTACATTTTTTAATGTGAAGGATAGTATACCAACTGAAATTCCAATCATTAATGTTGCTTTGAGTGGACGGTTAGACGGCGGCTTAACGCCTGGACTAACGTTTCTTGCTGGGGAATCAAAGAGCTTTAAATCTTTGCTCGGACTAATGCTTGTTAAGGCATACATGAAGAAACATGAAGATGCTGTGTGTTTGTTTTACGATTCAGAGTTTGGTATTACACCAGACTATATCGAGTCAAACGGGATTGACACTAGTAGAGTGCTTCATATTCCAATTGAACATCTTGAGCAACTGAAGTTTGACATTTCAAAGAGACTAGAAGAAATAGAGCGTGGCGACAAAGTAATTATCTTTGTTGACTCTGTAGGCAATCTTGCTTCTAAGAAAGAAGTGGAAGATGCTTTGGACGGAAAGTCTGTTGCTGATATGTCTCGTGCAAAAGTGATGAAATCACTCTGGCGAATTGTAACGCCACACTTGACTACAAAAGACATTCCTTGTGTTGCTGTCAATCACACTTATCAGACAATGGAGCTTTATTCTAAAGCAATCATGTCCGGTGGTACTGGAGGCATGTATAGTGCAAATCAAGTATTTGTAATTACAAAAGCCCAAGACAAAGACGGGAAAGAGTTGATGGGTTATAACTTCACTATCAACATTGAGAAGTCACGCTTTGTTCGTGAGAAATCCAAGTTCCCATTCAATGCTCGATTTGATGCTGGAATCAACAAGTGGTCTGGATTACTCGATCTTGCAACAGAAGGTGGCTTTGTCGTTAAACCTAGCATGGGTTGGTACTCAAAAGTCGATCCAGAAACAGGTGAAGTCGAAGATAAGAAGTATCGAGCAAAAGATACTGATACAAAAGATTTTTGGCTTCCCATCTTGACAAGCAAGCGCTTTCAAGAGTATATTAGTGACAGATATCAAATCGCCACACGTTCACTTGTGGTAGACGAACCAGAAGATTATGAAGAGGCTAATCTAGATGATTGAAAACACAATTCTTGCGTCACTACTTCACAATGAAGAATACATGCGAAGAGTTGCACCTTTTCTAAGTGAATCTTACTTTTTTGATCTTACTGAGAAGACTGTTTACAGCGCTATTATGTCTTACATCGAAGACTACAATGGCATACCAACAAAAGAAGCATTGCGAATCAATCTTGAAGAGAAAACAACTCTGACGGAAGATTCCTTTTCTTCTGCTGTTGATATGATCAATGAGTTGAGTTATGATGATCAGACAGATCTCGACTGGCTAGTAGATAAAACTGAAAAGTTCTGTCAAGACAAGGCCATCTATAATGCAGTCCGTGAATCCATCCTTGTACTAGACAATCAACACAAGACTCTAGACAAGGGTGCGATTCCACAATTGCTGAGTGACGCCCTTGGCGTCTCGTTTGATCAGAATGTTGGACACGACTTTCTGGAGCTTTACGAAGATCGATATCGCTTTTATCACACGAAAGAAGACAAGATCCCATTCGACATAGATCTGATGAACAAGATCACGAAGGGTGGACTTTCTCGTAAATCTCTCAGCGTGATTCTTGCTGGAACAGGTGTGGGTAAAACTTTGTTTATGACTCACTGTGCATCTGCTAATCTTCTCTCTGGATTAAATGTTCTGTATATCACGATGGAGATGGCTGAAGAACGCATCGCTGAGCGGATCGATGCGAATCTACTTGACGTTACGATGGACACTCTGAGAGAAATGCCTAAAGATGTCTATCTTAAGAAGGTGCAACGAGTCAAAGAAAAGACTACAGGTAAGTTGATTGTCAAAGAGTATCCAACAGCAAGCGCTGGATCTGGACACTTTCGACATTTGTTAAACGAGTTGAAACTGAAAAAGAACTTCACTCCAGATGTTATTTACATTGACTATCTGAATATATGTACAAGTTCTCGTGTGAAGAATGCAAGCGCAAACTCATATACAATTGTTAAGGCAATTGCTGAAGAATTGAGAGGGCTTGCTGTCGAGTTTAATGTTCCAATTATGTCTGCGACACAGACTACAAGGAGCGGATACTCTAACTCTGATATTGGGCTTGAAGATACCTCTGAGTCTTTTGGACTTCCAGCGACTGCTGACTTCATGTTTGGCGTAGTATCGACAGAGCAACTAGAAGAGTCTAATCTGGTGATGATCAAGCAATTGAAAAATCGCTGGGGAGATCCAAACTACAAGAAGAGATTCGTTGTCGGCATTGATCGATCTAAGATGAAACTTTTTGATGCTGATGAGGATGCTCAAAGTGCTGTGATGGATGACTCTGCTCAAGCACCTAAGTCTAACAATGTAGCGACACTCAAAGCGAAAAACTCGAAGCCAGACTTTTCGAATTTCACATAAAAAAAGGGGGCGCAATGCCCCCTCTTATAAATCAGACTACGTGGCAGGCCAGAACCCCACTGGCATTTAAAATGCTACACCTGCTATTCCTATGTGATTGGGTAATAATTACTCTACACACTTGCCTCTTACGAATACCGTATGAACACGCACCCTGACACTATTTATACAAATTGATTTTTCAATGGCTTATATTCTGGATTTTATAAATATTATAATACTATTTAAGGGATAGTCATGAGCGCTGCGTCTGATAGATTCGAAAAAATGATAGCAGAATCTGCAAACTCTATTTCTGGCATAAGAGCTAGTCGGCCTACTGTGGGCACTCAGTACTCAGACGTATTGCTACAAAAGGGGGTCACAAAGACTTGGCTTGAAGTCAAGATGAATCACACCGACAATCTATCTAATCCTAGAGTATTCTATAAAAATGGAAAGTGGGATACTACTTACACTACCCCCGCTGCGAAAGAAGCAGTTGATATTCTTAACGATGATCCTAAGACAAAGAAGTTTCTTAAAGATTTGTCTAAGTTTACTGGTATACCCTTAAAACAAATAAAGATACCTACTACAAAAGGCGGACTAAAAGAAGAAGGCGCTGTTCCTCTTCATATAATGAAAGCATACTTTGCACAGCCTGGAATCAATCGCTATATAGCAGAGATGAAAAACTATGATATGGCGTCTTTAATTACAAAGCATTACACTGTAGGTAAAGCTGAGCCTGCATATTATATGCAAGCCGCAGATGATTTTTATCGGATATCGAGTAAAAATCCATTTAAAGTGCCTAGTGCTGTTCCCTTGCTAAAAGGTAGCGGTGACTTTAAAGTAAGAATTGCAACTCGTTCGCAGTTTTACGAAGTTCAAGCGGAATTAAAAATTACGTCAATGCCTAGCAGTAAATACTCGTTAGCGCCTGACTCAAAGAAAAAGAATCCTTTTTAAGACTAAGTTAAAACAATGAAATCATTCAGTCAATACATTACAGAGTATAACGATGAAACTCTTATAAAGAAAATAAAGCACCCTAGTGGGACTTCTTTGATGATCTCTCGTTACAAGAACGGTCCTGATGAAGGCAAGTATGTTGTTCGAATATCTAGGAGTAATTATGAGCGTGGAAAGCAGAATCGCACGATGCGAGCTATACACGATAAACCGCTTGATGCAGAAGCAGCCGTAGCACTTTTTAACAAAAGAAAGAAATCGATCTGGAAGAAAAAATGAAATCGTTTAGTCAATTTATATCAGAAAGAAAAGACTCTTTTTTCATTGTAAGCTTTGATGGTGTTCTCGACAATAAGCTAGTTTCAGCTAAAGATGCCAAAGATGCAGTAAGCAAATCTAAAATGAAAGAACTAGGAATCGAACTCAAATATAAGCCTAATGGTATTGTCCACGGAGATGTTAAAAACTATAAAGATACCAGTGGGAAAATTTTAAAGACTTTAGATTTCGAAGATCTTCTTTTTAAGTTTAGAAACAATCATCCCAAAGCTGGGAATATGAGAGTCGGACATGAAATGAAACCAGGTGAAATTAAAAAGATATGGAAGCAGATTTCTACAAAAACAAAACATAGAATAAAGATTGCAAGATTTATTGAAGAAAAGAATTTTGACGAAATGTTTGATTTGTTTTTAATAATGGAGGCAGATAACACATTCGAAAAATTGGGAGTTAATCCTATTCAAGCAACAATAATCTTCAATTGGGTCAACAAAAATCTATTGAGTAAAAGATAAATGAAATCGTTTAAAACGTTTTTGAATGAGTCAAAGAACACACACATGACTCACCTTGAAGACTCTATCATTGATAACGGGGTCGATGGTGCTCGTGACACAATTAACTATCTTCGCTCGTTGCGTGATATGCTCGCAGGCAAGTCAAAGAGTTCTGTCAACGTTACAGTGAAGTGGGACGGAGCGCCTGCAGTGTTCGCTGGTATCGATCCGAGCGATGGCAAGTTCTTCGTGGCGAAGAAAGGTATCTTCAATAAGAATCCTAAGATATACAAGACAAATGCAGATATTGATGCTGATACAACAGGTGATTTGAATGAGAAGATGAAAGTTGCATTGAAACATCTTCCAAGTTTAGGTATTAAAGGAGTTGTTCAAGGTGATTTTTTATTTTCGAAAAGTGATTTACAGACGATGGATATTGATGGTGAATCGCATATTACTTTCCATCCTAATACGATTGTTTACGCTGTACCGTCAAAAAGCGACCTCGGTAGAAAAATTAGCAGGGCAGACTTCGGTGTGGTATGGCATACAACATACAGAGGAGAGTCTTTTGAGTCAATGTCAGCAAGTTTTGGAAAGGAGATTGCAAGTGATCTTAAAACTTCAGCAAAGGTCTTCTCAGTAGACGCAATGTACAAAGATGTCTCTGGCTCAGCTAATTTTAACAAGAAAGAAACAGCAGAGATTACTGCGATTCTATCACAAGCAGGCAAGACGTTCAACAAAGTCAAGCGTAGTACGTTTGATATGATCAGTAAGAATGCTGATATTAATATGAGAATGAACACCTTCATTAACGCTAAGATTCGTAACGATCAGTTGCCTAATCCAAAGAAAGTTGCTACCGAGTTTGTATCGTATATCGAAGGCATCTATCAGAAAGAAGAAGACAAGCGCAAGAGCGAGAAAGGCAAAGCGACACAAAGAGCCAAGCGAGACGAAATCTTAAACTTCTTTAAGAGTAGCCCAGTCAAAGAAATCGAAGATCTGTTTACACTATATAATCTCGTAGCAAAAGCAAAACTCATGATCATTCGCAAGCTAGAGAAGGCGCAAGGGTTGGGAACATTCTTGAAGACTAAAGACGGGCTTGAAGCAACAGGTCAAGAAGGCTTTGTTGCGATTGATCACACAGGTAAAAATGTAGTCAAGCTAGTAGACAGATTACAGTTTAGTAAAGCAAACTTTTCTCCCGAATATATCAAGGGATGGGACAAGTAAATGGCTATTTGGAATAAAGACACTCAATCATTTTTAGATAATAATAAGACGCTGTTTGAGGCATTTCAAATGGCAGACAAAGACGGAAATATTATTAATTCTTCCGGTGCGGCTTCCAACATTCCAATTGCGGCAGGAGATGTTACTGGCTACTCACATATCAACAAGTTTGGTGCTACAAACGGAGATGTCACTGCTGGAACAGTTTGGGACGGTAATAGCGGAACAGTTGCTTATCCTTATCCAGCAAATAGCGTACTGACTTTAGCTGGAGCGACTAACACTGCGGATGATGGAGAGGCTGTAGAAGTTCAAGGTCTTGACGCAGATTATAATCCTGTTATTGAAATTATTAATATCGGCTCGGCGGGATTGACAGTCTTCTCTCGTGTGTTTCGAGCAAGAATGGTAGCGTCAGAGAATAGTCAAGATATCAACATTTCACAAAGCGGTACAGTTGCAGCCAAGATTCTTGCTGGTCTGGGTCAAACTCTCATGGCAGTTTACACTGTGCCAGCAGGAAAGACTGCCTATCTTCTCGATCTGCATTTGGGATCCGATAAAGCATCTACTAACGCTGGGGTGACTTATCGTTTGTTTGCACGACCATTTGGCGGAGCATTTAACATTAAAGGTAACTTCAATGCCGCAGGTGGTCAGAGTCTCGACATCAATTATCCTGTTCCCCTCAAGTTTGAAGAAAAGACAGATATCAAGATTGATGTTGTGGCCGGACAGGCAACACAAGTATCAGCAACGTTCGATCTAATACTGGTAGACAATCCAGCTTAAGTATAAATAACAACAACAGGTAAGTGTACGCAAAACCCTGAGAGGACAACGTGGAAAAAGAAGAAAAAAAAGAAAATCCGTCTAAGACTAAAAAGAAAGACGAAACCTTAGTCAAGAACACCATCGAACTCAATCCAACACTTAATGAGGCAAAAGGTAAAACTGTCGTCCTTGGTTGGGGTCGCATGAATCCAATCACGTCTGGTCACGAGAAGTTAGCAAACAAAATCAAAGAAGTTGCTAAGAAGCGCTCGGCTACACCCCTTATCTATCTTGGCCAATCACAAGATCCTAAAAAGAATCCGCTTAGTTACGATGATAAAATAAAGCTAGCGCAAATGGCATTTGGTCGTAATCTTGTAGTCAAGTCAAAAGCAAAGACCATTTTTCAAGTCATGAAAGAACTCGAGGCTAAGTTTGACAACGTAATTCTCGTTGTTGGTGCTGATAGAATCTCGGAATTTGATACTCTGCTTAACAAGTACAACGGTAAAGACTTTACCTTTGACGACATCGAAGTAGTTTCTGCCGGAGAGCGCACAGATCCCGACTCAGATGAAGCTAAGAATATGACTGCTGATACTATGTCTGCTTCTGTTATGCGTAAGCTAGCGTCTCAGGGCGATCTTGAGGGCTTTAAGAAGGGCCTCCCAAAGAAACTCCAGCGAAACGCTAAGAACATCTACGACATGGTTCGTGGTGGAATGAAACTCGCTAAACTCGAAGAAGAAATGGAATCACTCGATGAAGTGATGACTATTCAACAACGAAGAAAGCGTGCCCTTACTATGCGTCGATATAAGACTAAGATCGCCATGGCTCGTAAGAGAATGCGTAGACGATTTGCAGACGCAAGCAAGCTTAAAACTCGCTCTCGCAAGAAAGCAATTCAACTGATTCGTAAAAAGGTTGCGGGTAAGCAAGGCGCTAACTATAAAGATCTCAGTCCCGCACAAAAAATGCTCATTGATAAGAAAGTCGCAAAGCGTAAAGCAATCATCGACAGAATTGCTAAGAGACTTTTACCTCAGGTCAAGAAAGCTGATCGTCAAAAGTTTATGACGAAAAGCGAAGAAATGAATCCTGTACTGACTCCCGATAACGAGACACCAAGACAGAAGCGTTACCATCAGATGTTTAATAAGGAAGGATCAATCAAGCTAGATGGTCGATTCAAAGCATTTAAGAAAAAGCAAAGTCAGTTTGAAGAAGTCAATGACGTAGAGTTGCTACAGCTTATCGAAGAGATTACTAACACCATCGATGAAAAGTCGCTCAGCGACAATGATCCGTGGGGCATCAAAAAGCTTAAGTCTGTAACAGTCAATCGAAAGCAATACGCTGTAGCCGCTCAGCTTTTAAAGAAACTACTTGCACGTAAGAAAAAAGAAAAACCCGGTCGTCATTCTCCAGTTTATTACGCTCAAGTTATTGCAAAGCAATTCGATAATGTAGACGCTAAGACTCTTGCAAAAATGGTTCAAGAAGAAGGTGGCGCAGGTGATCGTGGTACTGAAAAAGTAACTAAGCGATACAAGAGAGACACGCCCGGTGAGACTGTCAGCGAGCAAAAGGTTGCACAAGATCCAGACGTAAAAGATCAGCCTGGGACTCAGCCCAAAAAGTATTACAAGGGACTTTCTGATTCTGAAAAAGAAGCAAGAGCAAAGCAATTCCGTAAAGGCGTAAAAGCGGACGATGATAGTCCTAGCTCTTACAAGTCTGCACCGGGCGACGATGATGCGAAGACAAAAGAGTCTAAGCACACTAAAAAGTATCGTCAAATGTATGGGGAGTCTTTGGAAGAAGGTCCTAACATGGAACGAGCAAAGGATCAGATTAAGAGAATTCGCAATCGAGTCAGAAAAGAGGTTGATCAGATTCAAGATCGTGCGAGAGCTGCTGATGTTCAGCGTAAGAATCGTAGTACTCGTCCTCGGTTGGCAACTGAAACATATGAGTTGACTGAAGAGTCAAAAGAAGCATTGATGAAAAAGGCTGATAAGTCCGGAATTCCATATAGTATTCTCAAAAAAGTTTATGATCGGGGAATGGCAGCGTGGAAGACAGGGCATCGCCCAGGTGCTACTCAACAGCAGTGGGCGTATGCTCGTGTCAATTCGTTTATCACTAAGGGTAAAGGAACTTGGGGCGGAGCAGATAAAGATCTAGCATCTAAGGTCAAGAAGGAATCGGTCAACGAAGAAGTCAACATGAAAAATGTTGATAAACTCAAGACTGCCGCCAGAGACTTTAGCAAAAACAAGAGCAGAAACTTTCAGTCAATCGAAGATGCACTATTAACGATTGTGCAGTCGATGCGGGTTTTAGGGAAAAGCACTTCTGGGCGGACTGATTATAAGCACGAAGGAATCATTGATAAAGAAATCTCAAGAATCAATAATATCTCTAGTAAAGCATACGGTACAGAAGAAGGTAAAGAGATAAAAAGCCTTCTTACTAAACACGGGCTTGTAACTAAGACAGGTAGCACATACAGTCCAATGATGGATTTGATTTACGAGTCGGTAAATGAAGCAGTTTCTCCCGCACAGCAAGCGGCTATTGCTATCTCTAAGAAAGAGCGAGGCGAAAAGCCTAAGAAGACTTTTAAAGAAGCTCGCAAGAGTCGAAAAATGTCTGCTCAAGATCGCTTGTGGAAAAGCTATAACGCTTATACCAAAAGAACAACTGGTAAAAGCGCAGACGAACGTGTAAAAGAACTTGAGCAAATGATCCAAAAAATGAAAAAGGAGCGAGAGGCTCTAGACGAACAAGATCCTTGTTGGGATGGATATAAGCAAGTTGGAATGAAGAAAGGGAAGAAAGGTAAGCCTGTTCCAAACTGCGTGAAAGAAACTGTTCGAAGCAAGACAATCAAAGTCGGTGAAGACGCTATCGGCGCTGATGAAACTCACTATGCTCTCGTAAAGGAAAGAGAAGTAGTTGCAATCGGCAATAAAGAGGATATGTTGTCACTTCACAGAGAAGAAGGTGGACGTGTTTGGGTATCAACAAAGCAAGTGGGAGATCTTGTTGAAGAAGTTACTCAACAGCAGATCAACGATCTCGAAAAGTTTGCAGATCGCTTGCTCAACAAGTTTGACGTAGACATCGAATTTACGAGACACTTCGCTGATCGACTCAATGATCCTCGCAACAAGCCTGCTATTACAGTTGCTGAGTTACAACGACTCTTTAAGAAGATGGCAGACAACAAGGGTAAGCGAATCAAGAAGCACGGTAACGCTGAAGCTGTCCTCAAAGATATGCAATCGGATCTGAATCTTCCCGTTGTTGTAAACTGGAAGAACGGTGAGTTCGAAGTTGTAAACAAAACAATCATGCGTAAGAAAGCATTTAAGACGCCTAATCCAGTTATTAAGTACGAGTGATAAATTATGAGGGTGATTAGAAAAGATCTACTTGAGCAGATCTTGCCTCGCAATAAAGAAATTGATGAGTGGTATGATCTACTCAACGATATGCTAGAAGACTATGGTATCACGACACCGGAAAGACTAGCCGCTTTTCTAGCACAGTGTTCTCATGAGAGTTCACAGTTTAAAGTGTTGTCTGAAAACTTAAATTATTCTTCTGATGCACTTTCCAAGCTATTTGGAAAGTATTTTAAGAATAAGAATGTTGAAGCGTATCATAGACAGCCCGTGAAGATCGCAAATGTAATATATGCGAACCGAATGGGTAACGGAGATACAGAGTCTGGAGAAGGATATAAATTCAGAGGAAGGGGAGTGATACAGCTAACGGGCAAAGAAAACTATACTAAGTTTGCAAAGCATGTTGGTAAAACTCTGGACGAAACAATCCAATATTTAGAGACAAAGCGAGGTGCGTTACATTCTGCTCTCTGGTATTGGGATACTCGTAATTTAAATGCATATGCTGATCAGCGAGATATTAAGGCGATCACAAGGAAAATTAATGGAGGATACATCGGTTTGACTGAGAGAACAGAACACTATGAAGAAGTCCTAAATTTAATGGGAATTGACATTCATCATGACACGGATACTTCCATGCACATTGATATGCACATGGGATCTAAAGGAAATCAAGTTGTAGAACTACAAAATCTTTTAGATATCCCTGCTGATGGTTTTTTTGGAGAAGACACACAAGACGCAGTAATGAGATTCCAGATGGAAAACGATCTGTGTCCAGACGGCATTGTAGGCCCGATTACATGGGGTAGAATGAAGTCTCGATTAGCATAAATACTAAGAATACTAAACTTTATTAGGGAATTATAAAAATGAAAAAGCAACCAGTACATCCGCTCCCAGATACATTTATGAGTGCTTTCTCTAAGGCATTAGATCCTACATATAGCGCCGAAGAACAAGCTCCATCTGCGGTAGAAGATGCTGCCAATGTTATGAGTCAGCACGAGCCTGCACAAGAAACTGTAGAGCAATCTGTCGAAGAGTCATCTTGCGGAGGAAACATTCAAGCTTCTTACGGAAAGAAAAAGATGAAAGAAGATAAGCTTGATCCCGTAAACAAAAAGGCTGTCAAAAAAGACTTTGATGATCGACAAGATCAAGATATCGATAACGACGGTGACGTTGATTCCTCAGATGAGTATCTACACAAGCGCAGAAAGGCTATTTCTAAGGCAGTAACAAAAGAAGAGCAAGATCCGCTGTTGGCTGACGAGAATCCAGTCACTGAAAACGGACAAGACGCTATTAGCGAAGAAAAGGAAGACTGCGAGAAGTGCGAAGGCACTGGTGAAGTAGACGGCGAAGAGTGCGATCATTGCGATGGTGAAGGCTATCATGATGACGATGATGACGATGATGACGAAGAAGATATGAATGAGTCAACTATGCGTGATCGTCAAGTGGTTAGGGCAATGCGAATCGCTAAAGACATGGCAGGAAACATGACTGGTGCTACCAAAGCAATCGAGAAGTTAAAGAAAGGATTATCTAGTCATCCTAAAGTCAAAGGCGCATTGCAACTAGCAAACGAAGAAGTCGAGCAGGTTGATGAAGCAAAGATTGGTAATATGGGCCCATATACTATGGCTCAAGTTCAACAAGCCATGAAGGTCGCCAAGTGTAAAGGTCCTCAAGCTATTGCTCTCGCTGGCGCACTTCGAGGCATGAAAGAGTATTCCAAGTACTAATAGGAAATTACTGATGAAAACGTTAAAAACTTTTTTGAAGACTACTGATACAAAAGAGTCAGTTAAACTTGATGAAGCAACTGTGTCACGATCTGATTTTGACAAGTTGAAGAAGGGTTCTAAGATTGAGATTACATACGGTTCTTCAATTAGTTCTAGTCAGACACGCACATTTCAAGTCAAGAGCAAGACTCGAAGTGCTAAGCACAATGTCGATAAAGTCAACATGGTTGATCCCAACAAACCAGGCGGTATGAAGTTTCATCTCTATAGTCGAGATGGCAAAGACGCAACCCTTGCACTAGGTGACATGGGGGCAACCATCAAGTCATACAAGATTCTGAGCGAGTCAGTCGATCTCGATGAAGCAGTAGACTACTTCAAGGTCGCAAAGGCATTTGATGACTATGCAAAGAAGCATGGTGGTATAGATAAGAAAGATTTCGAACGTGTTGGTCAGTTCGTTCGTCAACTTGGTAAAGAGTCAGACGTAAACAAACAGGACAAAACGTTCATGGCAATGCAGAAGTTCATTCGTGGAATGGACACTGATCCTCGTGATGGCGTACACCAGATATTCCAGAAGCATGGTATGTGGAAGGGTGGTCGAGTCATGCGTGAGTCAGTCGATCTCGAAGAGTCTGAATTTGCTGGCTGGATTGCTATGTATGGTGGCAAGAAGGTTGAAATTAAAAAAGGCGAAGCAAAAGACTTGTATGGTGCTAAGATGAAAGCGGCTCAAATGTTGAAAGTACCCAAGTCTAAAATGGGTCTTTTGGCAATCAAGCCTGCAGTTAATGAGTCAGTCGATCTCGACGAAGGTTACGATGAAGTGAGCATGGCGATTCGTCAGTTACACTTTATTCAGTATGCCGCTGAAGAAATTTCTGATTATCTCGAAATGTCTGGAGATATGGAAGAGTGGTATCAGAATAAACTTGCAAACGCACACAGCATGATGCAAACACTTCACTCATACGCTGAAGGCGACAAGCGTATGACTTCATACGATGATCCATATGGCGCATTCGGAGAAGAAGTCGAGCAGGTTACTGAAGCTACCTCTATCAGAGTAGATATTCCTTACTTTGATGATGAACCAGCACGAGCCAAAAAGGTTCAAAGAAAATACCGTGTCAAGGTAGTTGATAAAGGTAGAGATTATCAAATCACTGGTGATAAAAAGAACATTGTTAAGTTCTTGATGGACAAAGATGCTTTAGAATGGGATAAAGATGAAATTGAAGATGAATTTCCAGAACTTTTCGAATCAGTCGTGCAGGTTGACGAAGTAAAAAGAAACGCTGGTCAATCTGCTACAGGATATGACATTTATCACAAGACATACTCCGATGCACTACAACACGCATACGCTCATGCTGAGAAGAAGCACAAAGTAAAAGTTGATATGGACGCTGTGCATGACAAAGTTGCAATGGGTCCAAAGAAGCCTTCTTCGGGTAAGACTAACTCATTTATTCTTCCTACTAACACTAAGAAGAATCTTCACGTCCAAGTATATAACACAGGCAAGAGCTATGAACTCAACATGTATGTCGAGTCTATAGAAGAAGCATTTTTACGAACTCTTGCGGAAGAGAATCAGAGTCTCGAAGAGCATCAGATCAAACAAAAACTTGATGAAGCACCAAAAGTGCCTGCTGGTATGAAATTTATGATCGGTCATGTCTACAAAGGCACCAGCCACACATATTATAGAAAAGGCAACAAGATGACCGACCCCGTTGTCGTTCATATTAATGACAAGCCTTGGAAAGAGTTTAGTTCATTACCTAAAGCAAAAGTAGCGGCGATTGCTCATATTAAGTCAATGAAAGAATCAGTTGAACTTGATGAGAAAGCAGTTTCTAAATCACAACAGAAGCTCATGGGCATGGCTCTCGCATACAAGCGTGGTGAGATGGATGATGCTTCAGACGAAGTAAAGAAGATCGCTAGTTCTATGTCTGAAAAGGATCTTGAAGACTTTGCAAAGACTAAGCACAAGGGACTACCCACCAAAGTCGAAGACTAAATAAGATAAATAGTAAGAATAATTTACTCATAAAGGAGAAACACAATGGCACTATGGGGAAATACAGATACTTTTGCTGATGTGCCTAAGTATCTACAACCTGCAGTAACTTTTGATGGAACTGCTGTTGCTACTGGCAATGATATCACGCTGACAGCACATTCTTTCGAGAATGGAGACGAAGTGTTGTATACTTCAACTTCCGCTATCACGGGTTTAGTGACAGGAACACAATATTTTGTTGTTGGTCGAACTGCTGACACAATTCAGCTTGCGGCTACAGAAGGTGGTGCGGCTATTGGCTTGACTACTGGCGCTGGCGCAACTGACGATTCGCTTCAGAAAGTTGCTGAACCACCTGCATACTTCATCGATGTTGAAGAAGCTGGTGTTAGCACTAACGCTGATCAAGGTTTGAAGACAGGAGGCTGGAACACGCTTCGCACTTGGACCACAAACGGTGGAGCAGTAACTCGTTACGCCGCTGAGCCTATTGTTGCAATGGGTGTACCTGCAAGCGTTTCTGGTGATGCTGAAGACGTAGTAACACCTGAAGCTACATTTGCGTTCCTTGCTCAGCCAGCTACAACACTTACAGTTGCTGACGGCGAAACTGCTACATTTACAGTAACGACTCAGACTAACTCTGATAGTGCAACTGTTAGCTACACTTGGGAGTACGACCCACTGGGCGGTACAGCTTGGGAAGATGTTGATTCGATCACTGATATCGAAGAGACAGCAGGCGGATTGGGAGTATTGGAAAGCACAATCTCGTTCCCAGCACCACTTGCATTGAACGGTGCTACGTTCCGAGTGACTGCTTCAGCGAGCTTCCCTGGCGGAGATGGCGTCACAACTGCTCCGTCAACAACGTCTACGCTAACAGTAACAGCTTAATATTACATTAGCTTTAATGCTCCCCTTCGGGGGAGCGCTTTTTGATGTGAGTAATGAATAATAATGAGATTAGATGATTCTACTTTTTTGCTATATGCGGCTAAGCATTATGATATGAAATCTGCCGCAAGTGCTGAAGACTTTTATGAAGACGCTAAAAGGTTTCAGCATGTAAAACGATTATTTAAGCGATATAAGGAAGATGGGGATCTAAGAGTACGACTAATATTGAATCATCTCATAATTATTTACAATTGCTTTGGTCCGGCAGCAACAAACATGTTGTTTCTAAAGCTTAAGATGTATCATCATCATCTAAAGCCCTTTGTTATTTACTTGAGCTATATGCCGGAATTTATTGAGTATGAAGACGTACAAATAAAGTCTACGGATATTCCGCTAGACATAAACATAGTCCAAGAGTTACGGAAAATATGATCGTCGATCTTTTTTTAGTATATCAGTTCATTAAGAGACTTGCGACTCCCTTCAAGGAGTGGAAGGCTTATGAGCTTGGTATTATCGACGAGAATGGAAATCAACTGAAAAAGCGTAAAGAATTCACTCGTCGAGAAGAAAAAGACGCATTCGGTATATTCGACATCATGATCATGAAGTTAAAGCGACTTTTAGAAAAAGTGCCTGGTGGCAAGAGTCGATTAGCTTCTTATGCTGCAGCCCTCTATCTAATCAAAGAGAGCGAAGAAATCCAGAAATACGAAGAAGACTTACTTACAGAAGAATACGTTGAGTGTAAGTTGGACGAATACATGAGCATGGTAGTTAACATGTATTCCGATGATAGTATTAATCATTTATTTGAAAATACTATCGACGAAGAAGTTCCAGCAAATTCGGCTGGTTCGGGTAACGTGGCAGGTATAGGCGTGGGACCTCAAGGAGAACCAGGTGTCTCCAAGCGGGCTCAGAAACGTCTACAAAAAAAGAAAAAGAACTCTATAATTAAAAGGGTCCTGCACACAGGAGTAAACAAAGATGGACACTCAGAATAGTATTCATGAAGTAAAGTCTGATGTGGAGATTTTAAAGAGAGACGTTAGTAACATGCAAGGATTATTAGCAAAACTCGACACTGCAATCGACAAAATCGCTACAGTATCGTCAGACGTTGGAAAAATATTGGCGGGCCAAGAAACTCGACTTGAGCAAGTAGAGTATGAAAGTAGAGAGTCAAAGCGACTGACCGAAAAAGAGACCGATCTAATACATGGGCGTATCTCTCAGAAAGAACATGAAGTTCGAATCGATATGGAGCGTAATCATAGAGAGCTTATGGAGTTTCTTCGTGTTCATGATGAAAAAAGCACAGATGCCTGGAACAAGGTCGAAGATCGAGTTACTAAGCTAGAAAGCTGGAAGTTCTATGCTATTGGAATTGCTACTGCTCTTGCATTCGCCGCTGTACAACTCAAGGATATAATTGCAGTCTAACTATTGACAAGAACACATCTAGATGGTATAATTTTTTTATCGCAAATCATAATATCACCTAGAGTATTCTATGAATCATGTCGATTTAAAGTACGCCAACATTTTATCATCTCGTCTTGAACTTTTCAAGATCAAACAGAATAGTCCCTATCGAGCGAACTTTCGCTGTCCTATCTGTGGGGATTCTCAAAAGTCAAAGCACAAGGCTCGTGGCTGGATCTTAGAAAAAGACAATTCAGCTATCTTCTATTGTCACAACTGTGGCGCATCTCATAATTTGCGTAACTTCCTAAGAGCGGTTGATCATAATCTTTTCAATGATTATGTTATCGATACTGTAGCAGAAAAGTATGAGTCTCCAAAGCGACTCTACAAGCCGAACGCAAAGCCTCTAGATAAACTAAAACACAAGCGTCCAGCATTTACGAAGAAAGACTCTCCGCTTAGGGGAATCAAAAAAGTCTCTTCTCTTCCGCATAATCATATGTGTCGTAAGTATATTGAAGAGAGAAAGATTCCTACGAATCAACAATGGCGAATGTACTATGCTCCTAATTTTAATTCGTGGGTCAACACTCTGATTCCCAACAAACTTCCAGAGTTAGAAAACGATAGTCCTAGACTCGTGATGCCCTTCATCAATAGAAGAGGAGAAGTTTTTGGATTTAACGCAAGAGCATTTAATCCATATGAACTACGCTATATAACTATCATGCTAGACGAAGATTCGTCTAAGATTTTTGGCCTTGATGTAGTCGATACCACCAAAAAATATTACGTAGCGGAGGGTCCGCTAGACAGCATGTTTATAAGTAATTGTATGGCTATGGCAGGAGCAGATGGAAATGCTTCGGGACTACCAAATCCAGAAAACGCTGTCTTTATCTTTGACAATGAACCAAGGAATAAAGAGATCGTTTCTAGAATGGAGAAGTGTATTGCATCCGGATATAAATTGTGCATCTGGCCAGATAGAGTCGTTGACAAAGACATTAATGATATGATATTATCAGGACTAACAATTCGTGAAGTTCAAGATATTATAAATTCTAATACATATCATGGTCTTGAAGGCAAGCTGAAGATAAGTTTCTGGAGAAAGTGTTAATGAAATTAGGCCCCGAAGATCAAATTGTCGCTGAGTTTTCGCAAAAATTCGAATACATTAGCGACCGGAATCATTATGACCAACGTGATGCTTGGTATATCATGGAATCAAAAGACGGCAAGTTTTATGGAGACTGTGAGGATTATGCTTTAACTCTGCTGTATCTACTGTGCAATCGATCTCTCTTTAGATTCTGGTTTTACTTGTTCACTCGGAGAGCGAAGTTACAGTACTGCAAGACAAAGCGTGACGTAGGTCACGGAGTTCTTGTTTACAAATCAAAATACGTAGACAACATCCAAAAAAAGTTCGTTACTAAGAAAGATATGATAGACGCTGGATATCGATTTGAGACTAATCAATTCTCAGCTACTACTGTAGCAATTCGAATGGGAATCGGGTTCTTGATCCGGCTTTTCAAAGACATGTATTCGTACTAGTATCTTAGAATGAACTCAATTTTTTTACAATTTAATTAAGGTGCTTCCCTGCATAGGGTTAGTAGCCGTTGAATTTAACAATAAGGAACCCATATGAAAATTAAGATCGATAAGTCCAAAGATGATCTATTAGCAGATTATGCTATTAACATGCTTAAGGATTTTTATCTTAATAGTTACGAATCATCCCCACAAGAAGGATACGCTAGAGCCGCTAAAGCATGGTCAGTATACAGAGAAACAATTGATGAAGATCTAGCCCAAAGGTTATACGACTATGTTTCAAAAAAATGGTTTATGTTTGCATCTCCAGTTCTTAGCAATGCGCCTAATGGACACGGTAAAGGAAAGGGAATGCCTATCTCATGCTTCCTCACATACGTTCCGGACACTCTTGAAGGTCTTATTGATCATACTTCTGAACTGCGCTGGCTTAGTGTTTATGGCGGTGGCGTCGGTGGTCACTGGTCTGATGTACGGACAGTCTCTGACATTGCTCCAGGCCCTATCCCATTTCTCCACACTGTAGACGCAGATATGATTGCTTACCGTCAAGGTAAGACTAGAAAAGGCTCTTATGCCGCTTATATGGATGTCTCACATCCGGATATCGTAGAGTTTCTAAACATTCGAATTCCTACGGGTGATGTACAACGCAAGGCATTGAATTTACATAATGCAATCAACATCACTGATGAGTTTATGAATTGCGTAAAGCATGGCGATTTCTTTGACTTAAGAGATCCTAAAGATGGAACAGTCAAAGACTCAGTTGATGCACGTAAACTATGGGAAAGAATTTTGGAGGTAAGATTCAGAACTGGTGAACCTTACTTAAACTTTATCGATACAGCAAACAAGCATTTACCAGAGCCTCTGAAAGAGAAAGGATTAAAGATTCATGGCTCTAATCTTTGCAATGAGATTCATCTCCCAACATCAGATGAACGTACTGCTGTTTGTTGCTTATCATCTTTAAACTTGGAGTACTATGATGAGTGGAAAGACACAAGTATTGTACGGGATCTTGTTCGCATGTTGGATAACGTGCTTGAGTATTTCATTGATAATGCACCTGATACTATATCTCGTGCTAAGTATAGTGCCATGCGTGAACGTAGCATTGGATTGGGGGCAATGGGCTTTCACTCGTTGCTACAAAAGCATGGAGTCGCTTGGGAGTCAGATAAGGCTCGTGAGATAAATGATGTAGTCTTCTCGCATATTCAGCGAGAAGCAAATGCGGAAACTGAGTGGCTTGCTGTTGAAAGAGGTGAGTATCTTGATGGCGAAGGAAGCGGAAAGCGAAACGCACATTTAATCGCAATCGCTCCTAATGCGTCATCTGGAGTGATTTTATCAACGAGTCCTAGCATCGAGCCAATGAAGGCAAATGCTTACACTCATAGAACCCGAGCAGGGAGTTTTCTAGTTAAAAATCGCTACTTGGAACAATTGCTTGCTGAACGGGAAATGAACAACGAGTCCACCTGGTCATCAATCATCACTAATAAAGGATCTGTTCAGCATCTTCCATTCTTAACTGAAGGAGAGAAGGCTGTCTTTAAGACGGCACAAGAACTTGATCAGACTTGGGTTGTACAGCACGCCGCAGACAGACAAAAGTATATCTGTCAAGGTCAGTCTGTCAATTTATTCTTCCCGTCCGGAGTGGCCAGAGGCTATGTGAACAAAGTTCATTTAAAAGCTTGGCAAGAAGGACTGAAGGGCTTATACTATTTGAGAACGGAAGCTAAATCTCGTGCTGAGACTGTCGCTGACAAAGTGGAGCGAGTTGCTTTACAGGACGATAATAGAACTATTATCTACGGTAAGAGTAATTGTCCATTCTGTGAACTTGCAAAGCAAGAGTTGACACTGCAGGGAATCCCATTCGATTACATTGATTTGAAAGAGATTGGAAAAACTGCAGCAGAGGTCACTGGAAGGAAGGTGAATAGTGTACCTCAAATTTACATTAATGGAAAATACGTTGGCGGTTATGATCAGTTAATTGCTTACTTAAATTCTAACACAGTAGCAGCTCAACAAGGCGAAGAATGCCGAGCTTGTGAAGGCTAAATTTTAAAAGGAACAATAATGTCATTACTTAAATTTTCAGAAGCCTACCGTCCGTTCAAGTATGACTGGGCAGTGGACTTATCGGTAAAGCACGAAGAAATACATTGGGTGGAGTCGGAAGCAGAGCTTTCAGAAGATGTCCAAGATTGGAAAACAAAACTCTCAGAAGCTGAAAAGGAGTTTATCACTCACGTTTTGAGACTATTCACTCAGTCTGATGTGCAAGTTGGTGAGAACTATCACGAGCTACTCATCCCTAAATTCAAAAACAATGAAGTGCGGAACATGCTCTCGTCCTTTGCGGCACGAGAGGCGGTCCACCAGCGAGCGTATGCGCTTCTTAATGATACGCTTGGATTACCAGACGAAGAATTTCATAAGTTCCTAGAGTATAAGGAAATGGCTGACAAAATCGACTTCATGAAAGAGGGCGATGTCAATACTCACACTGGACTTGCGCTTGCGCTCGCTCAATCAGTCTTCAACGAAGGAATGTCTGTATTTGCATCATTTGTGATGTTACTCAACTTCCAGCGCTTCGGAAAGATGAAGGGAATGGGAACAATCGTTGAGTGGTCTATTCGTGATGAGTCGATACACGTACAAGGCAATGCAAAGCTATTTCGTACTTTTTGCGAAGAGCATCCTCGTATTGTTAACGATGAACTTAAGTCCAAGATTTATCAGATGGCCAAGAATGCCGTACAATTAGAAGATAAGTTTATTGATCTAGCATTCAAGGGTAATGACGTACAGGGAATGACAAAGAAGGAAGTTCGTGACTACATTCGCCATATCGCTGATCGTCGATTACTTCAGTTGGGTATGAAGCCTAAATTCAATCAAAAGGATAATCCACTTGATTGGCTTGATTGGGTACTCAATGGCGCATCACATGATAACTTCTTTGAGAAGCGAGTTACAGAGTACTCTGTTAACGGCATGGAAGGAGATTGGGGTTGGAATGACGTTGATCCATCCGCCGCTCAAGTTTGTGGATTAGATAGCAAGTCATGCGCCGCATAGTAGATAAGTATTGGGTAGAATTTGGGACGCTTATGTTTCTAGTAGACTTGTTACTAGTATGCGGATTTTCAATATATGGATAAGTGGCAAGCGGCGTATATGGATGTTGCTCATCGATTTGCTCAACTATCCACTGCTACCCGACTTAAGGTTGGAGCGATTGCGGTCAAGGACGACCGCATCATTTCAATTGGATATAATGGAACGCCTAGCGGCTGGGATAATGAATGCGAAGACTGGGTTCCAAATGAGGGAGTGACTTTTGAAGTTAATCCTGATGATCGAGCCATCTATGGTAGAATGATAACAAAAGAAGAGGTAATTCACGCTGAAGCTAATTGCATTGCAAAGTTAGCTAGAAGTACAGAAAGCGGAGAAGGTGCGACTATGTATATTACACACGCTCCGTGTCTGGGGTGTGCTAAGCAAATATATGGTGCTGGCGTAACTGATGTGTACTACAGAGATGAATATCAATCACTAAGGGGAATTGAGTTCCTTGTACAGTGCGGAGTAGGAGTATACCGTATATGAAAAAAATAGATTTTCTTTGTAGTTTCTGTGGTAACGAATGCACCATCGAAACATTTGGAGTTGATGACGAAGTGCAGTATTGCCCAATATGCGGCGAGAATCGAGAAGAAGAGCCGGGCGATTTTGATCCCGATTGGGAGTAAATTTTTCGCATCTATATACTAGACAGTATACTAGATAGGCGATTATAATGTGGAATTATGAAGGTCGTGAATTTACAAGCGACATGATAGGAGAGTTTGTTGGATTTGTCTACTGCATTACAGACTCTAGAAATGGGAAAAAATATATTGGTAAGAAGACATTTAAGTCGAGGAGAACTTTACCGCCGCTAAAGGGAAAGACTAGAAGACGTAAAGTCGTAAAAGAATCTGATTGGATGATGTACTATGGATCATCTGAAGAAGTCAAGTCTCTAGTTGAAGAACATGGCGGTGAAGTCTTTAATCGAGAAATCCTTCATTTATGTAATTCCAAGGGGGAGATGTCTTACTTAGAGTTAAAAGAACAGATTGAGCGAGAAGTGTTATTGTCAGATGAGTATTTCAACGGCATCATAAACTGCAAAATTCACCGATCTCACGTTCAGTCTTTAGTTGGGAGAGGAAAGAGATGATTATAGATGTAAATGTGAAGTTTGACACAGAAAATGAAAAAGACGAAGAAGTTTTAGAAAAAATTGTAGGGGTGTTAGAGTTAATTAAAGAGAAACTTGAGCGAGAGGGTGATAAGTGAAATACATTGATTACGAAATTGAAGATGATCGAATGATCAGCCTAACCGAACAAATCAAACAATGGCACTACGATAGAAATTTAATCCTAGGTTCTACTGACAAGGATCAAGTATGTAAATTGATCCAAGAAGTAGGCGAGCTTAGCGACAATGTATGCAAAGGTCGTGATGTCTCAGACGACATTGGAGATTGCATCGTTGTGCTGATAAATATTGCAGAGCGAAATGGTCTATCGTTATCAGACTGTTTAGAGCAAGCATACAATGATATCAAACATCGTACAGGCCGTATGATCAATGGAGTCTTCGTAAAAGAAGGCGATATTATGGAGGAGTAAAATGAGCTATAAAAAGAATGAAGTTGTAACAGTGATCTCAGTTGCTGGAGAGTATGTGGGTAAATTTCTTAAAAAGGATGATGCTACATTTATCCTTTCCGATCCCAAGATGCTCGTTCAGGGCGAAAATGGCGTTGGCTTTGCAAACGGAATTTGTGTTACGGGAGAGGAAAATCCCAAGTCAATGACTTTCTATACTGGTGGTATTGTCTTTGTAACAAAGACTAGTCAGCCTGTAGAATCTGCTTATTATCAAGCAAGTTCTGGGTTGATCGTAGGGGAAGGAGTCAGTGCGTAGCTTAACGATATCAAGACGAATCAAAAATATTTTGATTGGATTTGATCAATTCGTTTGGGTGTTGATTACATTCGGTGCTGTATATCCAGATGAAACTATTTCGTCTGCGACATACAGATACGAAAAAGAGGGACACTGGGTTGCTAAAATCGCACGTCCCGTAATCGACGCTTTGTTTTATTTGATCATAAGACAAAAGCAACATTGCAGACGTGCGTACTTGGCTGAAGTTTTTAGACGACAAATATTTGAGGGTCAACGTAAAGATGGCGGGGAAAGGTAGCAAGCAACGCCCGATTCAAGATCGAGCAAAATGGGAAGAGAACTATCATAAAATCTTTGGATACAAAGGAAAAGATCGCTGTCAAGAGTGCGGCGAAGTTGATGGTTTTCATACAGTGAATTGTAATGTCAGTCCTAAAGACTATCGAACAGTCCAACAGGATATGACTGAACTCAATTCAGATGGAAATCGGACTCGTGGGAGAAACGGGGAAGATCTTGACCCATATGAAATGGAGAATCCACTAGAAGGGACAGTAAGCCCCTTCTGGAATCATAATTGCAATTTAAATGGATACATTGCTGTTGAGTCCGGTCATGCTTGTAACTGGTGTGGAATGCAAGAAGACGGAACTTATGATTGATCCAGTATTCGTTTCATGCTGGCTTCTCTTAGAAGACAAAGACTAAATAATATTGCATATACAAAAATAAGGTTAAAATTATGCTATCATTATTAGGTACATTAGTTGGATTTGCTGGCTCAGCCGTTCCTGCTGTTCTTGGACATTTTGCTGACAAAGAGAATAACAAGAAAGAACTCGAAATGATGAAAATGCAGTCGGAGTTGATGAGACAAAATGCTGATATCGACATGACTAAATTTCAACTTCGATCAGTGGACGATGAACACGCAAGACTCATACAGCATGATATTGCAATGCAAGAAGACAATGGTCCGCTCGCTTGGCTTAGGAAGTCAGTCCGTCCTGTAATCACATATCTCTTTTTTGGGTTGTTTGCATCAGTCAAAATCGCTACTCTCATGCATGGTATGGATAGTGGTCAAGACTTTTATGCGGCGATCACAATTGTTTGGGATGAGGAAACACAAGCAATTTTTGCTGCGATTATCTCATTTTGGTTTGGTTCTAGAGCAATGAGTAGACAATCAAACGTAAAAACTTGACACATTCGCTTTAATGTGATAGAGTATGACTCATGATTACAATATATGGAACAGATGGATGCCTCGCCTGCTTGAAAGCTAAGCAGTGTGCTGAGATTTTTGAACTTGAGCATGAGTACATTAGTCTCGCTCGGGCTGACATCGAAACTAAGAAAAAGTTTTATCAAATCGATACTCACTTTGGTATGGTCCCCCAAATAGTATGGGGAGACGATATCATCGTTGGTCTTGCTGACTTTGAAAAACGTGTAAATGAGTTCTTACAAAAGGAGACTGATAATGGCTCACAAACAAAAAGTCCGTGATCTTTTAAACGAAGGAGTTGTAAGGCTTCTTTTTGAAAAAGCGGATGGATCACCTCGTGAAATGCACGCCACGTTACATTCTGATTGGATTCGATGGGAGCCTAGTGTAAAAGATAATGGAATGAAAAAGCCCCCTTCAGACGCTTCGATTTCAGTCTGGGATACGGAGAAAGACGCCTGGCGAGCCTTTCGCTGGGATCGTTTGCGAGAAGTAAACGACATGAAGTTTCCTCAAGGAGTTCACGACTAAAGTCTATAGGATATATTATGCCTGCTAAGAAAGCGACTACATCACGTCGAGATGCAAAGCAGATTGAAGCAAAGCATATCGGTGAAGAAACTCTAGACTGGTCTTCTGTAAAAGAAGATGATCTTATGGATACTATAATGACCAATTTGCGTCATTATGGCTACTTCTATGAACAAAAGACTTACGTCAAGTGGGTTGAAGATTGGATTCGAGAGTTCAAGAATTCCAATAATTTACTCAAGCAATACAAGAGAGCTAAGGGTTGGAGGACTTGTGGTACTTTCGCTGGTCTCTGTCGAATGGAGTTGAACGGTGCCCCACTACCAGAGTCATGCAAACTCTTTCAAGACAATCAGTTGACTTCTATTTTATCTTACGCTGAGTCGGATAACGTTCAGCAAGTAGAGAAAACTGTGGTCGCTCGCAAGACTCCTGCGGAACATCTAGCAGAAAAAACAGCAACACTTGTGGGGGAAATTGAATATGCAATTGACGAGTATTTTGAAAATACTATTTCAAAATCATATTCTCTCTACAATCATCTGAAGAAAGAAAACTCCGCCGCTCAATCTGCACGTGAAGCCATGCGAGTTATAGAGACTCACAAAGCTGAAATGGAGGAAGTAATATCGGGAACTTCTCCCGATTTAGTAGAGGCTTATAGTCACTTAACAAAGCGAGAGAAGACAAAGTATCTTAAATTCCTCAACGAGATGATAGTTGATTTACAAAAGTATCTTGAAACTAAAAAGGCCGCTCGTAAGCCTCGTGCGAAGAAAGAGAAGCCTTTGATCAAGCAGGTCGAGAAGGTTCAGTATCAGAAAGAAAGTTCAGAGTACAAAGTGGCCAGTATTAGTCCTGTACAGATCATAGGTAAGCACGAGTTGTATTTGTTCAATACAAAGACACGAGTTCTAAAATATCTTAGATCGGATCGTGTGGACGGCTTCTGGATCAAAGGAACTACTGTGCAAGGATTCAACGAAGCTGAGTCTTTCAAGAAGAAGATACGCAAGCCCGAAGAAATGCTTGGGACTCTTGTTAAGTCCACCAAGACAAAAGCACAAAAGTATGTCAAAGCGCTTAGTACGAACGAGACAGAGGCTGACGGTCGAATTAATCGTGATACTATTATACTTAAGGCGTTCTAATGGGTAAGGTTATAGATTTTGTTAAAGCGCACGAACGACGAAAAGAACTTAAGCAGATGGACGAAGAGCTAGCTAAAGATCCAGATATGTTCTTTGCTTATAAGTTCGGTTTCGATGTTGCATTTGACATTACTATAGCACTACACGAAATGGGGTATAACATAGGAGAAGATGTAAAGTGCATCGTCGATATTCTCGCTATTGAAGAAGCTGTTCGAGCATTAGTGATGAGATGTGCCAAGAAAGAATACCCCATGCAAAAAATTAGTGAAGGTATTTTTAGAAACGAGGACGGAAACGAACTCGATTACGAAACTATCATGAAAGAGTTTTTGAGTGAGTTGGAAGATAACGTATGATACTAGTTGATATGAATCAAGTAATGATTTCGAATATGATGGCTCAGTTGGGTAGTCATAAAAATGCAAAAATAGACGAGCGCATGATTCGCCATATGGTCTTGAATTCGCTACGGGCTGTTCGTACTAAGTTTTACAATGAGTACGGAGAGCTTGTTATCTGTTGCGACGACAAAAACTATTGGCGCAGAAAAATGTATCCATACTACAAAGCAAGCCGCAAGAAAATGCGAGAGAAATCTGAGATGGATTGGAATGCGATTTTCGAATCGCTGAATACCATTCGTGACGAACTCAAGGAGTACTTTCCGTATCGAGTGTTTCAGATCGACGGCTGTGAAGCGGATGATATTATAGGTACTATCGTACACAAAGAAGGTACGATCTTAAACACGGGTAAGCCGATCCTAATTTTGTCGGGCGACAAAGATTATATTCAGCTACACAAATATGCTAATGTGAGGCAGTACGATCCAACACGTAAGCGATGGATTAGCAATGATGATCCCGAGCAATATCTAATCGAACACGTTATTAAAGGTGATAGTGGAGATGGCGTACCTAACATTCTTTCAGCAGACAACTGCCTTGTTGTTGGCATACGTCAAAGCCCAATTACTAAAAAAAGATTGTGTCAATTTAGTGATATAAATAACATGGATGATGATGTCAAAAGAAATTACATGCGAAACAAAATGTTAATTGACTTATCTGAGATACCTGAAGAGGTGAAGAGTCGTATTCTTGAGGAGTACGAAAAAGAAAATACGAAGGATCGAAGTAAGCTATTTAACTACTTCGTTCAGAACAAACTAAAACACTTAATGACAAACTTGCAGGAGTTTTGAGATGACAACTTTATCTATGTCCGAAATTTTAAAAACAGCGGCGGCCTTGACGACCAGAGGTGACAAGATTGCTTACCTTAGACAAAACAACTCCAAAGAGCTTCGTAACGTTTTGCTGTTGACATACGATAACAAGTTTGAGCTAGATCTTCCAAACGTTGCTCCCCCATACACCCCGTCAGACTTTCCTGACTCTCACGGGTTATTGTATAGGGAGTGTAGAAAACTATCCTATTTTGTAAAGAACATGAAAGAAGGTGCAGGACTTTCACGAGCCAGAAAAGAAAGTCTTTTTATTCAGATGCTTGAAGCTGTTGATAGAGAGGACGCTAAACTTCTTGTCAGAATGATAGAAAAGAAGCCCATTCTAGAATTACCAGCAGATTTACTAGTCGAAGCATTTGGATTCTCAATTGAGGATCCGGTAGATCCCACCCCCGTTAAAAGAGGCCGAGGTAGACCTCCAAAGGTAAAAAAGGATAGTTAAGTAATGGCTAAAAACAAGAAGTTCCGTGAGTGGATGGAAGAGGACGGAGAGCAAGTGTTTAAGGAGCGAAAAAAGGACACAAAGCGCTACGACAAGAAAAGATCCGCCATTCAACGGGCACGTAGACAGAAAACTAAGCAAAGAAACAGCTTTTTTTGACAAAAAGCCTTGACACGGGGCCATTTTTACAGTATAATCATATCTGTTTTGTGGGAAATTGTCTGTTTTGAGTGTGAAAATGAAAGAAAAAGTGATTTTAGTTGATTGTGACGGCGTTCTTCTTGACTGGATGTACGCATTTCGCCAGTGGATGAAGCGTCACGGCTATGAAGAAGTCAATCCCAACCTTTACGAAGTCAATAAGATCTTCAACATTCCTCGTGCTGAAGCTAAGAAGTTGTGCCGAATGTTCAATGAGAGCGCTACTATTCGAAAGCTTCCTCCCCTTCGTGATGCAATCAAGTATGTCAAAAAGTTGCATGAAGAGCATGGTTACGTCTTCCACGCAGTAACTAGCTTGAGCAACGATGAATACGCTCAGCATCTTCGAACTAAGAATCTCTGCGAACTCTTTGGCCCAACTGTGTTTGAGCAGTATGTTTACTTAGACACGGGTGCGGACAAAGACGAAGCGCTAGAAGAGTATCGTGACACCGAGTGCTACTGGATCGAAGATAAAAAAGAAAACTGCGATGTCGGTATTGATCTTGGTCTGAACGGCATCCTGATGGCCTGGGAATATAACAGTGACTATGAAGGCGTTGCCGTCCGTGTTCAAAACTGGAAGGAGATCTACGAGATAGTTACTGGATAACCCAGTTACCGTTTTTAATCTTTCTATATCTAAACTGAGAAATGGTTAGTCCACATGACTTTGCCGCTTCTTTTATAGATGGATACAATTTACCACGAGGAGACAGAACGGAACGCTGACGAGTTTTATTGCTAGTGTTTCCTTTCATAGAGTTTGATATTCTTTGCTTAGTCTCTTTTGAATGTGGCTTACGCTTTAGATTACATCTACCCGGTACATATCTTTTTGGCTGAGTGCCTTCAGTAACATAGATGTTTTCTTTACCGTTGTTATACCATCGCAAGTTTTTTTCGGCAACAACACTTCGTCCATACATACCATTGTTTTTGCCTTGACGAGTTTGCGACCAGTGATACTTTAGTTCTTCTGTGTGTGTCTTACCGTAGAATGAATTGAGTTCCCCAATATACGCTTCAGACAGACTGATAGCTTTAGGCATGGGTTCGTAATCGAAGTCGATAGGATCAAGTCCTAGCGCTTCTGAGATGGGGTCATAAATAGACATAGCTGATACTCCTTTACAGTATTAGAGTAGTCGGGAATGGCCGTTCCGTGGACTACAACTTTATTTATATAAAAGGAGTTTGTGATGACCAGAGAAGAGGCGGAAGCAAAAGCGCTAGAAGCTTTAGATATGGATCTCATTAAGTTCGAGCAATTAGATGCATATATTGAGTTCTTGCTAGAAAAACATGCGAGTACTAAAATATAAATATTACGTTCAATATGGATTTACTCACTTATGCCAATATACACATTCCGAGATAAAGAGACAGGTGAAGAAACAGATCACCTGATGAAAATTTCTGAAATCGACCAATTCAAGGCAGATAATCCTCATCTTGAAAAAATAATCACCAAGGCTCCTTCCCTTGGTGATCCTATGCGCTTGGGCGTCCGAAAAACGGATGATAATTTTAACTCACTTCTAAAACATATCAAGAAGGGCAACTCTAAGGGGATCACTAAATCCACCATTAATACCAGATAACAATAATAACAATAAGGATACTGTAAGTATGCCTGAAAGAACCGAACGACTAACGAAAAGACAAAAACGAGTACTTAGACAACAAGGAGTTTTAGATTCTAATAATCAATTGGGACAAAGATTCGGTATTAAAGACGAGGTTTTCCCAAAGACAAAAACACAAGAATTTGCATTCGATGCGTGGGATGATGGATACAATCTCATGCTTCATGGTATAGCGGGAACAGGAAAAACGTTTCTTGCTCTTTACTTCTCAATTTCAGAAGTATTAGCCAAAAACTCTTACTATAAGAAAGTGTATGTGATTCGATCTGTTGTCCCATCAAGAGACATGGGATTTCTACCAGGCAATCAAAGAGACAAAATGAAAGTGTACGAGAGTCCCTACTACGACATCTGTACAAAACTGTTCAAACGAGGCGATGCATACGAGATCCTAAAACAGAGGGCCAACATCGAATTCGTTTCAACCTCTTATCTTCGTGGATCTACATTTGATGATTGTATTCTGGTTGTCGATGAAGTTCAAAATATGAGTGACCAAGAGCTTCACACTGTCATGACCCGAGTGGGTGAAAACTGCAGGATCATTTTCTGTGGCGATGTAAAGCAAGATGATCTGACCAGCGAGCGTAAGAAAGAAGTCTCCGGTCTGAGAAATTTTATGAAGATCATTGCTAAGATGAAGGAGTTTCAGTTCATCGAGTTCACAGCTAAGGACATTGTACGTAGTGATCTAGTAAAGTCCTATATAATACATCGAGACAGTTTAGGACTCTAGCAATGAGACCAGCATCCAGAATATTAGACAAAGTTTTAACTGGACACTTATGTACGGTTACTGCACCCATTACTGGGAGATGTGCAAATAGAACATTGACTGAAGGACTACCAACTGCAGCTCTCGGAAGTCGAATTGTTCCTCACACAATCAAGCGGGGTAGTAAGTGTAAACCGCACGTCAAGCAGACTACAAAAACAACAACTAGCAATGTATTCGTTCAAGGTCGTCCAATCACCAAAATGATCGATCCCGCAGATAAGGGCATTGTGATCAAAGGAGCAAAGAAAGTAATTTCTAACTAAATTATGTTTAATCATGTGAATATGGAAAAGGCGCTGACTGAACTCAACGCCGAAATGACAAAAACTGGACGGGTATACGTTACACCAACTGGCAAGCGTTACCCGTCCATCACTACAGTACTCAGCTTGCTCAGTAGGGATTCAATACAAAAGTGGCGAAAGAGAGTCGGTGAAGAGACAGCGACTAAAATTTCTACGCAAGCATCAACTCGTGGAACCGCTGTACATGATCTGGCGGAGAAGTACGTTAACAATGATCCCGATTGGTCAAAAGGCGCAATGCCTGCAAATATTTTTACGTTCAACTCGATCAAGCCCTTACTCGAAAAACATTTGAATAATGTTTGGATTCAAGAAGCACCGCTTTACTCAGATCGATTAGAGATCGCTGGTCGTGTTGATTGCATTGCAGAGTGGGACGGTGAGCTTGCAATCATCGACTACAAGACATCAAAGAAGCAAAAAAAGTTTGAGTGGATTGAGAACTATCTGATACAAGAATCCGTTTATGCTGCCTGCTTCTATGAGTTAACTGGAGTCCCCATCAAAAAGATTGTTACTGTCATCGCTGTAGACAATGACGATCCTCAAGTGTTTGTAGACACTCCATACAAGCATTTGGCCAAATTTATGGAGGTGAGAGAGCAATATCGAAATGAGTACGGATTTTAGAAATCGACAAGTTTGGACCTATCCTAAGGCAGACAAAGATGGAGTTTGGTATCACAACAATAAAAGACTCATCATGAATATTTTATCCGAAAGTGAAAAGCAAGAATATCTTGACAAGATGTTGAAAACCCAGTAAAATTTAAGTAAATTGACTAGGAGTTTATATTATGAAAGTCTATCGACCGATTGTATCTAAAACTGAGCAAATCTTCGTAAAGGAAATGCTGGAGATTGCGGATCACATAGTCGCCGACTACAGCTTCCAATCAAAATCTCGATGGGACACTAACAACAGACAAAAATTCATCGAATCCTTAATACTAAACATGGCTCCATCTAAGTTTGTTTTTGCTGACACAAAAGCCTGTGCCGCTACGGCAAGTACGAAGGGTGATAAGATTTACTTCGAATCTGCTCAAAATCGAGGCATAATCTTTCTTAACGTTGATTCGAACAATCGTGTAACTTCAATTAAGATGTTTGTGCGTGATGAGTTTCCTTTGAAGCCAGCTAAGTATGAGATCAACGGAACGATTTATGAGATCAAGAAAGACGTAAATGATAGATACTCTACGTTACCCACCGCACTCAAGATTGCATTTGAAACTGCTTCAATCACAGTTGAGCGAGCCATCGAAGCAACTCGTGAGCAATTATCAGACATCTTCATTCGTATGAATGACGGAAAGCCTTTGAACGAGCCTGAGAAGCGTAACGCAATCATCTCTGATGTAGCAAATACGATTCGAGATCTCGCTTCAGACTTTGAAAGTTATATCATCAAGTCTAAACTCTTCAGTGAAGGCGATGTAACACGAAGAAAGTTTGATGAGTTTATCGCCACGTGTGCTATGCACTTCTTCCACGGTCGTACAGCAAAGACTACTGCGATCACATTTAGCAATATGTATGATGATACAAGCGAATATCAACAAAGCATCTCTTCATTCTCAAAGCGATTCAAAGACTTCATGAAGGTCGTTGGAAAGAATGCTCCTGATCTTGGATACAAGAACGCTTTGCTTGACCTTTTCTTGTTCTACAACGAGATGCGATCAGAAGGCTATACGCTTCAAAAAGAGAACTACAACAACTTCATCGACTCTTACAAGACAGTACTTACTACTGGATTAGCGGACGAAACTGATGTTGAGTACGAGTCCGGCCGGAAAGCGATCTTCAGAGAATTGCTACGAAACAAGAAGTACATTCAGTATCGTATGTCAATCCTTGAGGAGTACGGATTTGATCCGACTCAGTTCGCAATCAAGCTAGATAAGAATCGTAGTGCGGATAAAGCAACTCGAATGATCGTTGCTGAGCGAGATGGCTACAAGACGTTTGAGGGTGTAGAGATTGAGCGTGGCACTCTTTTAACGTCTGCATTTGAGCCTGGCCATATTATTCCTCATTCTCTAGGGGAAGAAGCCGGGGGAGTAACTACAGTGGATAACACTGTAATGCAGACTCGTGAAGACAATCGCAAAACTGGAGCAAAGGTACTTACTGCCTAATGAGCAAACACACAAAAGAAAACTTTATAGCCGACTTTTATTCTGAAGATAAAAAGATAAAAGTCGGCTTTTCTAATGACAAGTATCACTATGTTTGTCGTATCTCAAAACTCATTCATGGCGGGTATGTCGAGCAAAAAGTAATTTTGCACGATTTAAATGACGAGTGTGGAATACCTCAAATTTTGAAACAAATTTTTGATGAAATGTGTGATTAAAAGAACTTGTTTACTATAAATAAGAGTACACTATGACATAGCAATGTAGGGATTGTAAATGAGAACTTTACTTATCCTCGTTATGTTTATTTTATGTAGTTCTGCTATTGCCCAAGATATTAGGGATACTGAACCTGAGTTCGAGGATATTTTTCCCGTACTACCAGAAGATGTAGATCCTAATAATCAACAGAATGGTGACTTGAATTCGAATCAACAAAATTCGAATAATAATAATAGGTCTACCACAAACATAGGCGCAGGAGCAGGCGCACCTCAACCGGTTATGACGGCCATCGCTCCATCACTCATGTCTTCTGGTAGTGACACGTGTTTACAGAGTCGAGGCACTGGAGTTCAGCTTTTAGACATTGGTGTATCTCGTGGCGCATACAAGCAAGATGAAGAGTGCAATCGAAGGCGGGATGCAAAAGTATTTAAGGATCTTGGTATGATACTACCCGCAGTATCTCGTATGTGTCAAAACAAGCAAAATTGGGAAGCCATGTTTACTGCTGGCACTCCCTGCCCCATTCTTGTCGGGGGTAAGATGGTATTCGGCAAGAACGCAGTGCTTGCTATGAGAAAGCAACCGAGCGTTTATATTCCTGACTATAATAAAAAAATGGATTTTTATAATACAGTTTTAGGAATAGGAGAAATAAATGAAACTGAAGAAACTAATGGCAATGAGCTTAGCATTAGTGAGCAGTTCCGTACTAGCAGGACCAGTTCAGTGGAATAGCGTTGATAGTCTAGTCAATGCTAGTGAATCAATTAAAACAACCTTAAATGTTGGAATTAGACGAATTGGCGGCGCTGGTGATGTAGCGGCCGTCGGCGGAATTGCTCAAGACGATGGGTTTTTACAGCCTGTTTATATGTCTGAAGCACAAAAGAATGCATACAATGTGGCTGTCGGAGACGTAACAACTGATATCTTTAACAAGACAGCGACTGAATATTTGGCTGAGCAGTCAGTACTCGCACAAGAAAATTTTAGTGCGGCAGTTGATGCATTTATTCTTGCCGCAAGCCCATTCATTCAAGCAACATACGTGAATGCATTGGCAGCACAAGTGCAAACAAGTGGTGATGCGATACAGGGTCAGCAGTTGCAGTCATATTTGCAGAATAACAACGTTCTTATAACATCACAACACGTTACTGACTACAATAGCTCCCTTGATACTGTGGAACTTGCCGCAGAAGTTTGGGGTACAGTCGAAGCAGTATATCAAGATCCAAATCGTGTGGCAGCATTGCAAGCAGGTGCTGATGCAAGTAATTTGGACTTCTTGAATGCTGATGATTTGTTCCTTGATCGATTTAGTGAATTTAATGAATCGGCTGCGATTGTCTTTACAAGTGGTGTTAATGCAGGTACAATAATGTTCGTTGACGTTGCATCAAATCTTATGACTACGGCTGAGATCATTGATGTAGGCGCAGTTAGTGATTTCTATACTACTGGTCCTACGCAGGATGAAAATGTACTTTGTGAATTTACAAATGGTTGGCAGTCTAATGATTCGACGATGCCTTGTTACGTAGCACCTCCTGCACCGTAATAAAAAAATGAAAGACGATGGAACATCAAAGCAAGAAGTGAACATGACATTGACAGATGGATCTCGCTGGCTAAATTGCTCTGTGCATTTACCAGCGGGATTTCGCATATCTGATATATTGAATGACGAACGAAAATTCCTACCCTTAGATCGAGATGGAAAATTTGTTATGGTGCACAAAGATCAAATAGCATTTATAGTCGAAGTTTAAAATTCATATATAGATGTGTATATCTAGTGAGAGTGATGTATATGTATAGATCGGTTTTTATTTCAGATCTTCATTTGGGCAGTAAACACTGCAGGGTTGATGACCTCCTCTATTTCCTAAAAAACATTCGTTGCGAAAATCTATATCTCGTCGGAGATATCATTGATGGCTGGCGTCTACAAAAAAAGTGGTACTGGCCAAAAGAGCATACGGATGTTCTTCGTCAAATCATGAGGATGTCAAACAAAGGCGTAAATGTTGTTTACATACCAGGTAACCATGATGAGTTTTTAAGAACTGTCATCGGCAAAGGAACACAATTCGGTAATATCAAAATCCAGCAGAAGGCTGTCTACGAATCGCTCAAGGGTGAAAGAATTCTGATCGTGCATGGAGATCTTTTTGACTATCTTATGAAGACAAAATTTGGTCGGAGAGTCATGGCTTTAGGTGATTGGGCGTATGACGTGGTTGCTTGGATTAACATCAAATATAATCAATGGAGGAAATGGCGTGGACTCCCTTTATTTTCTGTCGCTAAGTATCTCAAGGCAAAAGCAAAAGCTGCAGCAAACTTTGTTGGAACCTTTGAAGAAGAGATGGCCAACTATTGTAAAAGTAAGCGCTATGACGGCATTATTTGCGGGCATATTCATACCCCTCGGATTAGCACTGTTTATGGCGTACTCTACATGAATGATGGGGACTGGGTGGAAAACTGCTCAGCCCTTGTGGAAACCCTAGATGGCGAATGGAAGATCATACAATGAAAATAATTTGGTGTTTAGTGATGTTACAGTTTCCTAATATCCAAGTAGTCAGCGTGTTTGACACAAAAGAGCAGTGTAGACAATATCAAACCAAACAACTTAAATGTTACAGGGTAGCACTCAATGACAGATACCAGCTTAATGAAAAACCTGACAATCGTAATCCCATGCAAAAACGAGGAAGATTATATACACCATCTCATAGACGCACTGAGTTGGCAGTTTGGGATGAAACACGTCAAGATTATTATAGCGGACGCATCTACGGATAATACACGAAAAGTCATTGCTTCAAGTAAGAAGAGGACTAAGCTGGACATTGATGTTGTAGATGGTGGGCCTGTATCTATTGCAAAGAACAACGGTGCGGAAAAAGTTACCACTCCATATGTTTGCTTTATAGATGCTGATGTAAGATTTTGGTCTGATCATGTAGTGTGCGATTCACTTAAAAAAATTATAGATCACGATCTCGATCTTATTGGTCTGCGCATGAAGTGCTATGATGATGACATTCGAGCGCAATATGCATTCACTATCTTCAATCTAGTGAACCGTGTTCTGTCTAAATGGCAGCCATTCGCTGTTGGTGCATTCATGATGATGCGTACAGATAAGTTTCGTGAGTTGGGTGGATTCCCATGCAAATATCCTACGAGCGAAGACTTCTTCCTATCTAGACAAATAGATCCAAAAAAGTTTATGCTATTGAATCATTACTGTGGACAAGATAGTCGTAGATTTAAGAAGATGGGATACTTCGGAATGGCCACATATCTTATTCGCAATTTTTTCAATCGAAACAATGATGAGTATTGGTCAAAAATGGATGAGGAGAAGTATTGGTCTTAACTAGTTTTATGTTAAGATTTTATGAATTTTATGTTAAGACTAGGTTAAGATTTATATAAATATTCTTACGTTGTGAAACGTAAGGAGAAAATACACATGACTAAACTAGCCATCGTCGTGATGACGATTTTATTCACTCATGCCGCAACGGCAGATGACTTTCAAATAAAAGTCAAAGAAGATCAACAGATCATTAAGATACAAGATGATCAATACAACTGGGCGATTGATGTTGATTGTAATTCTAAGCTCAAGACTGACGAACAAGCAAATGTTCAAGTTTCCAAAAGGCGTATTCAAATCGGAAACACTATCAAAATAAAACAAGGCAACAAAGAGAACCGTTGTAGGGTTAAACAACTTGCGGTAACTTCCATTTTTTGATAAATACTCCCAAAGCGGGAGGAATTATGTCAATTGAAGAAATGGAATTAGACGTTGGCGGTACGAAGATTAGAGGTGTTTGGATCGCCATCGTCTTCTCTTTTGCATCTACCATAGGTGGTGGCATCTGGGCCGCATCTGAGTTTTTTTCACGTCTTGAATCACTCGAAGAAACTGTTGATCAATCATTGACTCAATCTAATACTGTCTCTCAGAGATTCGATGACTTTCGTGAAGTGTGGACTGAAGACAAAAAATCTTTGACTAGCGATCTGAGTGTTGCGCAAACAAAGATTGAAGACGCAAACATTGATGAGTTACAAGGTAAGCTGGCCACACTTGGGACAAATCTAGCTACAATCATGGAACAGCAAAGACAGCTTCTTGAAATCCAAGAGCGTATTGTCGAGGTTGAAAAACAGATTACTGAGACCGCAACTCTCGTCCAGAAAGCCGAAAATATGATGACTGACGCCGATGCAATCCAGAAAAAATTGGATAAGATTGATCGTGAAATTGAAGATATCTGGAACGGAATGGACTATCTCAGCAACCCATATGGGAGCTAATATGTCAAAATTACCAAAAAAATCGACATATTTCCAAAAAAAGCCTTGACTTTTGCCTTTCAGCCATCCATAATTGCTATTGTTTGACTAGAGAAGAGACTAAATTATGAATGAAGCGCTACAGAACCTTAAAGACAAAATCATTGACGATTTTGAAAGATTTCAAAACAACGGTAGAAACTGGGAAGGTCGTGGTGAGCATCAAGCCCGGCGTCTTCAAGAGTTCATCGAAGGGCTTCACTTCGAAGAAGGTCGTAAATACATCAAAGTGATCAAAGCGCTAGGCGCTCAGCAAGTCGTCTGGGGCTTCGTTGTCAAGGGCGAGAACGATAAGAAGTTCCGCAAGGGTGACATTCTGAAAGCCGCTGGCTGGGCCGCTCCGGCTCGAAATGCGGCTCGTGGAAATGTCCTTGACGGAGATTTTAGCTGGGTACGATGGACTGGTCCTGAGTACCTCTAGGGGGGCAAGAAATGAAGTACTTAAAACTTTTCGTCAAATACGGGCCGCTTTTAGTGATCGCTATTGCGGCCGATCTCGTATCTTTTCTAGCTAACGGAGTTGCTAGTCTTTACAGGATTCTCGGAACCTGGGCCGAAAAGGGTTATCAAAAAGCGATTGATTGGTGCGATAATTAACTAGAGGTTATAGCACATATTCCTAAAGTTTATAATGAGAGTTTGATATGATTACAGAGATTGAGTGTCTTGAGGGCGAAACTGGGACTCCTTACATCCATCTTTTCGAAGAAGGGAAAAGAGTGTCCGTAGGATCCAATCCGGCCTTTCTAGCGTACTCTATAGAGTCTCACGGCGGTCCTGGGCCAGTCATCTATGGAGAAGTCCCACCAACCCATGAAATTCTTTGGAAGCGAACACTGGAGCTTGTATGAGCGCATCTGGAAAGTTGTATTTTGCTATACAGGAATTGTACGATAACGGATATCCAACTCAAGAAATTATCGAACAGATATCATTCGACTACGCCGTGTCGGAAGACTATATCCGACAAGTACTTGATGTAATCGAGTCCGAAGCGCTTTACTCGAATCCCTACTGATGGTGATATTTTCAGCACTGTTCACTCTCGTTTTTGTGGGGTTCTGTGTTTGGATGGTCAAAGTACTATTCAAGCCTCTGATGATCTTGATCGGATACGGAATTATTGGGATGTTCTTCTTATTCCTTTTTGCTCTATTATTTGGCTAGTTATTCCAAAATATTCTAAGCAAGGGCCTTGTATTTTCCCATTAGACCTGTCATAATTCGTCTGTAATTTGTTTCCTATAGAGGTTATTGTTTATGTCTTCCATGCGTATTGTTGTTCAAACTCAGCACTGTGAAAATTATGGTGCTCATGATTGGGACGGTAAAGGCGAATGCCCGCAGTACTGGAAGTTCAAGGGTGGCAACACCTACATTCTTCAAGGTGTCTCTGTCGAGCAAGCGCTCGGTGGGCAGATCTGGGAAGATCTGTCTGCAGCAATCGCTTCTAAGTCCGAGTACTTCGAAGAGTACATTATCAGCATGGATCTTGTTGATGACGTGGACTTTAACGAGTCCAACTATGTCGAGTCTTGGGATGCTCCCATTTATCTTGACATCACCAAGTCTGGTGTGTTTCGGGCTCGTCGTGTCCAAGAGAACGACATGATGTTCCGTTCTGAAATCAAGCGTAAGCATGAGACTTGGGATCAGGTCGAGGGTGATCGTGCGGAGTACGAATCCGCACTTGAGTTTGCTAACGGGTTAATTCTTCCCTACAAGGATGCGTGTGATTATATCGCTAGCTTGGAGGCAGCGTAATGAACATCGTAAGATCTAGTCGATCCGCTGGTCGACATACGTATATTGTCGAACTCTCTTCCGTAGAGCAAGAGTGGTGTGATCATAGGATTATCACTTCTGTGGATCGTCGAGGATCTTTGTCAGAGGAAACTTGGAATAAAATAGCATCCGGTGAGCAACATCCCTGTCACTTTGGCGGAAAGGTGACTAAGACCCTGACACCAAATTTATTTGAAGTGGTAGTTTATGTTGATTGAACTACTCGCTTCGTTTTTTGTATTTGCGCTTTTCATATGCGTTTATTTTTACGGATATATCTCCGGTCGTTTAAACGGATATGAGAAGGCTCTCGAAATGTTTAAAGAGGAAATAGAAGATGACAATCGTCAAAATTGAAGAAAAGTTGGCAGCAATTCGGACTGCTGAAAACGCAATGCATTCTGTGCTTTCTGTGAATGCAAATGCGATTGACATGCAAACGTTTGTAACTCTTAACGAGTTAAAAATGGATCTCATTGATGCGCAGGACGCTCAAATGGAATCTATGGACGTTATGGGTATGCTAGACAATCTCAAGATTCGATAGCCCTTGACACGCATTTCGCAATCGTGTATAATTTCCGACTCAATTAGGAGATACATATGAAAACAGTCTGGGCGGTTTTTATGATTGATCTAGACAATTCTCATTATTTGGAATCTCTTTGGTCTACTAGGATGGGTGCTGAAAGCGACAAACTTCGCCGAAGTATTGAATCGGAAGATACCGGTTGGTACATGACATTCTATATAAAAGAACTAGAGGTCAATCGATGAGCGAAAAAATTACAATCGTTGTGAGAGAAAAAACGACAGACGAGAAAAAGGGAACGACTATCTGTTGTGGTAGCTGGAGTCACGCTATGGAAGAAATTGAAAAGCTGGAAGCTGAATTTCCAGATCGTCTTTATGTCATTGAGGTGCGATAGTGATAATTAGAGTGACAGGACCCAGAGGCGGAAAAGTGTCGAATGACCTGACCGCTATGGTCATCGATGCTACTCAAAATTTTTTGAAACAGCTTGGGATTGATCGTCTCAAGTTGGATCTGACAATTCGAATGCATCATAGTAGCCTGGTTGATTCAGAAGCCGAGGGCTACTGTGACGCTGAGACAAATAGAAAATTTGTTATTGATGTTTGTCTCTACTCGAACTGGTTACGCATTCTTGCTCACGAACTCGTTCATGTTCGACAGTTTGCGAGAAAGCAATTGAAGTTAGATGGCTTCACTTGGATGCATAAGCGGTACTCTGATGAAACTGAGTATTTGAATCAGCCTTGGGAGAAAGAGGCGTTCTCTCTCCAAAACAAGCTAGTTCGTGCTTACGAGAATCCGTGACTATAAATAGTTTTTGTAAAGGAGAATTGGTATGAAAAATAGAGCAACAAAAGTGGTAGCAGGACTAGTGGCTTTGGGTATCTTTTTTAGTGCGCCTCAGGCCTCTGCTCTTGGCGATAGAGAAAAGGGAGCGTTGATTGGTATCGCTGGGTTACTCACGGTTCAAGAAATTATCCGTGGCTCAAAGCATCGTCAACAACACACTCAAATGCAGACTCAAGGTGCGTCTTCGTATCCTCCCACTACTGGATACTATGACTATCCTTCGTTCGAAGAGTTTCGACGTGCGCAGATTGAAGAAGCGTATCGACGTGGAACTGAAGAGCGACGAATGCGTGAACTGCAAGAAGAAAAGGCTGAAGCGTATCGTTGCGCACTGGAAGGAACTTGCTAAAAATGAAATCTTTTAAAGAGTACAGAGAAGACTCTATAGATTGTCAATGCGAATCTTTATACGAAGATTTAGTAGTAGAAGCATCAGAGTATCAAGGTAGAAAGGTCGATCTAAATGATCCGTTCAGACTACCCTCTGGCTCTAAAAAGAAGTTTGGCGTGTATGTTAAAAACGAAAAGGGTAACGTTGTGAAGGTCACGTTTGGAGATCCGAATATGGAAATCAAGCGTGATGATCCAGATCGACGAAAAAACTTTCGAGCCAGACATAATTGTGATGACCCGGGTCCAAAATGGAAAGCCCGTTACTGGTCATGTTATCAATGGAGAGGCGGAGCTAAAGTCGATAACTAGCTCCAAAGAATGAGGATGGGAAAGGGAAAAGAGGTATACACCAAGCCCACCTGAACTGTGCAGGTCTAGTACACACTGCGTCACAACCACCACGCTGACGTGCTGAGTCATCACAGTCCATCCCCCCTAATTTGGAATGATATATTATGGCAAAACCAAAAACAAAACTTGACGAAAATTGGTATCCAGAAAACTTCGATTGGTATGTTAAGTGGGCAGCCACAGTGGCTATTCTCGCTTCTTTGATCGCACGATCCGCAGGTCCAGAATATAGATTTTTTGATCTTTCAATCGGAACGGTTGGGATCACTTTATGGCTATGGGTGTCAGTGATGTGGCAAGATCGATCTTTGATCATTCTTAATGCAGTTTCACTCATGCTACTTGCATCAACCCTTTTACGTGAGGTGTAGTAATGTACGAAGTTTCGATGGATATTTCACATGATCAAGCATGTGATTTAGTTAAAAAAATATTGATTGACGATCTCGAATGCGTGAGTAGTCAAGAACCTAGTAGTGAAGAAAAAAAACTAATTGAAGCGCTCAATCGAGTCATTGCGTATTACTCGATACCAGGTGAGTGGAAAGAAGGAGTATATGAGTAGTGAAAGTTAAACTCGTCAGTTACAGTGTCGGCCATGAAGGCAATCCTTTCGATGATGACTATGAAAAGATGCCGCATGGCATACAAGACTTGGTCGCTTACTGTGCAAGAGTTAGTAATCCTTCGAATCAGATGAACGTTGAAACAAACGAGAAACTGCTAAACTATCTCAAGAAACATGCTCATTGGTCACCATTTGAAATGGTCAGTATCTGCATGGAGATTGAAACGACTCGTGACATTGCACGACAGATTTTGCGTCATCGCTCATTTTCGTTTCAAGAGTTTAGTCAGCGATATGCTAATCCCGCTGAGATGGGTGAGATGTTTGAGATTCGAGAAGCACGTTTGCAAGACAAAAAGAATCGACAAAATTCAATTGTAACTGACGACACAGAATTGCAAGAAGAATGGGTATGGCAACAAGAACGTGTCATAGAAGCCGCAAGAAGAGCATATGATTGGGCTATCAAAAATGGTATTGCCAAAGAGCAGGCTCGTGCCGTACTACCGGAAGGTAATACAAAGTCTCGTATGTACATGAACGGAACGTTACGTAGTTGGATACATTATGTAGACCTACGAAAAGAAAATGGTACTCAGAAAGAGCATATGGATATAGCAATAGAATGTGCTAAAGTGATTTCTGAAATTTTTCCACTAGGAGGATAAAATGGCTAATCATGTAGACTCTTATTTAAGGTTTGTTAGAATTAGCGATGCTGGTGTAAAAAAGCTTGAAGAAACTCTTAATCGTTTTGATAAGTATTCCGAAAAGGGTGAAATTCATTTAGCATACGCATATCACGATTCTTTAGATAGTGTAGATCGTGGAACTGCAACTGAAGAACTTGGGGCCAAGTGGGCATATGTTCAAGACTATGATACAAGCGGAATTTCTATGTACTCTGCTTGGAGCCCTGTAAGTACTTTTGTTGAAGATTTAGTAAATAAAATTGCGGAAGTAGATGAGAAGGTTATCGCAACATATTACTATGCGGACGAAATGCCTAACTTTATTGGTGTCGAAGTTTACACTGCTGACGGTCTTGAAGATAAAGAAGAATTAGATGATTATGAAATTCGAGATATCTTAATCGAAAAAGACAAGTCTCTAAAAGAGCTTTGGGATTCAGAAGAAGAAGAGTTTTCAGATGATGGTGAACTTTACCATGACCTTGTCTGGGAATTTGTGAGTGATTGGCAGAGCGAAACTGAAAACAGCATGTTAGAGTTTCTTCTAACAGAATAGTGTACATTTTTGTCGCTATCTAAAGGTAAAAGTTATTAGCCGCCAAAGCATAAATGGTGATGCAGGGGTCTTGTAAACCTCAGAACCAAGTTCGATTCTTGGTGGCGGCACCATTTAAGGAGAAAGTAATGAAAACAATTGGGTTTTGGATTTATGATTTGTATCGGTTCTTTTTTGATTTGAAGGTGAATCCTTTACGTCATATTCCGAGTCCATACACGCAGTTCATTTTGATGTTCTATCTTTCAGTAATGTGGACAGTCATCTTTACACTATGGGCTGGATACACTATCTACTGGGGCATCTACAGTGTCGGTGGACATCTCCTAGTTGTGGGAGGATTCTTCATGACAGGTCTTCTTTTTGAAGATGCAGAGAAGAACGGTCATCTTTGGGTTCAACGTCATCAGTTTAATCGAAAGAAGAATCGATGTGTTTGGGATTTGGAGAAAGAAGGATAATGCCAGGTGAAGTTGGATTACTTGCGATCTTCTTATGCCCGATGGTATTTGGTGGACTTGCTTTTTACTATTCTCATAAAGCAATTCATCAAGAGACGCTAGATCGATGGAAGCGTCAAGGATGGAAGAAAGATTAATTCCGCCTTGAATTCTCTAATTTTATAAATACGATTAGCATTCGATGTTAATCATTAAGGAGATTAGAGATGGAAAAATGTTCTTGGCACTTGTGTGAAAATGAAGCAGTAAGAAAGTACTGCTCTGTTAAATGTAAGAACAAAGCGGCTGTAGATAGATTCAGAAAGAATCTGAAACTTAAAGCAGTTGAGTATATGGGCGGCGCTTGTTCGATATGTGGATACGATAAGTATGTTGGAGCGTTACAATTCCATCATCGTGATCCAGACGAAAAAGATTTCGGCATCTCTTCTCATGGACACACCAGAAAATGGGAGTCGATAAAAGAAGAGTTAGATAAATGCGTGATGTTATGTGGCAATTGTCATTCAGAAGTACACGCAGGTTTAGTTAATATTCCCGAGTAGCTCAGTTGGTAGTAGCGGCAAACTGTTAATTTGCATGTCGTAGGTTCGAATCCTACCTCGGGAGCCATCTGCAGGAGTTATCTGCGCTAACTCTGAGAGTGCGGTGAGGAAGGGCTGGCAGGCCCCGACCAATATAAACAATGCGTTCGGGTAGCTCCCGTCAAACGAAGTCTGCCATATATTTTAATAACCGTCTAAGGAGTTTTGACCTATGAGATCACAGATTATCTCAGCAATGATACGCAAGCTTGAAGGCGAAATTGAGTATCATAAAGTAAACATTGAAGTGTATCTAACCCATCCGGTTGGAATCGGAGAGCATCCTGATATCATGGAAGCAGTAGAATCCGAGTTAGTCAAACTGGCTGAAGCTGATGAAAAGTTGTCAACGCTGACTAAGTACTTTAATGGCGTACAAGATATCTTGATAACAGAAGATCTAATCTCTTGACATAGACGTAATTTTAGTGTAATATTGCATATGTTTTGTTAGTGATCTTCTTGTTTGATATAAATACTCTAAGGAGGTCACTATTATGAAGTGGACAAAACCTAAAGCAATTGATGTACGTGCTGGCTTTGAAGTCACCATGTACTTTAGTATTCGATGACGTGTTGTCATTAGGAAGTGCGGACAGGGGTGCAAATCCCCTCGCCTCCACCAGATGAACACTGTTGATCTAAAGAGTAGTCATTTTAGTCTACGATCAAGATCCCGGCCGCCGGGTATGTGGGTGGAAATCCGACACAGTGTTTATCTGATGGGGGCGTTATAGATTCGACGGACGACCAAAAGCAATACTGAGGATCAGACGATGAACGCCGTCTGTAAAAACAGGGTTCAAAAAAATAATCGCAGCAAATGACGATTACTACGGAGATGTCGCACTAGCGGCTTAAGCTCTGCGGGGTTTGGTCCACCTTGTTACCCAACGGACCACTACACACACAACACACAGGAGGCTATTATGCCAAACAAAACCCCTTACGAACTTCGGTTCGATGTACTACAAATGGCTCGTGATCTTGAGATGCAACAGTATGAGGTTCTTATGAATTCATTCTGGGCACTATTCAATCAGTTTGAAGAGAAGATTGGTCAGATTGGTGTCTATCCAAAAGAAGCAAAAGAAGCCGCTGATGCATTAAAGATCGTTGCAAATGATCTATTAGCTGCAATTCCAACCATGCCTACGAGCGATCAAATCAATCGCAGAGCAAAAGAACTTTACGAATTTGTAGAGTCTAAGTAAATAGTGCGGGGGTATATCCCCCGCTAACAGAGGACACTAAGATGAATAATCTGAAATGTTTAATGTTATGCATGTTGTTATTACCTCTTTTTGGTTATGCAAATAGTGAATCTGAAGCTGTATCTGAAATTGAGTGCTTAGCACAGAACATTTATTTTGAAGCACGTGGTGAGGCTGTTGAAGGAAGAATCGCAGTTGGATACGTGACGCTCAATCGAGTTAAGAGTAAAAGATTTCCTGATAACGTATGTGATGTCGTTTATCAAGCGAAGTATAGTAAGTGGTGGGAAGAAGTCCATCAGAAAAGAGTTCCTGTACGTCACGCTTGCCAGTTTAGTTGGTATTGTGACGGTGTAGCAGATGAAATCGAAGATTATCCCGCCTACGAAAAAGCGCTCATGTTAGCGCAAGGAATCATGGATGGACAGTTTATAGATAACACGATGGGTGCCACACATTATCACGCAAAACATGTTGACCCATGGTGGAATATGCACTATAATGTAGTTGCTGATATAGGCAATCATCTTTTTTATGGAAAGAGCGCAAGATGAATACACCGCAACAAGTACAATCACACAAGTCTAACTGGATGCCCGGCTATGCTGTAAGACTACATAGTGATGTGAGTTCAGAAGGAAAGCACTGGTGCAAGAGTTGCCTTCCCAGAGAGAGTTGGAGTTATCGTAAGAACACTGCTCCATACGAGGACACTTTTCATTTCGAGTTTATAGAGGCTGCTCAAAACTTTGAAATGGAATTTGGAGGTTTTGCTAACCAATAAGGAAATCGTTATGAATCGATATAGAATTGACACCGGACGTTACGGTGGTGAGTTGACAATAGGTAAAATCACTCAAGAGTTTTTAGAGTTTTACCAAAATCATGATGACCCAGATGAACTCATTGCTTATCTGGATGATCCCGAAGACGAAAGCACTCCATTTGCAAATGGAGAGTACCATAACTCTTGGTTTGAGTTTAGTGATATCATGCATCTGTCCGGCCCCTACGCTGACAACGATTACTCTGTCTGGCGTCTCGACGAAGAAGGTAACGAAGTCGAGGAGGTTGGTCGATACGAGTATGATATTCTGTATGGTCAAGAGTGCTATGTCTCAGAAGACAATGATCGAAAAGAAGCATACGATGGCACCCCCTTAGAGTGGACTCCAACGCTATCTTGTCATAGCTCAGAAAAGGGTGGGTTCGGTTCAATCGAACTTGAACTCGAAGGTGAGTTTGATCCCGAAAAATTCGCAGTCTCAATTGTAGAATCAAATCTTTGTAGCCTTGTAAATAATTATTATTACGATGGCGAAGAGATTGAGGTCAACTGGGATTGGGCGGACACTACTGGTAAGGCTTTTTATAGTGAAGTCGGATACGCTGATCAGTACATTGAAAGTCACTACAATGAGCAAACTCAGAAGTGGCTTGAGGAATCCGTTCGTGAACACTTTGAGCAAGAGGCAGAGTGAAGTATTATCTCCCGATAGCACAATTCGGATAGTGCAACAGCCTTCTAAGCTGTAGGTTGTAGGTTCGAGTCCTACTCGGGAGGCCAAATTTGTCTCACGGCGTATGCCTGACGTTTTGACATTGCGAGATAAACTGAACCTGTTGTTGATTGCTGCTTACGCTTCATTCCAGCCGGAGACAGGGTGAGACAACCTAATGAGGAATATATAATGTCATATGATTGGCCAAAGATGTACAAAGCAGAAGAGCAAGTCGAGCAAACGGTTATTGATCATGTCACTTGGCATGTCTGCGAGTTTTTCGAAGTTGAAGAAGTTTCAGAATTAACCCGAGAACAGATTGACAGCGTTCGGGATTTCTGGGACAATATGAATGAGTACAGTCCGATGAACATGGGGTACTCTCATGTAATTAATTGCTGGGAAATGGAAAACGAATCTTTTTAAGACATGAGCACCCAAGTCGAAATCAAAGAAGAGGTCAAAGAGCAATATCGTGATAGCCAGATGAGTAAAGCTGGCCGTCTTGCGATGGAACTCAATGCTGAGCGAAGTCGTCTCCGTCAAGAGATGGAAGAGTTGCAAATGCAGGTTGAGGATCTTTCTCCTGCGACTCCAACGGGTACAATTGATTCTTATGTGAAATGGGTTGCGACTGTCCTAAGTATAGTTGGGGTGTTTCTAATGAGCGCTGGATTGACTCAACTCGGTCAAATCCAATACGCTATAGCGGCTATATGTTGGATCTACGTAGGCGCTAGCTGGAATGACAAAGCTATCATGATAGGTAGTGCAGTAACGGGGACAAGTGTTTGTCTAAATTTAGCTCAAACGTTATTAATTCAATAAAGGTGTTGATATGAACAAAGAACAACGTGCCAAAGATATAGAGCATCTTAAAAACAAAATGGAAGCGACCTTGGCTCAATTAAGATGGGCAACAAGGTGTATAGAACTATCTAGTCTCCCTGATCGTAGGTCCGAAGAAGAATCAAAAAGTCTCTACGATCCGGAGCACAGCGCAGGCTTATATGGTCAGCGATCAGACAGTAAAGCATTTAAATTGCACTGGGGTGTATCCTTAGAACAAATGGATGAGTGGATAGAATATGAGCAATCCAATTTTTGACTTAGAGCAACAGCTTTTAGAATGTTGGAAAGTGACTGATGAGATTAATCTAGTCACTCAACATTTTGTCGATTCGCCTGATTGGGATGGTAGTCATTTTAGTCCTCAAGCATGTGATGCTATGATGAACAAATACTTTGCAATCAAAGAATTGTATGAACTCAAGTTTCAACAATTGTGGGATACATTCGAAGATGTGTGTAAAGAGTATCATCAGCGAGGTAAAAGCTCCCATGAAAGTTAATTTAGAAATTGATTGTTCACCTTGGTTGAACGAGGACGGAACTGTCAGCGTTGGGATCTGGTTTGGTAATCATTGCGAACCTTCTTTGGAAGAAAGTTTCTTGTTAAAAGAGATGGTGGACAATACTCTAGAATCGCTATGTGTTAAAAACGAGATTCAAGAGTGCCACTTTGACGATGTTGAGGAGTTACTAACTTCACTCAATGATTTGTGCGAATATGCCAAGACTAGAGCTAAGAACTTGGGTTATGAGTGGAATGGAGAGTGAGTGATGAAAAATCGTTATGGTGATGAATATCATTGGGAAAAACTCAATGACGATGAGTACAAGTTCGTGATGGAAGGTGACTCAATGAAGTATTGTCGTATTGGTGGTAAAGAAGGTCAAGAAAAACTTGATCCGAATGATCTTGGCATGTTCGATCCAAGCGGTGGTCCGTATGTGGCAGTCGATTCTAAAATTTACTTTGATGAGATTCTTGGTGGTTTGGATGACAAGCGGTTTTTGACAGTGACACACCTTCGTTCTGCTGATGACAGTTTTATTGCTAAGATGAAATGATGAACAAGAATCAGCGGGTTGTTAGACTAGAGGAAGATCCAGAAACGGGAGATTTGATATTGCCCTTTCCTGATGATATGCTGAAAGAACTTAGGTGGCAAGAAGGCGACACGCTGGAATGGCTAGACAAAAATGGTCAAATAGTATTGAGAAAGAAAGATGAGTGACTATTATCCCGATAGCTGGGTCATACTGAAAATCAAAGAAGGTAAGTACGACCGTGGATTCTACAAAGTTCTTGCTGGATGGTCAGGCGGTTATCTTGACGGCGACAGTTGGCGGATGAACAGCGGCATCACCCGTGTTGAAGAGAAACCTCATCACTGGGAGTTCTATGGCGCAAGTGGATCAGTATACAAGTGCTATCGCAAAGGTTATCGCTTGACAATGGCTAACAGTGGAGTGTATAATCAACTCAAAGAGAACGAAGCATTTGAAGGTCAAATTACACTAATGCCAGAAGACACAGACTGGCGGGAGATTGAGTGGTGAGTGAGTAATGAACGAACTAATTGAACACTGCATGTACGAATCTGGTTTGACCGCAGATGGATGTTGGAATGAACTGGACGACTATGCTAAAGAGGCGATTCAACGATTCGCTAAATTGCTTTTTGAAAAAGCACAGCAAGAATTCGCACTGCAAGAATTGGCTGATCAAGCACAAGAGTTGGGCATCGAATAATGAGGAGAGCGAGTATGAGAGGTAGTGCTGTAATTAAAAGTCGTCGTGAAGGCGCACTTGATCGATTGAAGAACTCTGTGTTCTTCGAAAAGAATTATCGTAGTACGGGTAAACCTCGTACTCAGGAGGCGTGGCAGACACGCAAAGATCGGGAGATTGAAAATCTCGAAGTCGCTCTGGGTATCCGGACAAGGAAGTCTAGGTAATGCAGGTGTCTGTTATCTTGAAAAATGAGACCAAGTGGACTTGCTGCGAAGTTCACTTGGATCCAGATCAACGTCTCAGTGATATGATGAATGACGGTAGAGTCTTTCTCCCCATATCTAGAAACTATGTATCTTCGTTAAATGGTAGATCCAATAGTAAGACATACATAGTCGCAAAGGATACGATAGCACACATCGTTGAGGAAGAGTCATGAACGGATTTCGAAAGTTACAAGAGCGCCTTAGAGAAGAAGGTTGGTATGTAGGCTGGAACGAACCCTGCTGTCAAAGTTGTGCATGGGGTGGTCTACCTAGTTATCTTGGCGCAGTTTACGATGACGATGGTTATCTTGCACATCCCGAAACGGGCAAGAAATTGTCATACTCTGAGTACGAAGAGGTATACCCCGACGAGGTTGATCTTGATAAGGTTCTCTTCAATCACTCGCAAGACTGTGAAGTTGATATGTACGAAGATGAGATGGAGTGTGAGACGTGTGACGGTGAAGGATATGTCTACGACGAAGATCTAAATGAAAACGTCGGCGAAGACGATGATGACGAGTGTCCAGATTGTGGTGGTCATGGTTACAATCCTGCTTTATTGGAGACCATGTATGATGATGATGAATTTGATCGATCAGTCGATGGCTTTCTTTGTCTCACACCAGAATCCCAAACTTCATCACTGTTTTGTTTCAGTGGAGACAAGACAGGTGTTGAAAACCTAAAATCGATTCTTCCAATCATCGAAGAATGTGGTTGTAAGTATCACTGGAATGAAAGCGGTGACTCAAGAATCGAGATAAGCTGGTAAATCCAAAGCAAAATCAAGGAGCAATTATGAAAAAGTCAAGCATACTTTTTTCACTGCTACTTGGGGGATGCGTTACAGCAGAGAAAGAAGAGGAAATGGGAATGTGCGTAAAGCATATGCCTATACCAGATAAAAGAGTAAAATGCGCTGGTGGTAGAGGCGTTGCACCACAAATATGCGTGGAAGAAACTATTACAAAATTAATTTGTGTACGTAGAGAAGGAGTCTAGATGAAACAAGTATTACCTGATGTAACTTTTAGAACAAGAGTGAGAGACGAAACTCTTTTTGGAGATAATCCGTATCGTTGGCAAGATGTCAAAACTTCGGATTATTTTGCTGGTAAGCGAGCAATTCTGTTCAGTTTACCGGGTGCGTTTACTCCAACATGTTCGACGTATCAGCTTCCTAACTTTGAGAAGCTATATGGAGATTTTGTTGAGCAAGGTATTGACGCCATTTATTGCATGTCTGTTAACGATTCGTTTGTAATGAATGCATGGGCAAAAGATCAAGGGCTTGAGCATGTACAAGTCATTCCAGATGGAAGCGGAGAGTTTGCTCGTAAGATGGGTATGTTGGTAGACAAAGACAATCTTGGTTTTGGTATGCGGTCATGGCGATATGCGGCCATTGTCAATGACGGCGTAATCGAAGCATTCTTTCCGGAACCCGGTTTCTGCGATAACGCTGAAGATGATCCTTATGGTGAAAGCTCTCCGGAAAACATACTTCGACATTTACTAAATACATAAGTCATAGCAACAAGGATCGTCATGTGTTATATATTGAACCAGACGGCACTTTATCAGGGATGCTCCCCGAACTTGGGGAGCATTTTTCGTATGAAAAAAGTATTCTAGACAGGGAATATCCTCACGTAGCAAAAACGATTGTTGCGATGTGGGGATCTTCTGAGTGCATGAATTATATGGAAGACTTGATTGGCTACACTCCAACTGAGGGGCGGTCATCAAGACAGGGATTTCCGTTTGAGGCGGTCAAAGAAATTAATTGGCTGATACAGCATCATATGGAAAAATTTCCTTCCTTAGATTCACGATTTAAAAGGCGAAGTCAAGATCCTTGGCACACGGCCATTAAAATCATAAATAATGAGTGATCTTTAGATGTGTCGTGACGGCTTTTCTTCTATTGTTGATTGCTTGTGATTCATCTGCTCCGATAGAAGAAAAGACTGAAGAGACATTAACTGGCGTAGAATACGCTCCAGTTGGTGAACCCTATTGCGTAGATTCTACAAGCCCTGAACAAGATCGTTTTTCTTCTCTACTTACTCTCGTTCAAGATGTTCGTAATGGCAAAGGTGATATCAAAACAGAAGTCATCGAAGAAAACTCTGTTGAATGTGGATACGCTGAAAGTTGCCCAAGCGACTTTTCTTTCACTGATGATCCTAACTTTGATTACGTGAACTGCGACGGTATTCTTCAGCGAACAGATGTTAATTTTCCTTACAGTGAAGATAGTACCTATGTGAACACGATTGAAATTTTGTTTTTGATCGACTCACGCCTTGACACTGAAGGATTGACGCAAGAAGCATTCGTCGAGCGAGAGATTGAGTTTGCAAACTCTGTTTTCGAAAACTCGGGTGTTTTCATTAAACTTTCTATTGCTGATATTCGTACAATAGAGTTAAGTCAGACAAGAAGCCTTCGATCAAACATTCGATATCTTGGTGATCGACGATACGAATATAGAGACGTTAATGCGTGGATGATCGAGGCTAACGCTGATCTTACATACGTGTTTCTAAATCCTAGACAAAATCCAGAATTTTGTGGAGCCGCATACATTGATGCTTCGACTGACATATCAAAGCGGGTCGGCATTGTTCAATGCTATCAGAACACTGTTTTTCAACCTGATTATCTAAGATACTATAATCGAGCGCATGAGACGTTCGTGCATGAGGTTGGTCACAATCTAGGTCTTGAGCATGATATAAACAATACGTCTAACTTAAACGGAATCTTCCCCTTCAGTTTAGGATACGTGATTCCGAACACAACGGAAACATATAGTGATGGATCGGTGTTTAATGGCTATGGAACAATCATGAGTTATTCTGATGAAGCTACGAAAATGTTTAGCAATCCGGACTTGACATTTACCCTTCCAGACGGTAGAATTGTAGCTAACGGCGATAACGGAAATTCATTCTCTTTGTTTCCACCGCCGGAGACAAACGCTGTGTATTCGCTTAATCGAGTCAGAACATACATGAGCAATCTTGATCTAAATACATCCGAGACATTCTTTCAACTGAGTGAGGTGTCGGAAGACGCTATTTGTATATTCTGAGATTTAGTTATGAAAAAGCTTTGGACAATTTGGAAATATGCCATTGGTAGTTTTTCAGATGAAAAGACTGCTGACTACGATGACATTGTTGCAGTGATTCGAACCCTTGTGGTTTTGATCAACTTTATTACATGTTTTTTCATCATGGCTAACGTAATACACAACTGGTGAAACTAAATATTATACAACTGATAAAACTAATACAAGGACGGGTGAATGATTAATGATGTGCTAAAGATGTATATGAATGCTGAAGAGCAAAGACAGGAAACTTTCCTTCAGATGATAGCCAGTGAGAACTTTGCGAGTGACGCTGTACGAGAGCTTACAGGATCTGTTTTTACAAACAAGTATGCTGAAGGCTATCCCGGTCAAAGATATTACAATGGATGTGAAATCTACGATGATGTAGAAAGTTATGCAAAGGTGATGCTCAAAGAAGTTTATCGATGTGAGTATTCAAACGTTCAGCCACATTCAGGCGCAAATGCAAATCTAGCCGCAATGACAGCCCTGCTAAATCATGGTGATAAAGTGCTTGCTATGAGACTCGATCACGGAGGTCACTTGTCACATGGTGCTCCCGTTAATATTTCGGGTAGTCTTTATGAATTCTATCACTATGGTGTCAATGATTCTGGATTTCTTGATTACGATCAAATCGAATCTCAAGCAACTCAAGTCAAGCCTAAGATGATCATTGCTGGTGCAAGCGCATATCCACGCAGAATCGACTGGGAAAAATTTAGAGAGATTGCTGATAAAGTGGGAGCGCTCCTTTTAGTCGATATGGCGCATTATTCGGGTCTGATCGCAGGGGGTGCATATCCTAGTCCGATTCCTCACGCAGATGTCGTAACGTCAACAACACATAAAACGTTACGTGGGCCTCGAGGTGGAATGATTCTTTGGAACGATAATACGTTCACGAAAAAAATTAACTCTGCTGTATTCCCCGGCACTCAAGGTGGGCCGTTGATGAATCACGTAGCCGCAAAGGCCCAATGTTTCTATGAAGCATCAAAAGAGCCGTTTCATCTTTACTCTAAAGCTGTCGTAGAAAACGCAAGAGCAATGTGTGATGTGTTTCGAGAGCGAGGTATTCCTCTTATCACAAACGGAACGGATAGTCACATGATTTTAGTCGATCTTTCTTCACGAGACATCTACGGCTCAGATCTTGCTGATCGACTTGAAATGAATCTAAAAATTGTAGTCAACAAAAACGGCATACCCAACGATCCGAATCCTCCTAAATACACAAGTGGTATTCGAATTGGGACAGCCGCAGAAACAACAAGAGGCCGAACGGAACAAGAGTTTCGAAATATTGCAACTGATATTTCTAATACGATTGACATCATGACTCGGGAAATCTAAATGGTCATTGTACTCATTTATAAATACTTAAAAGATTCTACACTCGTAGGCTAATATGACTATTAAGCAATCAAACGATCCAGATCCTTCATTGGGATTAGCAGAAGATATTCAGGGTGAATTCACTGGAACAAATCCAGTGTCTCTCTCTGAGTATTATCGTGGTGGATCTTTTGTTCCGGACATCCCGCTAAACACAACTATCAGCACATCTGATGCAATTAGCTTCAGCATGTTCTACGGTACACAAGCGAACACTCCCGCAACCGGACTTCCTATCATTACTGATGATGTTGGTGTCGTGATTCCTAACGTATATACTGGACGTGAATTATATGTCAACGTATCGGGTATAAGTGACACAGACGGAATAGCCGCTGGAAGCTGGGAAGTCAAGTGGACGAATTTGACAAATCCAACTGGAAGTGAAGCGTTTGTAGCTTCAAGTGATCCCAATGTTAATGGTGTTCTTAGTATCACTGCCACAGCTAGTGCGGTAGGAGAAGAATGGCAAGCTGAAGTTAAATTTCTAGATGGTGCGCTACCTGGCGACGAAGTAATACTCACATCAGCTTCTGTAACTGTAGAGGCGTTCTCAATCGAGCCATATGTTGATATATTCTTAGACCCCAATGATGCTCCAAATGTTTATCAAGGATCTACTCTAACATCTAGTGTAACATATTTTTTCAATCCACCCGGAAATCCGTCAGTAAACTGGCAGAGGCTAGTGGGTTCTTTTTGGCAAGACATTCCAGGCGAAGATAATGCAACATATACAGTAACAGCGTTTAACGCATTCGGTGGAGACCAAATTAGACTTAAAGCAACTGAAACGCTTGATCTTTCGGCAATCGGGCTAGGTATCATTGAATATGACGGATTTAGTAATGTACTCGGTCCAGCGCAAAACTTCCCCGCAACTGGAATTGTAGAATTGAGAGCCGAGCCGGAAACTGATCCACTATCGCCTGGTGTAACTCTCTTGGCTGACGCTAGCAATATATCGGACAGAGACGGAATCTCAGATTACACATACACATGGACTCGAAGCGACATCGGTGGGGGAAATCCTGTTGTAGTACAAACCACTGGTGGAAATATTGCGACAACTGATACATATACAACAAATCTTACGAATGATGTCGATAAAGACTTCTCTGTAAGTGTTGTCGTTACGGATTCTATCGGAACTGCTGTTGGTGATTCTCAGTTTAACAATGTTGAGTCCGCTATCGTTTCAAATACAGTTACAGTCACTAACGCTACAAACTTCACTGTAACGAATAATAATACTTCAGTCGAAGAAGGTCAAATTACTAGATTCAGCTTCGATGTCGCAAATGCTGTTGCTGAAACTTATGATTGGGAGATCACTGGATCTACTCAAGTTCTCTCACAAGTGTCCAATGCAACTGGGTCGATAGCCGCAAATGCCGCTGGCGTTATTGCAACAGCATTTGATGTAGATATTACTACAACTATTGATAATGAATACTCATCTGGTGCTGATAAGATTGGCGATCTAACGTTTACTGTAACTGGCTCTAATTCTGGTGCGACACAATCACTTACAATTGATTTGAATAACACCGATCCTACAGCGCTCTTCTTAACCAGTCCTACTTCAGCGAACGAAGGATCGAGTTTCGATGTAACAATTACTGGTACTAACGTCAAAGGCGACGAAGTACTTCGAGTTAGATCTCTTGAAGTCGGCAACGGCGGCGATGGTGGAATCTATACTCAGGCAGAAGCAGACAATAATAACACGGCGCTTGCTACAATTGTAGATCCTATCGTGTGGACATTCAGCGAGCCGAATCAGCGATATGAATCAACGATTACAGTAAACACGATAGAAGACTCGTCGCTAACCTCTGATGGCATACTCAGACTCATCGTAAGAAGTCCGACTCTTGGAGCGAATCTTAGCGAGGTTGCAGTTACGATGAATAACATCACGGATGGCGCTGCAGAGGGTGATCCGATATTAAGTGATATCGCAGGTAATGCGTTCAATGGTATCTATACAGAGGACGCATATGTTTATATCGGTGATATCACTGATCCTAACGGAATTAACAATTCAACTTGGGAAGTCAGATACTTGGGGCATCAGATTTCTGGAGATCCGGAATTTGGAACCACAATCGATGATATTGTCACCCCTTGGGTATCTGCTACTCCAAACGCACAAGGCGTGCTAACCGAACCTAGAAACGTTACTCTTGGTGACTACTTATACGGACTACAGGGTCAAGTTCGATTCAATGATAATGACGGAAATGCTTCCGGAATTTTAAGTACTCAGATATTCATCAAGGCTGGAGCCCCTGTATTTACTAGTGATCCTTATTCAGAGTCCGGAACAAGTATTGAACAAACCTTAGCAACTGAAAGTCCTGCTGATAGAGAAGCGAGAGCCAAAATCAGATTCTTACCAACTGGACAAGTTCAAACAACTGGCACAGCGGCGAATCCGCCAGCGCCAGATTGGACTACTGTAGGAACTTGGCTACCAACCAATGTTCCTGCGGGACAATCTTATACAATAGACCTAAGTAGCATTAACTATCCAAATAATACAGCAGGGAACCCAACTACACTAAAAATAAATGGAACTACAGTAACTAGCAGTACAGCGACTGCCACAATAAGTGATACTGCGGGAGTTGTGATTGAAGCAGAGGTTACCCAAACAAACACAGCAAACACTTTAATTAATAAAAGCTGGTCGTTTAATGTCGATATAACATCTACGCAGGATGCTACTGCTACCGATAGCACAAGCGTAAGCTTGTCTACTACTTTGACTCGAAATACAGCACTTGATGAAGTCGGGAATCCCATAGAGGTAGACTTTAGCGGATTACCTTTAGCCCTCCTTGGAACCTCTTCTTCTAGTTGTCCAGCAACTACTCAAGTATTTGCGATCATTGGATTATATGATGGTGGCACGTTCTTAGAAGAATTCTCTGTTCCAGCGGGTTGCTCTAGCGTTTTTGGAAATGGCGGAACATGGAAAAGCGGATATGCCAACTCAGATCTTCAAATTAATGTATTCGCTACTGGTCTAGATGCGGGTCTGACTCAATCTGATATGGTAGGAACAACTACGACCAATCCATTAGTTCCGAACTGGGTTAATCTCGGTAACTTCACAGGAAGTACTCCTTATACATTTGGAATATCTAAAGAGAAGCAAGTTGGTAATTTAGGGTTTAGGGGTGCAAATCTCACTGTGCAGGTTAGACTAAAAGATGCTCCGAATACTATACTCGCCACAAAGACAGTTGCTTTCGAAATCGAAGCAACATAAGAGGAAACAATGAATCACTTGGAAGAAGAAGGATTTACATACTTCCAACATTTACGGAGAGCATGGACACTCGCTTTTGTTTGCTTTGTTCATGGTCTCTTCCCGAACATATGGAAACACAAAGCAACGGAAATAATTAACAGCAAATGGCCTATTCAGAAAAGGTACTAGATCACTATGAGAATCCTAGAAACGTTGGTAAACTCCCCGAGGATGACCCAGATGTCGGAACAGGCATGGTCGGCGCTCCTGCGTGTGGAGACGTTATGCGACTGCAAATCAGAGTATCGGATGACGGAATTATTGAAGACGCTAAATTCAAAACTTACGGATGCGGCAGTGCTATTGCTTCTTCGTCACTACTCACAGAATGGGTTAGAGGAAAGTCCCTTGACGAAGCAGGAGAAATCCGCAATACACAAATTGCTGAAGAACTATGCCTCCCGCCTGTAAAGATCCATTGTAGCGTACTCGCTGAAGACGCTATTCGGGCGGCAATTTCGGACTATATATCAAAAAGTTATAAGCATATAGCGAAATAGTCTAAGAATTCGTGAAAAAATCGCCGATTTGGACAAAAAAAGCCTTCCATTTTGACTCAAGACCCCGTAAAATTGTCTTGTAATTTGATGAGAGGCCGTATGTTTACAAACAAATCCATTCTTGCCCGCTTGCTCGCTAACGAGAATATCCAAGTAATTCAGGGCAACTATAAAACAGCCTCCTTTAACGTCGAGACTCGTGTTCTCCAACTCCCTATGTGGAAAGAGATGAGTACTGATGTCTATGATCTTCTCGTGGGTCATGAAGTTGCTCATGCTCTTTGGACTCCACGTGAAAATCTCGCCGTTGAGGGTGTTCCATTCTCATTCGTCAATGTCGTTGAAGACATTCGAATCGAAAAGAAAATCCTTGAAAAGTACCCCGGTCTGATTCGGAACTTTTCTCGTGGATATCTTGATCTTGTCGAGCGCAACATCTTCGGCACTGAGGGTCAAGATCTCAATGCAATGCATTTCATGGATCGACTCAACATCAAGGCTAAAGGCCGTGAGCATGTCGATATTGAATTCTCTGAAGAAGAAATGCATTATTTCAATCGTGCCATGTCGGTGGAGACTTTCGAAGACGTTCGTATCGTCGTGAAAGAACTCGCTGACTGGTTGCGAGAAAAACAAAAAGAGGAAGCCAATGAGTCCCCAATCACAATTGTTTCTGATACGCACGAGAGTGCTGAGTCTGCTGGAGAAGAATACGATGAAGGCGAAAGCCCTGACGATTCTTCTTCTACTGTCAGCGCTCCGTCTGAGAGTGAAGCTGAGCCTGATGAATCTGAAGAATCGTCTGAGTCCGCCGAAGACGGCGTAAGCTCTGAAGAGTCTGAAGAGTCCGGTGAGAGTGACACTAGCAAGGCTGGAGAAGAGACTGAAGAGTCTGGTTCTCCTTCTGATGATCCTTCTGAAAAATCTGAAGAGCCTGAGGGTCTCGGAGAGAAAGAGAAGGACAATGCGTCTAATAGCAAAGGTCCGGCGGCGCTTGCTGAGGTCGGTACTGACATTGCTCAGCATGAAAACGAACTCGGTCTGGTTGACGATTCAAAAGTCTACATTCAACCAATGATGCCTGAAGATGTCTCTAGGGTGCTAGTTTCCTACAAAGACATTCTTGCGGCTCGTCGTGAATATCTTGGTGATGATGTTTTCTGTCGCTCTCAAGAGGCGTTTGACGCTTTCATGGCTGAGTCTAAGCCTCTTGTGAATATGATGGTCAAAGAGTTTGAAATGCGCAAAGCGGCGTATC